AAAATGAATCGATCTTTATCCTGTGCATACTCTTCCAACAATGACATTATTTTTAGATTGCGTGGTTCAAACTCGGCCACCTGATTTAATAGTTTTGCTGTGACGGTCTCCCCGCGCCAATTCACAGGCACTTCCTTATAGGCAGGATCTTCTGAATCAAACCATACTGCTTTCACAACTGCTTCCTTATCAGGTGCTCTCTGTGTGTTTTTATATACTGGATCTCCCAAAAATGCTTCGAATACTCGTGTTAGACCGTCGTCTCGATCCGGCGTTGCTGAAAGACCCAACATGTATTTCGTTTGGATCTTCTTCAACGCCTGGCAAAAATAGGATGCTCCCAAATGATGACACTCGTCAAAAATGGTAAATCCATATTGATCAAAAAATCCATCAGGAAATTCACGACGACAGATCGTTTGAATCATACAAATTGTTACATCGTATTTATCCGCTTCCATTTGTGCTTTATTCGCTTGAAGAATACCCACTCTCGCACCATCAATGAAATTCTCAATCTCCGCCTTCCACTGGTTCATGAGAAACTCCTTATCCACCACAATCAGGAATCTTTGTTTTAATTGAATGGCAAGATGAAGTGCCATGAATGTTTTACCATATCCACAAGGGACACAAATTAGACCATTCGCACCCTTTTCCAAGAAGGTATGAATGATTTCTTGTTGAAATGCGTGAGGAGGAAAGGTAGTACGAAACTGGATTGTATCCGGAAGAGGAAGACCATTCGATACAATATCGGCTTCCGGTTCGCCAAACTGTTTTTTCCCCCACTGTCGTGGAACATAGAATCGAGTTTTGGATTCATAATAAATAGGAAAACTAGGTGTTATATTTTGAAACTTATCCATCACTTTTGGCTTCATCGTAAGGTCTGTTCGAAGTTGTCGAGTTTGTTGTTCATTCAAAAACGTTTTTTTAATGGCATACCCTTTTGATGTCAATACCCGATCCTTTTCTTGTACGGACATGGGCTACTGATAGATTCTACGTGATAATGGTTTAGATCCCATATTAATTTATCGATACGATACAGAGGAATGTTTCGGAACGAAATCCAATATTTTGTGGTTCTAACGGCCCTGGTGTTATTGGCCCCTTTTTTGCCATCTGGACTTTTAATCTTATTAGATAATCTTATTGTAAGACTTGGCATGATTGCTATATTATTGTATTGTATTCATATTGGCCCTACGGTCGGTATCTTTGGACTGATTGCTATCGCTTCTCTCTATTTGGAGCGCAATCGTCGCAAGGTGGGTCTCGCTCTTGAAAAATTAGACGCAATGGAAGTTCCGCATGCCCCTCAGGCTACCGTAAAAGAAGCGAGTACTCCACAAAAAACAGTCCCTGTGCGCGAGTTTGATATTCCTTCTCCCACCGAATCCGTCTATGTATCTGAAGATAATGGTTCCGATCAAGATAGCAACTTTGAGGCGATTGCTCCAAGCATTAATCAAAAGGCTGTCTTGTCTACCATCTACCCCTTGTCCTCTAGTTCATCTGGTTCGGGTGCGCAACACTTATTTGAAAAGATGGGGGTCGGTCATCTCGATGGTGTGGAAACGTTGGGAGAATAAGTTATTCAATCAGTTTATTATGAATAATATACAACGATGATAATGATAATAAGGTAATCTCTGTGCTACTTCTAAAAATGAGAGTCATGTCGTTTATTGTAATACTATAGTGTAACCACATAGCAGAGGAGCAAATACTTAAAAAGCAGAAAGTAAGTGAATAGAGATTTGTACTTTTATTTTTATATAGTAAATACATAAAAATAAAACGAGCCATTATGGCAATGGAAGTTGCCACATAAGGTAGTGTTGTAAGCGTCATTAATGAATGAATGATTGTAATTATTTAAATTACTTATAATTGAATGTCTTCCTGTTGAATGGTATGATCCACATAATACGCTTTGGCCACTTCTGCCACATTGACATTTTTTGATAGATCCATTCCATTACCTCTCCAGGTAGGCTTCGTCGCATCCAAAAATCGCTGCATGGATGCGCGTGTATAGGCCACTCGGTGCATACCTGTTGAATCCACAAATCCTATTGAAACTTGAACGGGCGCATTCGGCGTGGCCTGAACGAGAGACTTCGTACAATTGTTTCCAAAACATGGGAACTCATCCATTTCTTTATGATTCGAACAGCTATCCAATGAATTTAGATTTAAGTCCATTGTATTATAAATAGTACAAGTTTTCTGATTCGTATTCTGTGGACCAGTTAGCTTTGTATTAAGAGGCCCATTCGTACATCCTTTCTTTGTCATATCTTCAAAATAGGATGACATAGAAGAAGGACATTGTTCCGTCGCTTTACTCTTGTATTCATTTTTAATGACCGTTGTACATTTTTCCATCGTTCCTTTTCCGTTTAGAAGGCATACATCATCGCTCATACATTCATTTGCTACAATTTCTCCTTTACAGCACGCCGTATTTCCATTTGACAAATGATATGACTTGTATCCATAAGGGCATGAATGTAAATACGATTCCTCTTCTACTTCAAAGGGTTCTGCCGTAATAGGATCATGATTTCGTAAATAAAGTGCTAGGCAAATCATCGCAATACTGATGACAAGAATGGATAGTTCCAGAATCATCCTAGTTATTGATTCGAATTTGAATACTTACCTATTCCCCAAGTCACAAACAATAAAAGGATTGAACCAGCTATCACTCCTCCTACAATTCCTTCAATCTCTGCAACAGATAATTCATTTGAAGGCACATTAGGTGCGGATATAGAGAGGGATGAGGAAGAACTGGAGGAAGAGTCAGAGGAAGAAGGTGTCGCACGATCATTAATAATATCCTTTAAACATGTCCCATCTGATACTTTAGTGTAATTGCCATTTTCATCACGTAGTTGATCAAATGGTCTACATGTGTACTGCTTAACGGTAGGACATGTATTTGGTGCTGCTATCATTCTGTCTGGGTCTGGTAATTCTGCCCTATTTTTAAACCCTTCTGATACCTTTTTATTTGTAGGGGTACGAGATGGTAGTTTCGGAGGAAAGGTAAAGTATTCAAACCGACCATTCTTAAATTCATCACTACAGCTTGAAATGGGTATCGTATACATGACACCAGAATGGTCAATTTGTGTCACCTTTTTATCACCATTATCGTTGATTGTATAATTGCGTACCGTTGCGTTGTTACCTCGAAGACCGGAGGGAAGTTGATAGGTTACAAGTGATTTTTTAGGCATACGATACGATGCATAAGCAAGATGAATACCATGTGGAAAGACAAGGACATATATACTGCGTGATTCAATTTTACCCTGTGGATCACTTGTCTCAAAGCATGTTCGATATCCTAATGACGTTTGACTTGTCTCCGCATTAGAAGAGTAGAAGAGTGATTCCAGTGTTGCGTTATTTGGTTTAGTGGGATCATTTTCAAAGATTTGCTTTAAATAAGCATCGTAAGAGGTTGAACTTGATTCATAAATAGGTAAGCACATTAATATTCCAGATAACTGTGTTCGAGACGATGGAGGTGATTTTGCCACAAAACTAAGAATTAATTCGGCAACAGGCGTCTCTGTATTTCCTGGAAGATTGTATCCTGTATGAACCGATGATACAATTTGAACACTCTCTAAATTGAATTTCTGCGCATTGTAGGTACAGGTATTATTTGGTGATTCTATAATTTGATTTCCTGATAGACTCGGAGGAGTACTTCGTGGTTCAAACTTAATAGAAAGTGGTGCTTGAGCATTCGTCATACTTTTTAGATCAGAGGCAGCAATGGGTCCGACCAATTGAACTAATCCCGTATTGGCATTCGCTGGGCAAAACATCTGACTTTCTCTAGAAAAAAGATAGGATCTTTTTGGTACGATTATCGACTTCCTGGCAGGAGAGAGAGGTATGATGTAGAAATATATCGTACATTGGTATAGCCTAAATGGTATAAGATTTCCGCAGCAAGCTGCGCACGACGGCCCCCATTACAATAAACCAAGATCGGTGATTGTAAACTCTGAAGTCCTGATCCGATCAGAAATGGCACATCTGTTTTTAATTGATCGACTGCGATCGGTATGGAGTTCGGGTAATACCCTAACTCTTCACGCTCTTTTGGAGTGCGAACATCGATCACTAATCGGTACCGTTTTGATCTAGCCTCTTCTACTGGTATTTCCAGACTAGGTTGCTCAAGTGAATTCATATTGGTATAGACGACATATAAGATAGCACCTATGACGATTGCCATACATAGAATTGCCGCACGAGATGCCATTTCTATATCAATCCTGGAATATATTTGGGACCTCCCATTCGATAAATATTGGTCTTTCCCTCTTTACGGAGCGCATCAATCGCAACGGATTCACCCGACATGATCTCTTGACATCCCGTATCATCCATACAGTCACGACGTCCAAATTGGACAGGAACAGGGACCGGATTATATGTATCGGTACGAGTATAATAATTCCATCGATCACTACTTCCCGTGGTTCGGCGTCCGTATAGTGGTAGAACTTGCTCTCCTACATTAATAATTCCAACGGACTGAAATGTTTCAGGGAGACCTTGTGTCGGAATATTGATTGGAATGGATGATAATCCTCCGCGTGGGGGGAATTCAGGTCGTCCCATCCAATCGCGTAATGGCTGAGGCGCACGATCATACCGCGAATCACCTCCGCCGCCTTGCTGGATCATAACTGCCGGTGGAGGAGGCATTTGCTGGTGCTGAGATGATGGAAAAACAATGGTATGTGGTGATTTCATCAAGTAAATCACGATAAATAAGAATAATAATACTACACCCAATACAACCAGAATTCCTTCTGATAAACAAAATACGCCTGGAGGACAACTACCACGCGCCATGACTCTATTATTTGATATCGTTTTTATAAAAAATTCGTCAAATACTTTACATACACTTACATTTCTAAAGGATGTGGGCTTGCGGTGTATGTCTATCAATACAGGGGCGTAAGCGGCTTTGCCGCGACGCAGCTGAAAGCTGCTTAGAGAGGCTTGCGTCCCCACTTATAGCTTAAACTGCATACCCGATCCGTTTCCATTGGAACCACCGCCAAACATACCTGAAAAGGTCTGAAGCAACTCTCTTCCTTCCGAGAGAACAGGGCGCATCTGTGTCAACATTCCCATGAGACTCTTTTGTGTCTCCAGAAGCTTCTTCGTATCATCCGTCATTGCGCCAACGGTATTCGAATCAAATGACTCCATAGCCTTCATAATAGTTTTTCCAGCATCTAGCTTGGGCCCGCCAATGTTCTCTGACGGCATCTGACCCGTTTTGAACAAAGTTCCTGTTGCTGATTTGGTTTCTTCCTTTTCCATCTCTTCATCCGATTTTCCCTCTAGCGCGCTTGTTACCGCCTTCACTTGTTCCGAAGGGACCTGGTTTGTAGTCTGAGAAGTCGACGCAGAAGAGCTATTGGACGACGCGCCATCCTTCGGTGCGTCAGGGCTCACATCTTGAAATCCCTCAATCGCGGGATCATACACACCAAACGGCTCCTTACGAGATTGGGACGGAACATGGTGAGAGGGTTTACGCTTTGAAGCAATGTCTCCAATGCGCGACACAATCTCATCGCTCTGATTCGTAAACGGTTCAAAACGTTTTAAATATCGCTTCAGAAAAAACAAGTAAAACAAGGAAAAGATGATTACTGCTGCAGCAATTAACTCCGGCTGATTCACAAATGCGGCAATGATCAACCCAAATGCGGAACAGAAGAGTAGTCCTGTAATACCAGAATAGACCAGTGTATACAGCGCAGTGATACACAGCAATACCATTGAGATAAAATAAGTAGTTTGATTGAAGTTCATTTCTCCTATTTGCTTCGTAAGAAAGTTTTTACTATACGGCCATCAATGGAACCAGAACTTTCTGAATGAACCAAAACAAAAATCCACCAATCGCTGATTTGACAACCAATCCTACCGTAGTAACATCTCCTCCAATTCGTAAAAGAGAAGGTACATAATGGCCGATTAATACATTGAGAATTGGTAAACTAACAAGAAAGATAATGATGGCGACCAGAATGGGCTGCTTTATCTGGGCCAAAATATCCGAGTAAAAGTTACCCTTTGTTTCCACTAAGGTGGGGGGAGCTGCCATCTGATGGGGTGCAACACTAGCATATGCGGACCCTCCATGCGAATAACTTGGGGCATGCATCAAATTCGCAAAATCAGCAGTAGACGGGTATTCCTTTCCAATCAGATGCGCCGTAGCGATTGACGGGTCGGTCGCCATTGGATAAACAGTATTGGGATTTGGCGCTTGGATCATTCGACTTCCGTTACCGGAAGGGGGCGGAGGAGCCGACATAATAGGATTAGATGAACTCGGCATGTTCATGTCTGCCAGAATCTTATTAACAAGATCATCATCTTTGCTAAATACCGGAGACTTACCATCGAGGTCACTGAGCAGGGTACCCGCACTTGCCATTTCTTATGAAAAAGACAGAAATCCTTTAGAGTAAACTACGCGCAGGACAAAATCGGTGTACTGCGTACCGCGAATAGAGTGGGTGGTTGGGCAGGCGTCGCACGCGACGGGCTCTCTCGGAAGGATTCAATCACTCCTGACGAGGGACATTCCACTGTTTCTGTTTTAAAGGAGTAGCACTTATCGCCTCCCACACGATAAACAAATTGATCAAAGTCCTTCTCCGACGGAGCCTTTTTGACAGCACACTCTGAGCCAGTACATATAGGGCGAATAACACAAATGATACCAATTCCCAGCATCAAGCTGAAAAATACGTTGAATTTATCATCATGTAATAATTTGAGAAGGTTCATGTTTCCTGATTACTCCTCACTCTATTTTCTGGGTACCGAGTAAAGATGATCAGTCATATTCGTATCGTTCCCCTTTTGGCGGGTCTTGTCCTTGGCATCATTGCTATTTTATTTGTTAAACCGGAAGAGACTGTTGTTTATAAATACCCACATCCAGATATCGCAGATAAAACGGTCTATAAAGATAAAAATGGGACATGTTATCGTTACAAAGCCACTAAGGTGGATTGTGACAAGAACCAAGATAAACTCAAAGATTTTCCATTAAGCAAGTAAATTACGTGTCGTATTTATGATCATCAACGAATGACGTTGCTTGTGGCATTACCTGAGGTATTGCTTGTGGTATTGCTTGCTGTATTACCTGTGGTTGTGCGCGAGGGGGTATACGCGGGCCTCTACGAACAGATGCTACCATAGGCGCTGCGTTTGCCATAGGTACTGCCATCGGTGCTGCAATAGGCGCTGCGTTTGCCATATTTAGCTGTGCCAATGACATCGGTGTCACACCTACATTTGATGGTAATAGTGGTGGTGCCAGACCCATCGGTGTAGCACCTGGCACACTTGTACTGGATACAGCGGATGGAGCCCTGGGTTTTCGCGGACGTTTCGCACTTTGTTCGGCAAGTTGTGTGCGTTTCGCAATAAAGATCTCTCGAATCTTCATTAACGCCTTTCCAAGCAGATTTTCACCCGTCCATGCCAATTTATCTTTTGCTTTCATGTTATCAATCGATAATCCAATACCCATATAAGTATCATTCGGTTCACATGCGCCGATGATTAATGGAGAGGGAAGTTCCATCAATCGCTGTGCCAATTCATTATATTGATTAAATTTAACAAGATTTACCTCATCAATCAAACGAGATAGTGTCATATTCCATTTCATTTGATTCACAGCGCTTCCTCCTTCTGTATCATTAATCGTGTAACGAATATCCGAACTTGATTCCGCATTCTGAATCGCGTCCGCACGTTCTGGATTGAATTCTCTCGCCAATTCTGCAAAGATCGCATGACGTGCCGATTTGTACATTTTTTCCTTGAACGGGATTGCGACGGTCCAGCCCAACGCCAAGAATCCATAAGGGCTCATCTCCATATCCTGGTCCGAAAACAAGATAACGGTTTCTGCTGGCACATTTGCCTGTAGTGCTTCCGCTACACTTACCACCTGTGGAAGAGGGATATCACCAATACGCACATATTGCTGTTGTAATGTAAATGGACGAACCTCTGTAAACGCAATAGAATAGGGAAATACACGTGTTTCCTGCATTTGGTTAAAATCAATTTCTTTTATTTTAATGCGACTTTCAGAATGAACGGACCGTAATGGAAAACGAGCCTTCTGAAGAAGAATATCGGCATCACGTACACTGCGATTTAAATCTAATATATCCGAACGGCTCGAGGTGCTGTCTTGTAGAGCTTGGTATAGACTGCGACGAGCATCTTCAAACGCATGATTCGCCGCCGCAATATTGGCAATTCTTTCTTCTTCCATGTCTTTTATTTCAGGTTCTGTTGGCGGACGATACGTAGGAAGAACAATCGTTTTTACCAATGTGCCTTTTGTATCATATTCTGCCAAATCACCTTGCTTATCAATTCGAAACCGATCCCTTTTTGTTTGCTTAGAACGCTCCTCATAAAATCGTCTCAACTCTTCACTAGTTGGTTCTGCCGCCATATCTCTACTGTACCTCTTGATTTTGAAATGTTGTCTTTATACGTGTCCGAATGAATGTGAATATTTTCTATTAAGATGTTAGTCATGTCAAATCCGGGTACAGCTAGCGTAAGTATCAACGCATTGTCTGTTGCCGTTCCAGCGGGATGTATCCTTTTTATTATTACGTTGTTTCTATTCTATTCAAAAGACTCTATTCCCGCTTTTAATGTTATTTTATGGGCTGGACTTCCTATTATCGGATTTCTCATTGCGTCAGGAATGAATATGGCATCACAATACATGTATTGTAACAACACGGATAGTGGAAAAGCATTTATGGGTGCGATTCCAGCGATCGTTGCTATCTTTATTGGCTTGGCTATTTCTTCTATTTCCTTTTGCCGTATACCTGTTGTATCCATTATTGCGCCTTTTTATACACCCGAACCCGACCGCAAAAATTCATCAAACTCTTGTAAGCCTCCTCCATCACTGGAAAGCATAGAAGCAAAAGCGCCTATGGTATCCGGTTTAGCCTATGGATTTTATTTATTTTTCTCTATGTTATTTGGAATCGTAATCGGTAGCGGAACAGCAGTTGTATGTTAGTCTGTTTCTACCGTATTCTCGCCTTCCAACTGATGATGATAAACAAGATTGGGGGCTTCAGGTCCTAAGTAGATGTATTTCGGAATTCCCTTCTTCATTGTCTCATTGGTATCCAAAATGTAATAACCCTTCTTCATATCTCCCATGGAATTTGGCTTCTTCTTTAGTACACTCTGTGGAACCGGCGACATGGCCTTCATCGACACATTTTCAGGTTCAATCGTATCCTTTGATATACTGATCTCCGTATTTTCGGTCACTCCTCCAAGACCCGTATGACTCGCAATGATCAATACGAATAGATAGGACAGAATTGCCCAAAGAATCGCGAACAGCCAAAATGGCATCCACGTATAACGAGTCTTCGAACGTCCAAGTCCAAACTCTTTCCAATTTCCCTCTTTTGTAAACATTACTTCAGGTTTAAAAGTGAGAATGATGGAAATACCTAATAAGTACAGTAATCCTGAATAGATGAGCAGGGACATTCCTTATTGTTCTTACTAGAAAAAAACCATCCATAATATTCTCTTAATCCTCATCGTCGTCTCCGTGCTGATTAAAGTCATATCCACCTTCTCTTTCATATTCTTCATCATCGTATTGACGAAAGCCTAATTCATCGACGTCTCCACCTTGCGGCCCGTCCATTTCGCCGTTGCCTCGACCGGGAAAATCAATGATGCCCGCATCAAGACGTTTCTGGCGTTCCTGATCATAATAATCCTTATCATATGCGTGAATCAACTTCGTACCACCGACTGCCCATTTACCCATACCGCGTCGTTTTTTCATTAATTCTACCTGACGTTCTTCATCGGATAGAGCATTAAATTGTCGGACGACGTTCACACGTTCCTTCTCTTCACGTTCCGCAATCAGATTCTTAATCGCCTTTGCGTCATACGATAAGTACTCACGAGTGTATTTATTCAAAGAAGAATTAACCATTCGAAGCAGAAATCCAATCGAATCATCCATCATCGCACCAACCGTGCTCTGATATCCAATAGTAGATGGAACGCGTGAAGAATCAAGGAGCATCGAAAGAGGTCCGTATAGAAATGCTTGACGAATATATAATAATGAGGTATCCCCACCTGGAATCACACTTGGTCGAATATGATTCAGAGAGGGCAGGAGCGCAGATACTTGAGCAAGATAATCCTCCAATTTCAATTTCGCAAACTGAATTTGGTCGCCGCTGATTATCCCCTTATTGGCTGTAAGAAAGGCAAGCTCCTTTTCTAAAACAGGTTGTAAATCTTTTTCGACATGGGTTGCCGATAAGGACATGACCATCTCTACTGGAATTTTAAATGATTCTGGTGAAAAGTTGTAGGAGATGCGTTGAAATGGAACAATAAAATATGTCTGAAGAACCTTGAAAAAATCGACCCATGATAAACGAGCAATTCCCTCCAAGATACGATGAAGTTTATCGGATGATAAGCGGCGTTCCACATTGGCACGTGCGTCGCTTGCCGCGTTCGATAATTCACCCGCAGCCAGAGCAAAATCGTCTGCGTTTGCGCCTGGATGATTTAGTTTCATAAATTGATCTGTTGTTACTCTAATCAGCCGCTCCCAATCATCAAGTGGGGCTGGCTTAATTCCAATCAGTTCATCCATACATTTTCTAACAGTAGAGATTTCACGTAGACGTATCGGCTCCACGCGGTTTACGTTATGTATCGTGTCTAACAGCTCTGTGAATTTGGTAGTATTTGTATCCACTTCACCAAGTGCCGCCTTACCCTCCTTGTCTGTGTCCATCACGGTAGGATCGGTGGGAAATTGGAATCCACACCATAGACACTGATGTGTCAAGCCTGGTTGATGCGAATATCCAATACGTGGACCTGTAAAACAACATTTCAAAAATAAACGAAAATATAAATCCTTATTTGGCTCGGTCACACCCTTCTCCGCCTCGCGTGGAATAAATTCGGTCAATAGACTCTGACCTTGACGATGCGGGATTAAGGTTCGTTTATGAATTTCAGGGAGTTCGCCCATCGATTTCCAATAAGCACCAGGTTCTTGAATAGGGTTAATACAGCAAGTTGTCTCTGAAAAGGCAGAACCACGCACCAAATGAGCGCTTTTTTCAGCAATCGCATGAGCCTGGCGAATCCATAATGCAACGAGTCCTGCGCGGGCACGTTCGTTTCCTACAGCTTCTACCACTTCACGTGAAATGACATGTTTCGCAGCCTCCTCTGGTGTAAGAATGATCTGTTCTGGAAGAAATGAGGCTGGGATAGAATCTTTTGTTCTTGATTCACCATCCATAGACGATGTACCATGTACATGTAACAAATATCGGCGTTTCTCTTCTAACTGGGCTTGAATCATATCATTACCAATGATATCCTTTATGATTCTTGTGATAGATAACGAAATACCATCCTGACGCACCTTATCATCGGGAATGGCTTGATAAGCAAGCGTCCATGGTTTCTCTTTTTTACGAATAGATGAAATCGCGCAAGCAATATATTGAATACCCTGCTGATTCGATTCATTTGAATCGAGCGGATATCCTTCAAACCCAGGTGATTTACAGCCTTTCAGGGCATATCGGACCACATACGCTGGAATTTTGGCTTGGATCTCGATCAATAAATAAACGGCAGCTGCATTAATGATGTCTCGAGAGGTTGCGATCTCATAATCTGGCATACGACCTTTCGATTTCTCCTGCTTTCTCGCATAAGTTTTACGATCAGGGAATTTATCGATCCAACTTTGCGCACCACGAATAACATTTCGATATCCCTGCTTATCCAACAGAATGCCAACACGTTCTGAAATCTCGCGAACGATATGATAAATAGCAGTTTCCGATTCTCCCAGTCCCATTTCCTTTTCGAGCGAGGGTTCAAGTGGCACACCCGTGGCTTGCTCAAGATCTTCATCGAATAGCGCGTCTTGATCTACGAGAACGGCACGACCCGACTTAGGTTTACCATTATCATCAAATTCCAAGTTATTATCAAAGCCTAATTCACGTATGGTCTGTCCGCAGTTTCGACAAATATAATTACCTTGGAATTGTCCTCCCGAAAACATGAGAACGATCTCTTTTTCGATCGTGTCTTTCTCTTTCGGATTTAAATAAGCTTGAAGCTGTAAACGCTCGTGGACACATAGTAGATGTTCGCTACACACGTTACATTTGATCCAATTCTGATCACGAGCACCCTGATATCGTGTCGCGAACTTTGTTAATTCGTGAAATCTCTCTGAATCATCGCGTAACTTTCGTAGACTGACAAGATCCGCAACATGACGACATGAATTTTTACGAGGATGAATTCCTGAATTCTCTTTGTTATAATCAATCTGCTGTTCGATCGAAAGTTGAGACAGATAGATCGAACGATTTGCATCAATGAATGCCTTTCCCATTAAGAGCGCATTCTTTCCAGCGGCAATTTGAAAATAATTCGGATGTGCTTTCATTAAATGGATTACTTTTCCGAGATCAGATGATGAGAGTGAAATATTTCTCTCTTCGTATTCTTGTATCACCTTTGCCAAAATAGGCTGACGCTGAACTTCCTCTAAAAATGCGGGATTCTCTAACAGCGGGTTAGGCTCTCCTTCTTTTGCTTCCGTGGTTACCATCGCATCACGTAGACCTCCAAGACTGGAGAGAAGTTGTGACTGAGATGCTTTTATTTTCTCCAATAATACTTCTGTCAGCTCTTGACTCAACTCCATATTCTCCATGCCATATTGCTCCAAAGTAGAAAAGGTATCTCCCAAACCCAATGATGAAAATGCTATTCCTCGAATGTAGTCCACTAGTGGAATATTTCCAAGGGTTTGACCCGCGGTATGTAATAATACAATGTCGTTTGATGTTGCACCCATTTCAGTAGGATCACCCAGCTCTTTCAGAATCGTCTTCATTGTTTTTGGAGGGAGATGGCTACGTCCACTATCAACCGCCAATTGGTGAGAACGTGTCGATCCCAAATAAGGTGCTGCGCGAATGGGAAATAATAGATATGAGTTCATGGAAGCTTGCTCTTCTTCCAATAATGCTACCTTTCGCCGTTCTGCTCCTTTGCGATAGGTTGTTGCTAATGCACGTTCGATACCAAATGGTACTTTGTGAAAGATGGGTGGAGATTTCATATCATGGCTCGCAATGTATCCTGGAAGGGATGCTTGTTCGGAATCAGGTGGGTTCGTTCTGAAAAAATCCGAATCGGTCGATGCCTTCCAAAGGGGTTCATCCACACCAAGATGTCTCCATGGAGACGCATATTGGCTAAGAAAGGAACGCTGATCGTGCCATTCTGTTACAATTTTTCCCTTTGAATCACCCTTAATGGAACCAGATACAAGAGAGCTGATTTTGTCCTTCATTTGCTGAAGTTCCCATTCGAAATCTACAAATTGGATTTTTTCTGCGTCTGATTTCTGGTCAAAATCATCTACTTTGTATTCCTTCTTTGAAATATTAAGAACTGGACGACCAAGTGGCACTACTGCGCGCTGAATCAGATCGACAAGTGTAGAGGCAGATAGTGCTTTGGCACCTTGGATTTCTCCAGACTTCTCGTAAGAGATGGTAGATTGTTTTAAATAAAATAGTGTTTCTACCAATGTTCTTATCGAACGCAACGCATATGGATCATTTTGAAGACTTGGATCCAAACTGGAAAGGAAATCGTTTAGCGCATCGATTCGCTGAATATTATCCGGAATGCGTTGTTCATACGCGGCAGCCTCTGTATAGACTTTTGCTCGAACCACTTCGATCTCGCCAACTTCTTCGATTCCAAGGTCTTCCAATTCAGCGAGATCAGATTCGGCTTGTTCCTCAATAGGCTGATGTTCTTGATCTTGCTGTTCGTGTAACTTGTCCTCTTCTGAGGGGGGCTCTTCTGAGAAGACCATTGGGCGAACACGCATCACCACAAATTCACGGTGTTTGTCCGCTGGAATACCAATGAATCCGAAGTCTAGTTCTTCCGATTTCTCTTCATTTGGGTCTTGGACTGTAATTTTATCATCAGATTGTTCGACCGAAAGTACCTTATATGTTTTATACGGTTTTCGGTCCTGATCAAATGTATCAATGATCTGATTGACGCGAATGTCTTGTTGTTCCACAAAGGATTCAACTTCACGTTTCTTTAGAATATAAATGGCACTTACACCATCTTCTTCGCTAAAATGCTCTTCACCGTCTTCGGTTTGTTCTACCGCAAATCGATGAACATCATTCGAAACACCGTCGGGTTTCACATGAATCATTTCAAGACTTCGATAATAAACAGTACCGATCGTTCGACCATAGGTAATAGATTCAATGATAACATCATCGCCCAATTGAATAAATAAATTAGGGCTATCTTCTTCTCCGAGTTTGCTCACTGTCGGAGCGATTTGAACAGATTCCGATAGGGGGTCACCAACCGCGACCGTCTCTACTGTGGATGGCTCGATGCCCTGTTCATCTGGTACCATTTCGATTTGATTGAAGGATACCTCTTCTATCTCATTATCCAGGACACCCATCTGCGTAGATGCCATGTTCCCTATCTTCGTCATGAGATTCTATTGTGTGATAAATCGCTCCTTGATTGCGGCGCGGATATAAAGGGAATTCTTGATGATGTAATCAGTAAAAACAGATGTCAATTTGTTTCACGAATACCGTATTTCAAGAGTTACGATCGCGTTATCCAACATGGGAACAATTGGAAGCCTATTTAGAATCGGAAGAGGGTGGACTGTTTCGTGTCGTACATCAAAATAAAGATAATGGATTGTCACTTATTCGCTATGAGAAGGGTATTTCCAACATGGATCTTCCTCATAGTACGTGGTTTCGCTCCGTGGTATGGGATCGAAACACAAATACACCAGTCTCTGTTTCGCCCCCTAAATCGTCAACGACTGAATTTCCATTCAAGACGCGTCAAGAGGCGGTAGATGCGGGAATCATTTGTCAAGAACATATCGACGGTTTCATGATCAATTGTTTCAAGCGTGTTGGCGATGAGACCCTGTATATCACGAGTCGTTCCAAATTGGATGCGTCCGGACACTTTCATTCCGCCAAGTCATTTCGTCATTTGTTTGTGGAGGCCTATACGGGTTGGAACATTACGGAACCCGCCGAATCTCTGGAGATGATCATTCAGGGAAAGGCAGGTGACTTTCCTTCACCTGATTCGGAAAACAATGAAGTAGCAACGTGCTTTAGTTTTCTCGTACAACATGTTGATCATCGGATCGTCACGCCGATCAAGGGGAACAACGTAACCCTCATTCATAAGGCGATTGTCTACTCCGATGGAACCATTTCCATTCAAGATACACCAGCATCATTTTCACACTGTGTACCTCTTTCTTCTATTCCATTGACCGAAGGATCTGATCAGATTACAACATGGGCTCATGAACAACTTCGATCACAAACCTGGGAGGTTCAGGGCATCGTCTTCAAAGATCAATCTGGTAATCGGTGGAGATTCCGATCAGAATCTTATCTCGCGGTTCGATCACTTCGTGGAAATGCTTCTTCCATCGTCGATCGATTTGTTCAATTATATCTTCAAAATCTTGCACACACCTACTTGGAATATTATCCAGAGGATTCAGTGATGTTCTCCTTTTATCAAGAGATGATGAAATTTCTGATTCATTCAATCTATACAGAATATCAACAGCTTCACGTTCGGAAGACGACGACGATCGACAAGATCAATAAAATGTACCACCCTCACTTGTATTCTCTTCATGGTCATTATCTATCTCAACTTCGATCGGCAAATAAGAAAGTGACACTGAACGAAGTTCATGATTATCTGCGCAAACAACCATGGCAGCGTATTTCATTTCTCCTTCGAGGAATTCAAGATGTTTATTATGGAATGATCCAATCAGTAGTAGCTTAAATCATTTCATTTATCTATTTATTTAGAATATGAAAGTGGGAATTATTGGAAGTGGATTTGTAGGAAAAGCTACGCAGCAATTAAAACATTCCAATATCGATATGTTTATTTATGATATACGTCCCGAATTGTGTATTCCAGCTGGATTGAAACTATCCGATATGGATCAATGTAATATCATCTTTATTTGTGTTCCGACTCCAATGGAGGTATCTGGTAATTGTCATCTATCCATTGTTGAATCAGTAATGCATGAACTATCTACTGTAATTGATCCATTTAAGAACTTTGTTGTGTTGCGCTCCACTGTCCCTCCTGGTACATGCGATCGTCTGGGATGTTATTTTATGCCCGAATTTTTAACTGAAAAAAATTATATTCAAGATTTTATTGATTGTGAAAATTGGATCATAGGATTGCGGGGTCAAACTTGTGACGTTCAGTTTCAAGATGTGTTCCGTTCGCTTTTTCAATCGGCAAAAGACGCTGGACAGATTAAACATAGCAGTGTACATTTCCTACAAAATAAAGAAGCAGAAATGGTAAAATATTTTCGAAATACGTATCTTTCTGTCAAGGTATCGTTTTGCAATGAAATGGAGGAATTTTGCCGTCATCAGGGAATGGATTATGAAGCAGTTCGTTTAGCTGCCACATTGGATTCTCGCATCGGTAGTTCACATAGTATGGTTCCAGGGCATGATGGAAAACGTGGGTTTGGTGGAACTTGTTTTCCTAAAGATACGAACGCACTTCTCTATGAAATGAATAAGATCGGGATGAAGTCTTATGTGTTGCGTGGAGCACTAGACAGAAATAAAGAAGTAGATCGCAAAGAAGAGGATTGGAAGGATGATAAGGGTCGCGCGGTAGTGTAAATTCAAATTTTTGGTAATTATATAAAAGGGCTTAAAAATGAGTCGTCTTATTTAATTAGAAATGTCTTACGCGATTGGAATTGACCTCGGAACTACCACCAGCTGTGTTGCTGTTTTCCAAAATGATCGTGTGGAAGTCATTGCGAATGAGCATGGAAATCGAACCACGCCGTCCTATGTTGCTTTTACTGAGACGGAACGTTTGATCGGAGATGCTGCCAAAAATCAGATTTCGTCCAATCCCCAAAATACTGTATTTGATGCGAAGCGACTCATTGGTCGCAAGTTTGATGATTCTGTTGTTAAAAAAGATATGACTAATTGGCCATTTGGAGTGGCTGCCGGTGCCGATAATAAGCCTCGAATTGGAGTAGAATTCAAGGGTGAGAAAAAGGCATATCTACCTGAGGAGATCTCCGCCATGGTCTTGACCAAGATGAAGCAGACCGCAGAGGCCTATCTGGGATGCGAAGTGAAGGATGCGGTCATCACGGTTCCTGCGTATTTCAATGATTCTCAACGTCAGGCAACAAAGGATGCGGGTGTCATTGCCGGTCTGAATGTTCTGCGAATCATCAATGAGCCTACCGCTGCCGCTCTGGCATATGGGCTTGATAAGAAGAAATCGGGCGAACAGCATGTCGTCATCTTCGATTATGGTGGTGGCACTCTCGATGTATCACTTATTACGATCGACGATGGTGTCTTCGAAGTGAAGGCAACTGCTGGTGATACTCATTGCGGTGGTGAGGACCTTGACTGTATCTTGGTCAATTGGTGCGTCCAGGAGTTTGAAAAGAAAAACAAGGGAGTCGTTCTCAAGGATAATGCCCGCGCTCTACGCCGTCTCCGCACCGCATGCGAGCGTGCCAAGCGCAGTCTCAGCAGCTCCACACAGGCCACCATTGAAGTTGATGGATTGGCGAACGGAATTGATCTGAATCTGATGCTCACACGCGCACGCTTCGAATCGCTTTGCGACAGTGAATTTCGTCGTGCAGTGGCGCCTCTTGAGCAGGTTCTTCGTGATGCAGAGATGTCGAAGACGGACATTCACGAGGTTGTCATGGTCGGTGGTTCGACACGTATTCCGAAGATTCGTGAGCTGGTGAGTCAGTTTTTCAATGGTAAGAAGCTGAATGATTCGGTTCATCCGGATGAGGCAGTGGCGTATGGTGCTGCGGTTCAGGCTCACATTTTGACGGCAGGTAAGCATACAACAGATCGTACTTCCGATATGATTCTTCTTGATGTTGCGCCGCTTTCACTGGGTCTGGAGACGGCAGGTGGCGTGATGACTCCGTTGATTAAGCGTAATACGACTGTTCCGTGTAAGAAGTCACAGACGTTCTCTACCTATGCCGATAATCAGCCAGGCGTTCTGATTCAGGTGTATGAGGGAGAGCGTCAGTTTACCCGTGATTGTAATCGTCTAGGTGATTTCAAGCTAGAGGGTATTCCGCCGATGCCGCGCGGTGTGCCGCAGATTGAGGTATCATTCGATGTCGATGCGAACGGTATTCTGAATGTGTCGGCGGCAGAGAAGTCCACTGGTAAGTCAACTAAGATTACAATTACCAATGATAAGGGCCGTCTGAGTAAGGAGGATATTGATCGTTTGGTAGAGGAGGCGGAGAAGCATGCCGCAGAGGATAAGATCCGCATGGAGCGCGTCGATGCTAAGAATCAGCTGGAGGCATACTTGTACAATACTCGTAATGCGGTACGCGAGGATAAGGTAAAGGAGTCGCTGGGCGCAGACACTGTGAAAGAGGTGGAAGCGTGGGTTCAGGAGGGTATTGATTGGTTGGAGGCTCACCAGGATGCGGAGAAGGCAGAGTTTGATGAGAAGCAGAAGATGTACGAGGAGAAGATTCGCCCTGTCATGACAAAGATGTATGAGAATGCGGGTTCGCCTGGTGCTGAAAACGCAAATGCTCCAACCGCTAACGCTCAACCAAGTGCTCGCTCAGGCCCATCAGTAGAGGAAGTCGATTAAAACGTATTTAAAATCGGGATGCGTTTCTTTATATAATGAGTAATGAAGACGAGGAATACAAAAAATTATACAGCCTTCTCTCTAGCCTTTCTTCTAAAAATGTACCCGCCACTGAACGTATTATTACACCAGTGATTTCATTAATGACAGAAAAACAAACAAGTAGAACACTTATACTTGATATGCCTGTAGAAAAGCCCATTGAAAAACTCGTAGAAAAGCCTGTAGAAAAACTAGTAGAAAAGCCTATTTTATCACCGTTGGAAGAAATCATGACAAAGAGTTCGACGCGTTCAGGAACAACTTTTACATGCGAGGCATGCTTGAGAGTATTTCCCAGCTCTTCACAACTCCTCACTCATCATAAAATTACACCAATGTGTACCTATTGGTTCACACTTCCCAATAAGGAAGAATACGAACATGTCCCTGCCTCCATTCACATCTTTATGGACGACATATTAGCAGAAACGGTTGCAGCAGATGGTTCTCCCAATGAATGTCGATTTTGTCACAGTACATTCTCGAATAAAGGGAATCTCCATAAGCATTTTCATACATCGATTGTATGCAATCGAATGGCCTATGCTCGATTTAAAAAAGTGGTCGCTAACCTAAAATGAATCAAAAATATCATCTATAGATGATTTATTTAATTCTTACTGCGTCACTTCATACCAATCGATTCACCGTGAATTCCAAACGAGAAGGGGAATATATTTCAGCCATCACCCAAACATTATGCCACCTTCCTGTCGCGATTCAACCGATCATTGTGGAAAATAATGGACAACGTTCGACATGCTTAGATCAATTTACACATCATGGCAAACGCGTTCCAGTTGTATATACCGATCACAATCACCTCTCATTCAAAAGCAAAGGGATCAATGAATTGCTTGACCTCCATGCCGTGATCGATCAACTGGATATTCGAGCAGACGATATCCTGCTACCTCCTCCGCATTTTTTGATGTTGTGATCAAAGATCAATACGATGCTTTTGTAAAATTTTATGATGTATGTAACTTGACATGGAATAAGAATGATTGTGTTCTTGGATGTTATGCTGTACGTGCGTTCTTTTTAAAAGGATGGAACCCTTATTCGATCGATAATTATTCTTCTGCTGAGGCAGCATTTGCGAAATACATTCAACGATGTGGCGCTCTCATCAAAGAAATAGAAATACTAGGTGTACGGTGTCATTTTTCCGAAGACGGTCGCACACTTGATGTGTAATATATGAATGGTTACAAATCGAATCACGATTAGAATGTCGTGGGAAACGCTTCGACCACATATCCATCAAAAATGGAAATTATATTGGTATCAAACTCATCCACCTCATATTGCAGATCCATCATGGAGGTATCTTTTTTCAGGTGGAAAAGAGATTCGTGCGCGACTTTTTTGTGAATTATGGTCCTATTTGTCTCCGGATGGGGAGCCCTGTGGAGAACTCGCTTTTGCAATTGAATGTATTCATGCGGCAAGTTTAATTTTGGATGATACGCCATGGATGGATAATGCGACCACACGTCGCGGAAAACCTACACTCCATTTGACATTGTCTAATAAAAAATCACTCATGATCTTTCATGATGTGATGTATATGGTATATTTGTTATGGAACGAAAATAAACCGCTACATGTTTCTGAATCAGATTGGAATCGTATCATATTATATCATCTCCAACGCCTAATGGTTGGACAAATTTATGATTTAGATAAAAAAGGAACACTCGTTGAATTGGCATCGATGAAAACAGGGGTGCTCTTTGAAATGGTTACTGAAATAGTGGCTGTATGTACGGATTTAGATAGAAATGCGTGGCGATTGTGGGGAAATCATCTAGGTATCTTATTTCAATGGATGGATGATTGGCAAGATCGTGAAGAGGATACCATTCAACAGAATCGAAATGCGTTTAATGAATCATACGATAGTACACTTGAATGTTATGGTAAAATTTGGTTAAAACTAGAACAAACGATCGGCCCGTCGTGGTTTCGTAGACCTTTTGGAATATTTATGATCACTTATTTTACAAGTGATATCCCTCTTCCTATTATACCTCCTAATGATTTATCTCTTTCTCATTTATTCCATCCTTATCCTATTTCTACACTTCCTGAAATAGAGGAGAAATCTGTATCTATTACGCTTGAATCGGATCGGATCATTCGAAACATTCGGATCAACCGACAAAATATATTCGATTTAGATCGTTCCGATATTGGACAACTTCTTCAAAGCAAACAACCGATCGAGATCATGATGAATGATCAGATCCAAAGTCAGAATGATCTAGATGATTTATTTCATTTATCGTGTCTACAATGGGCTCAATCATTTAATGAAAGCAATATTTCAAACATGAATGGAAAACGAATCATTCAGATCATGTTACAATTGGCAAAACAATTAGAACGATCTTCTGATAAAAAAGAATTATATCATGATCAATATAAATTATGGAAACAAAAAATATGGACAATAGAGGAAACCGAATGGGAATATCAACCTGAGTTGATTAATTTTATATATGACGAGATTCAATCGATGAAGAATAGACAAATAGATTAGGGTTTTGGGGCAACACGTACCTTTCTATTAGCATTGGATGACACTCCAAGTGGCTTACCTGTTGACAGCTTCCACTGTCCTCCAAGTTGGTTGAACCATTCTGCGCATCCACGTGCCGCCGCCGCTACTGCGGCGCGTGCAGTAGCCTCTTTTCCATCTTTGACACCAATTCGAAGAACCATTTCATCACGCAGAGGATGAGGAACAGAATATCCAGCATACGTAATGGCTGGTTTGGCATCACCTTCAATATGACGCTCCACCAACCATGTCTGAAGAAGATTACCAAGTGTGTGATCATGACCACGAAACAAGAAGTCGAAACCAATCACACGCGCATCCGCTGGAGTGAGTGTGATTTCATCAGGAAGATCGCCTTCGTGAAGATTGACATATCGACCGCACATATTTTCACCTACTTCGCATGCGCGATTGACAATGTATTTCACATCGAGAACACCAACCGATTCCACCGTAAAGTCAAAACTGAACGGTTCACCCTTCTCATTGATTTTGAAACATCGCTTGATTTGCATTGTATTGAATTCGCGTTGGAGTTCGGCGTATCGATCGGATGCCTTGTCAGGATTATTTACTTTTTTGGTAATTGTCAACCATTTCATAAACAATTCCTGAATTCGCTGAGGATTGTCATCGGGTGTATACTCGTAGGAGCATTGCGATACGGAACTGAATCGTGCGTGTTCGCGACCGGTACCCTTCGACGCAACGGCTTTAATCTTAATTTGTTGTTGATTTGCGCCGGAGCCTGGTTGAAGCGATGCGATAAGACATGTATCATTCGTAAGGGGATTTCGAGGAAAGAACATCTCTGTCGGAACGCGTTTTCCAACGATCTCTTCCTCCTTTTGGTCATCTCCGTCTGGAAGCTCGGAGGGGGCAACATCGGTGATGTCCGTAACGACAAAGTCTTCCGACTTGACATAACGGACCTGGTCTTTATCACCTGCCACATTCAGAGTAAACAGATACTTTTTACTATTCCATTCATTCGGTTCAGTAATATGGATAGGAAGCAGACCAATACGGTCTGCCAACATTTCATTTGTCATCGGAGTATCATTTCGCTTTACGATAACATCCGTAGTCGAACCGGTCGCCGTCATATCAGAACGAAATGCAACGGTTTCTACACCGGTAAGCATCAAACGACGAAGCGTATTCGCATACGTCACATGACTTCCCTCCAAAGTAAACGTGTAAGTACGATCATCTTGTTGCTGGACATTCAAGAACTTCATCATGGAGGACTCTACCCTAACCTCCGAACTCCATTTCCATCAATTTTATCATTTGCGTTCAAGCGGATACCGATTCGTTCGTACAGAAGAAAAGGATGAGTCGCCCCGCTCCCATTCATATTGTTTTCTATTCAAATCGGTGCGAATGGTCAAAAGCATTTATCGAAGAAATCTCAAAAACAAATTATCATCAGGAATTGCGATTCATTTGTGTCGATCCGGGCCCTAATCGTCCCGCCCTTCCCAGTTGGCTCAAACAGACTCCGACACTTGTCATTTCGGGCGAACCAGAACCACGAACAAACGGCGAAGTAATGAATTGGTTGTACGAGCGAAAGATGAAAGACGGAGGTGGCTCCAAAGGCGGAAACGGTATCGGTCAGGGTCCGGCAGAGCCGGAGCCGTACTTGGATATGGAAATGGGAGGAGGGTACGGCGATCAATATTCCTTTATCGGCACCGATACTTCTGCCGAGGGTAATGGTGGACTAAGTATGAAACATAACTTCACCTATCTGGGAGGTGGCGATGGAGTGAGTACTCGCGAGGCATCAAACTTCCAGACAACGAACTCCAATGCCAAGCGAAGTAAGAAGGAGGAGATGTTGGATGCTCAAATGGAACAGTATAAGGCAAATCGTGATGTGGGCATGCCACAACGTATAACTCGTCAATAACAATCTAAAGCAAATAACCGGTTATAACCATAGTAGATGTCAATTCTAAGCGCATTTAACACACAACTTGTAAATCTGTTTGACGAAATGTGTCAGACCTTTCCGGATGACAAGGAGATCAAGATGGCAACGGAAGCTGTGAAGGGTGCTAAAAAGATTAACCCCCGCCTGATTCTGGATCTCTTCCTCGAGCACGTCTACAAAGATTGCGGTACGGCAATTTATGAGCGCAATGCTCCGCTCTTTCGTCAGATTGCTCAACACAAGATTTCCAATCAGTTCAATGAAATGATTTCGGCACTCTCTATTTTTGATAAGTACTGGGATACGATGGGAGCAAAGAATCAAGAGGTCATCTGGCAGTATCTGAAGGTTCTTTGTGTTCTAGCGGAAAAGGCTACCGCCTAACGAGGGGTTTGTAAAAGCCTACTGCGAGTTAATTGAAATGGTTTTTAGTAATTCATAAGAAGAATCATGGCTTCAGCTACGGAACCATCAGTCTTTCAGACCAAATACAATGACTTCGTGGATGATGTTTTGGGTGCCCTACCCGAATATACGGCGCAGATTCATGCCGCTGCTGCCCTGGATTCCGATACCCGTCTGAAACGCTTCCAAGAAGAAGTCAAAGTATCAAATGCCCTTGGAGGGGACTCGAATGATTATGCAAAGAACCCAACTACAATTCTTCCAGGCGTGACAGTGGCAGATAACGTATGGGCTTCCTTATCTGATGTTTCTAAGAAGGCGATTTGGGAACACGTTCGCATTCTTTCGATTTGCTGTTTTATGGAGGCGGGATTTAGCGATGCAAAGCCAGAATGGATGAACGATGCAATGGACGAAATGAAGAAGAAATTGGAAAGTGTTGATTTTTCGGACATCATTGGCAAGTTTATGAAATTCTTCAAGCCGGATGATGGATCCAACGAACCTGCAGGAGCAGGAAAGGGAATGCCGGATTTGAAGGGAATGTTTGAGAATGGATTTCCCAAACTCCCTGAGCGATTTCTGAAGGGTCATCTCGCGAAGCTGGCTCAAGAGATGGTGAAAGATATTACACCTGAGGATTTGGGAATCTCGCCTGAAATGATGAAGGATTGCGAAAAAGACCCGTCCCGGGCATTTAACATCTTGATTTCTACCTTTTCAAACAACCCAGGAATCATCCAAAAGACGATTGCGAAGATTGGAAAGCGTCTTCAGCAGAAAGTTCAATCGGGTGCCATTTCACCACACGAGATTGCGCGCGAGGCGGAAGAGTTGATGAAGGAGTTTTCAAGCAACTCTAGTTTCGTAGATATGATGGGAGGAATCAAGAGCGCTTTTGGCATGGAGGACATGGATATCGCTCGTAAGGCTGGAAAAGAGGGAAGTGCTCGTATGGCAACGGTACGTGACCGATTACGTAAAAAACTAGAAAAGAAGCGACAGGGTGCAAACACTGATAAGAAATAAAGTCGATAAGGGTTAGGAATGAGTGAGAAGAAGAAAGAATGTGAGCCGTCATTCTGGGCCGAACCGTCGGTCCTTTTTCAAAATGTAAGTTTACAATACCGGCCTACCTGTGAACATTCTGTAATAAACTTTGTTGCCCGGCTTGTATTATTATCACTCTTTTTAGGAATGATTGCCAGTGTGATGGGAGGTTTGCCTGCCTTGCTTGTTGCGGTGTTGTTTGGTACTATCACTGCATTTGTGATCGTAATGACTACACCTATTTCTGTGAATGCTCCATATGAGAAAGCGAAACAAGAGCTACATCCTACAAAGCATACAGCATCTAAAAAGAAGACCGCCGACGAGTATTATGAACTACCCTATACCACAACAGTCGATCCAGCGGGTCCAGTTGGCGTGGAAGTACCCCAACTAAGTGAACATTTTGTAAATGGTGGGTCAGCTAAAGGAAGTGTTCAACCCGTGGGAGACCCTATTGGAATGGCCGAAGTAGACGCTGCACCTTATTCTGGTTCTTCGCTCCCTGACTATACTCCACCGACTTCTCGTAATTTATTTATGAACGTTCTATTGGACGAGATCAAGTATAACCCAGATCGCCCTGAAGCGGCAACAGTTGGCAATCCGACCGTTAAACAGACCATGGATGATTTCTTCCGTGTTCAGTGGTTTTCCGATCCGACCGATGTGTTTGGAAAAAATCAGGGTCAGCGCCAATTTATTACTCAGCCTTCTACTACGGTGCCAAATGATCAGGGTACCTTTGCAGATTGGTTGTACAAAATCCCTGGAAAGACGTGTAAAGAGGGGGGTAGAGCTGCTTGCCTATCAGGTTCGGATGGAAAATCATTGCCATGGTTAAACCAGGATCCGTAAGTAAAATACCATATCTATAATTGTATTACGGTATGTAATCGAATTATATATTAATAAAATAAATCATAACTATTATAATGGTGTATTTTGACACAACATGTTTATCCTATATTTTTTATAGCGCATTCGTGTAGATATCATGGAGATTAACCGACTCACTCACTCCCGAGATGACCTTTGCGGAATTCAATCATTTTATTCACAGTCTGTTGGACCCGGTCGTTACCAGACCACAAATCTTGTACCTAAAGCTACCGGCGTGAACCCTGTTGCATCAGATCAACTCTTGATGTACCCTCGTGAAGGGTTCGGTTTCAATAATTCTGCAATTGACGCAGACTCTGTTCTTCGTAACCAGATTGCGTTCAAGAATAATCGTTGCCAGATTCGCCCTCAGGCTCGCCCCTTCTTAACCGTCCCCTTCATGCAGGGCGGTAACCCGTCTCGTGATGTAGAGAGTTTGTTGCTCCATTCAGAGCAAGTGCGCATGGGTAAGGAATGTGGTACGGTCACTGAACAGTTCTTCTCGCAACAATATACTCCGATGATTCCAGTGCTGAAGAACAATATCCAGAATCCGAAGAATATCATTCCAGAGGTCGCCGCAGCAGGATGGATTAATGGTGGAATTCCATCTCGTTCCTATCTCCGTGATGTTAATTGTTAATTTGTACTATTATTTATTAATTATGATATGATATGGATCTTATGATAATTTATCAATGTACAATAGAATATGGATACTCGTAAGAACAGACCTGTTTCATTGCGTAAAATGAAACAGGAAGAACTTGCGGTAAATGCGGCAGAGCAGTATCGTTTACGTCGAAGTATGGTTCGTAAAATACGAAGTATGAAACAACGACAAAGGAATGAGCGTCATCGCCTACGCAATGAAACCCGAAAGATGCGAAATGCCATGCGAAAAGAACGCAATGAGACACGTGCGATGCGTAATGTAACACGTAATACAAGACGCCAGGAATTGGCTGCTAGAAAAAAGAATCGCAACGCTCTTCGAGTTGCTCTACGGGAAGAGCGAGAGGAAGCTCGACGCGCACAACGTGAAGCTCGACAGGAGGCTCAGCGTCAGAGACGCGAACAACGTGACGCGCTTCTCCGAGAGAAGCATGAAGACGATGAGGCAAAACGATTACAAGAGGGGGAGAGAAATGCGATGTTAAGTAAAAAATCTCCTCTGTTCCCTTCGAGAAGATCCATCAAGACGAATAGTTCATTTACTACTGCGTAATTATTGTTGTTTGAGTTGTTGAATAAAGTCACGAATTTGCTGTAAATTATTCTCCAAAGAAGCGCCAGGTTCTGTGGAGAGTGTCAGAACAGGAATATCAGTTGATTCAATCCATTGTTTGTGCTGACGGTCTAGTGCGTCCAAATAGTCTAAATGGATTCGATCTTCGCCTTGGCGGTTTCGAATATGAATACGTTCCTTGGAAGTCATGGAGCTCGTGGAGAGGTAAATGATACCATTCACCTGGTGTTGTTTGCTGAAAATTGAGAACCAGCTATCATATAGCTCCCATTCCAGATCATCCATATCGCCTGAATCGCGTAACATTTGAGCAAAGACATATTTATCGGTAAGAACAGAACGTTCCGTCAGAATGACTTGAGAGCCCTTTCCATTTGCATCCAAATCTTCTACCGCTTCTTTAATGTTCTTTAGACGGGTCAGAATGGCGCAGTTTTGAAAGGTATATGCCCATCGTTTTTTGTCTTCGTAGAAGAGTTCCAATAAGTTCTTACCTGTTCCATTCTTCAACGCAGTCCATTGACCGACGGGCTCGTCTACTACGCGGAGTTCAGGAATGGATTTGCGGATTTCAGCAAGCAGCGTGGATTTACCGGCACCGATGTTTCCATCCAGAGAAATAATAATGTGAGACATGATGAATAGGTGGTCGATTTTTCATATCGGGTGAATCAATTCGTCAATTTTTATGAATTAATTTACATCGGATGGAATAGTATGGCCCACTATCTTAGCAATGTCGATGAAGCATACGGTCCGCTATTATCCTCTCATTGGGAGAAAAAAGAAAACCCGCAACATTACAATGAATTAGTGTCGCAACAAATTCACCCTTTACCTCAACGACATATTCTTGGATTAGTGGGAGGAAACGAAGTGAGTTTGATCAAAGGCAATATGGTGGATCTTGAATCAGATCTGAGAGGGATTAATCTTCCGAATACATTTTGCCCATCAAGACAATATCAGCCTTTACAGCGCGATCAAAAAGAGATCGTCCGAGACAATACAAAAATTGGGGTCAAGATTGATATTCAATCGGTTCACTTACCGGTCTATCAAATGATTGCATATCCCGCCGTCATGGCCCCTGCCCCAATGGTGAATGAAGTATGCGTTAGACCAGAGAAATATTAAGATACGCGCATAGATCTGAGATTTTTATAAAAAGGGTAAGAAGAATGGCCGCCCCGTGTGCCCAGCAAGCCTTAACCCGTCTTCGACATGATCCATTTCATCAAGTCGATGACATGCGCATCACATCCTATGCGGCTCGCTATTATTTAAATCCTCCCGCGGCGAATTGTCCGACAACCTTTCCTGTCAATGCGACCACTCGTATTCAGAAAAGTGGTGCCTCGTGGGTAGAAGGCGAATGGAAAACAGACGTGGAATCGGATCTGAAGGGTATTGATCGTCTTGGAAGTAAAATTCGATGCGATGCTGGCCAGTATGACCCCGACACGAATCGTAATCATCAGCGCAATTTGAAGCATGCGCAAGATGAAGTTGTTCCACTTACCTTTGCTCGTCTTGTTGATCCGCCTTGTACTCTTCGTACCACCGGCTGGAATAGATGGCAGCCTCTCTTTCACAATCCACAGGAGACATTTGAAACGCCGTTTGATTTCTTTATCCCGACGCGTGATTTGGACAAAGAAAAGTACAATACTCATCGCGAAAAAGCATGTTTTACCCCCTCTCAGCAACCTCCCCTTTCCGAACTCGGTCACGAAAAGCACATGCGTTAGTTGTATATTTTTATTTCTAATTTGTATCATTTTACCATAATAGAATGATACAAAGATTTTTTGAAATGTTTTCGTGTTGTTTTTCTTGTGTATTATGTTGTCAACCAGATACCACACTTGATAAACATTATAAGGAAATGAATACCTATTCAGAAGCATTTGTATATCATGAGCGCACTATCTAGACTCATCTTCAGGTGATAAGACCCACATTTTATAACGTTTCATATTTACCATTTTGATGTGACCATGAACCCAATTAAAATGAACCATGATCGCGGTCTTATCGATCCGATCTGTGTTCTCATAATACATTTTTCCATTTGGATATTGTTCTAATGATAATGCTTGAAAACGTGAATATGGTTTTACGAATGTATTGAAATAGGTTTGATCATTATTGTCGAATGCACATGTTTGATATTTTCGTTTTCCCTCTTCCGATATACAATCATACAATTGGATCATTTTTGGATTAGAACGAATGAAGATGTATCCTGTACAAAGATTATCCGTATTTCGATCATCCTGTGAATCATTTTGGATCCATCCATCAAACTGATCATTTGCCTCCCATTTCTGAAGATCATCGATCGGATTCTTTCGAAATACAATGTCGCCATCGATCAATAAAATGTTCATGTTCATGGAAAGAATTCGAAAGATCCATTCCATCTTCACATAACAGATCCGATCATACCCCTTTGTATTCCAAGCACAAAACCGTTCATTTGTATCGGTTGTAGTAATAACATGATACCCTTTTTCCATAAACCAATCTGCCGATTTCTTGTCCAAACAAAGAATTAATACTGATCGATCCAGACCGAATGGAGCAAGACTTTTCAGCATGTTTAACGTATAGAGACGATACCCATAATTAGTAACTGTTGTCCACACTGTTTTACCATGGGAACACAGTGTAACTTGTTCCAACGTTACTTCAATGGACATGACTGAATCTTTATCGTGTGATCAGGTTTATGTTCTCAGAATATCTCTGTTGCCTTTTATCAAAAAATTAAAGCAAGAAACTGATAGTATGGAAGTAGCCGCTCTCGCTGGACTCCTCGGATTAGGCTTTATGGTCTCTAAAACCGGCCAAAAAAAGAAACAAGATCCCTCTTCTATCCCATCATCACATACACAACCACCCGTCGATCGTACAGGTCCTCTTTTTCGTCAGCAAGCAAGCCGTGAAGGATTCTTGCCAGCGGCTCGTGGTCCTAATGGAGATGCTTTAACGATTGCCCCGAAAGGGGCTGCCGCTACTGGATTTGGACCCGAACTGGATATGATGTATCAGATGCCAAACGGTCATACCTATCCCTCCGAACCCAGCAATGGTCCATACGGTACGGCATTAGGATACGCCTCTAATCAGCCACCCTACGCACCAGGATTCCTCCCGGGTACACAGCCGTCACCATCACCCATTGAATCAAACATCCCCATGACGGAATATCGTTCAGACAATACGGAAGCTAGTCCCAATTACATGGATAGCGATTATGTGATTAGCCCATTATCGGGTCAACGTATTGTATCGACTGAATACAAACATAACAATATGCAACCTTTTTTTGGCGGACGCATTAAACAAAATATTGCGCCACAGTCCAATACGAGTGTCCTCGATATGTACAATGGTTCGGGATCGACGCAAATGAAGAAGCGTGAAGTGGAGAATATGTTTGAGACGTCGCGTGCACCATATGGAAACCCCAACGGCATGGAGGACAACACAGAATTCTTTCAATCACGCATTGCTTCAAATGCACCGGTTGTGCGTAACGGAGAGCGACCCTTTGAACCTACGAAAGTGGGAGCAGGTCTTGGAGAGAGATTCGGAATGAACGGGAAAGGTGGATTTCAACAACTGGAGATTAACGAAATTATGCGTCCGAAGGATACCAATGAGCTTCGTGTTCTTTCGAATCCGAAAGAGACGTATGATAAACCAATGGTCCCTGGTCAGCACTTTATTGGATCGAACGCAGAACTAAAAGACATCGGTGAAGTTCGTCGATACAAGCCCGATACCTTTTACATTGATGAAACGGGTGAGCGCTTTTTTACAACGACTGGTGACCTAATCAAGGAAACGGTTCGCTCGACGCAAATCATGCCTCATACGGTCCGTCCGGAAACTTCAGTGGAATACGAAGGTGTTGCCTCTTCTCAGGATTTTGGTGAAAGTTATGTGACAGGTTCCTATCGTATGCCAACTGCCCAGCAATATGGTGGTGCGGGATACCGTAACGCAGATATGACTAGTTATTATACCAGTGACACAGGTGCAGATAAAGCCGATTATGGAAAGTCCGCCATTGAAATTCGACCTAACGAGCGCAATGAGACATCAGAACGTGTGATGGCACTGAATGCTGTCCCTGCCGACAATGGTCTGGGTATGTCGCGATATTCAGATGATTCGCGTCCTACCCGCCGCAGTGAGACCATTGGAAACATTCGCATGACCGGTACACCCTATACCCATGTGGATCGCGCCGCTGCCATTACGGTGTGGGATCCAAAAGATATTGCTCGTACAACTGTAAAAGAGTCAACCATTTATCTGGATCGTATGGGAATTATGGCAGCAGGCGTTGCGCCTGAACGTCTAAAAGTATATGATCCAGATGACATTGCCCGACCAACACAGAAATCTCAACTTTCTGCGGGTCTGTCATGGACAGGTCCAGGAGGAAATGGAGCATGGTCGGATGCTATGGACCCAACCGCTGCGTACAATATGAGAACGAATCCGAATAAGGAACAGATTGCTCGCGGTCGGAAACCGATTGCTGGTTCGGGATCATCCGCGACATTCAATGGAGATCCTGGTCGTCAATTATCGAAGAAGCTAGATGTAGATATTATGAACGATCGTGCGCTCGCTGTCAATCGCTCAGTGGATATCACTCCTGGTGTGGGGGATATTGGTCGCGTAGAGTACCGTGTTCCTCTCAATCTGGATGTCAGTCGTGAACGAAATACTTATTCCGCAGTCGAGGCGGTGGAGAATAACCCACTCATGCAAAGTCTTCGCAAGAATGCGGAGATTGACGACGCAGCTGTGCGCGAATATCGTCAGTATTTATCATCCGGTCGATAGAATCTAAAGATTGAAAATGATAGAATGTCAAATGGACGAACTTCGTGCGCATGTAGAACGGGCGTTTGAGAAAGCAGAGAGGGGCGAATCCAAAATCACGCAAGAGATTATTGAGATGGAAGGAATGTCAGGTATCAAGACACGACATTTTTATAACAATTTGCTGAATCGCGATGATGCGCGATATTTGGAGATTGGGACATGGAAGGGATCATCTGTCTGTTCTGCCATGTGTGGAAATAAGGCAAAGGTAGTATGCATTGATAATTGGAGTCAATTTGGTGGCCCCAAGTCGGAATTTATTCAGAATTTTAAGAAATATAAGGGAGACAATTATTCCATTTTTATCGAGAAGGATTGCTATCAAGTCGATGTCGAATCACTCCCCTCTTTTAATATTTATATGTATGACGGTGAACACTCCAAGGAAAATCATTCTCGTGCTCTCACGCATTTTTATGATTGTCTAGATGATACATTTGTCTTTATTGTGGATGATTGGAATTGGAGACATGTGCGTGAAGGAACTCTAGAGTCATTTCAGCATTTGAAACTGAAAACGCTATACAGCAAGGAGATTCGAACGACATATAATGATCGTGATGTCATTTTTGGAAGCCCTGAACAAAAAGCATGGCACAATGGTATTTATGTGGCGATTCTTCAAAAGAGTTCAATTTAAAGACTGTCTGAAAGATGATATCAGTTATCATGTCTTCTGAACAGCAAGTACCAGGCAATTCTGAGACAGTAGAAGAGATCGTTGCGAAAAAGTCCGATGAAAACCCTACGTCATGGGTATCACGTCATTCACGTACTCTGTGGGATATTGGTACAGTCAGCGTTGCAGTGATCATTGGTGTATCTATTGGTGTATTGTTCAGTAAACAATACATTAAAAAAGAGTAAAAATCATTTAATATTACTTATTTTTTGGTATCATCGTACTAAAAAATAATAAAGATAGATAGTATAATGTCACTACCGCCCGTTAATGCTACTACGGTCGCGCTGAACAATTCAGCTCCTGGAACAACCGAGCTTTTTGGAAAGATGCTATTGGGTGTAGGAATTGGAGGTGCTGTTATTTGTCTAGGAGCAGTAATTTATAGTAAAATGAATCCCGCTAATTCTACGCCGGCTTCGCCGCAAACAAAGGGTGGTTCGAGACGCACACTTCGTATGCGTCGTTCGAATAATGGAACTCGCAGAGCATAAATAGGTGCGTAATAATGATTTCAGTCACGCAAATAAAATATAATCAACTATCATAATGACTGACGCAACCGATATCATTGTTACAACAGGACTTATTGCAGCGGGTGTAGGTACCCTGATCGGCTTTGTGCTACATTTGGGTAAGCAGAGTCCGACACGGTCAAGTGGCGGAGGTCGTCGCACACTTCGTATGCGTCGTTCGAATAATGGAACTCGCAGAGCATAAACATGTCTGTTACTATGATGAGTAAATGGACCATACACCAATCATTGTCACAGGTCCTCCTGGATGCGGTAAAAGTTACTGGATCCAGAAGTATGCACAAGAAATCCAAAAACAACTCTTTGTCTGTCCGTGTAGAAAAGATCGAACTCTCCGAGATGGCCGTCAAAAACTCCATATCTGGGCGCGACGTACAGAACCTGCCATTTTATGGCTAGAAGGCGCGGACGATTTAACACCAGAAGCACAAGCATTTCTTCGTCGCATTCTTGAAACTCATGCGTCGGAAGTTCTCTTCATTTTGGAATGCCGCGACGCAGGTCGTCTTCAGGAACCAATACGTTCACGTTGTAAAATGAAGCGCATCCGTCTTCCATCCTGGACGGATCTCGATTGCTATTTATCAACCATCGGAGGATTGAATCGTTCTGAAATCAAAGAATATCTAACAACAAACGAACTATCCTATCGTCGCGCGAAACAATGTGCGCAATTACAACTTCATTATCCTGAAACATGGAATCATACTCTTGAACATCGTAGGAAAGAACGAGAAGAAATGAAACAACTATCTTCGGATAAACTGCCACAATATATTCAAGAAGGATACCATCCTGAATTATTTATTCATTCCTTGCTATCGGATGATCGCGTGTTGAAAGACTACGGTGTTTGTACAGAATTAGCCGGTTCGTTGTGGGCCTTTTTGGGAAGCACACTTGATCGACGTGCGTTCGATAGGGTCATGACAACACCACAGAAGGAAGAAGAATGAATCGTGATTCGGTCCTTTCCGTATATTCCGATGCTCGTACCGAATATACAAAACAACTTTGTGTTTTCTTAGTTCCGGCTTATTTTCAATTCTATGTTGAATTACTGGAAAAAGCGAAACGTATTATGATTCAAGAACCAAAGCGTGCCCTTTGGCAATTTCAAAATTACTTGAATGAGATTCATGACTGGAATATGGAGAAAGTGGTCACTGAAATTCACGTGATTCAGGCCAATTCTGGATGTGACTATTTGGAGGATCTTCTTACGGCAGTATTCATCGCACATACAAAAGTACTAACTGCTATTCGTCTTTCGACAAACAATAAAAAGGTGGAAATCAATATTCCAAAAGTAGAACATTTCCTATTTAAAGTATTATGTGAAACAGCAAAGTTACTATGGAGCTCGACATATTTGTTTCGAGATGGTATTCCGGGTATGGAAAAACAGCAGAATTATCGTAATATCGAAAACATGTTACACGAAGGAATTGTTCAAGCAGTACGAAGTCTTGTACCTGTTAAGTCTATTTTGAAAGATTTTGTCAACCATGATTCGGCATCAAAAGAGGACGAAGATAGCGATGAAGAAATAGAAAAGAAAGACGATATTACGATTCCTCCCTCTGTTGATATGAATCATCAAGAGGGTTCTATTGCAGAGGCTGTACATGTATCTGAGCCAGTATCTGAACCAGTGTCAGTACCAGTGTCAGAGCCTGCGGCTCAACCAGAACCAACCATTCCTCAAGAACCTTCTACATCCGTTATTATGCTAGATGATAAACCTACGGTTCGTTTTGGAGAATTTAATGCCATGTTTGATTCCGAACATCCGGCCGATTCTGATCTGATCTTTGAATCAAACGAGAAGGAAGAAAGTGTCACCAGTTTGGATCATGATTCCGGCCCAGTCCTCCAAATTCTTGAAGAAGAAGGATCGTCAATGGAAAATGATTTAGAGATCGAATCATTGGATGATTTTAACGCGCCTTCTGAATCAATTGGATTAGGCGATTACGAGGAACTGTAAGTGCGGATACGAAGTGCGGACAGGACACGTGTGTTTTTCTCACACGAACTGGAAATGATACCCGTATGGTTCCCTTGGATGCTTGTGGGAGGAATCCTGTTTATTGTCATGAGCTTTGTCGGTGCGAGATATAAGGATAAGGAATATAGAAATATACAATTTATTCAAGATTTCATTAGCGGTTCAATCTTAATTGCGTTTACAGGTATACTTGTTCCGGATCTGTTTCCTGTCATGGAATTGCCTACGAGTCTTCCTTCTATGCCTTCGTTTAGTAATGTAAGTATGGGAGATGAGATGGAGTTACAAGTTGGTCCACCACGTTTAATTGGTCGACAGGGCTAGCTAATTTTATAGCAATACGGTAGACATGCCGACTACTATTTATGATGCTTCCCAAATTACCCAGCGACGCATGAATAAAGCGCAATCCGGCGATTTCATTAATCGCATCCAGAATTATGCTAACCCTAGCGCGGGATATGCTTCTCGTCTTGGTGTGTTTGATCAGTCCATTATCAACACAGTTAAAGACGGAAATATGAAACATTATCGCAAGCAGGATGGTGGCGCGACAATGGTCATCAATGGATGCCCATGTGCCCCTCTTACAGGAGATTGTCAGACAAATTAATTATTTGTCTTATTTTATCATTTATCATATGATGATTTCATTATATGATAAATGGATATCGATATTTACTTTCCATTTCGACGTTTCATCAACTCTTTTGAATATGGATACCATCGATAGGATACTCCAAATTCAGAATCAAGAGAGATATATATTTTCCCATCATTCCCTTTCATCTTTTTGTTAGGGCACTCTTGTGCCGGATAGGGCGGGGAGGGACGAGTTGTATATTTTTTAGCAGTTTGTCGTACACATCGATATACCTTCTTAGATGTGCGTCGCCGCATTTATGTATCATTCGAAATAATTAAACACCTAACGAATACACCTTGTCCTCCGATGGAACTTTGTTTTTCCAGATAAATTGCTGAAACACAGGACGATGAAGTTGATCTTTTGGAACAGCAGTGTGAACGTCTTGTGCGATTCGGATGTACAGATCAAACCCTTCGTATTTCTCTTCTCCTTCTTCGGTTTCGTATACGGTTTGGCCTGCATCATTGATTGTCCAGCTCCAAAGAAGATTGTAAAGAGGGGATTTCGTTTCATACACTTTCCAGGACCCCTCTTCGCTCATGATCGGAATCCCTTTTCCTTTCTTCTTTTGTGGAGGTTCGTCGAAAAGACCATCGATCAGACTGACTGCTAAGCGACAGAGATCAAATGATGGATTGGGAGATACCTTGGGTTTGGAATGATCAAAGAATGGTCCGAAGTTGTATTGATCTCCGGCATCCTGATCGGGCCAATGATCGTCCGAGACCCAGAGATGTCTCCCCAGTCGAAAGATCGATCTTCCAAAATCAATGATAGTAAAGATCTTTCCAAATGTCGGAACTCTCCAGACGGTTCCATCCCGCTTTCGATAATACAAAAACTTCTTGTCCGTCTTTCTCCAAAGAATATTATTGGAATGAAGATCGTTGTGTGTAAAACAGATCGCACTTTGTAAAAAGGTGAGCGCCGAAACCACTTGGAACATCCAAGCAATCCAACGTGCCTCCCATCCCTGCGATTCGCGCTCAAATCCATCGATTTCGTCAACATCCAGCAGCGAATCCATCACACCCTCCTGTGCTTCCTGTGCGATCATAATAATTGGCATATTGGGAAGTTCCAAACAAATGTCGAATTCTACTTCCGGCTCCGAGTCCGATCCACTTTCTGATCCAGAGTCCGACCCAGAGTCCGACCCAGAGTCCGACCCAGAGTCGGAACGAGAGCAAGACGAGTCTGATCTTTTACAAGATTGTCTCCGTGTGATCGATTGATTAATCTCCATCATATTGGAAGAATTATCGGCATGCTCCTCAATCGTATCAAATGTAACAGATTGGACAGATTCCGCATCACTGTCTGTGTCATCTGCTAGATCAAGAGGTTCCAACTCCACATCTGATTCATCACCATCTACAAACGGACAAGTGGTAATCTCTCGATAGAATTCATCATAATTGGGGATAGCCGTCTTATTCTCATGAAGCACGGTTAAGCGCGCGCTATGGGATTCCATTCCCTTCCAAAACCAACGACACTGACGATAGGTATCATACTCATTCGTAATCGTATATTGATAATTCTTACTAATTCCAGTAAATGAACCATATGACAAGATACAATGTGGCGTTAAATCCAATTCTCGAAAGCGACTTAACACAAAGTTACACACCGCATCTACATAGGCCTGGTTGTTGTGACTATGTAATTTAAGAAGCGTACTTTTCCATGTTTTCTCACTCTGAGGCAAAAGAGGATGTTCTGGACAAATGTATTTCTCTTTAATAATATCGATTGGATTCAATAAATGAACGGTTTTAACAAATACGTCGCACAATTCAGGACTTGGCGGATCTGCGTTCTCATCGGTGGATACCGGTGTGCGCATGGCGCTCCAAAACTTTGGGCGTTCTTGCGAAACCCATTGATTAATTTGATACTTGGTGGGGAGTTCCATATTTTTATGAGAAAGTGCTGATTTAGGAATGGTGAATTGATCGAGAGCAGGAAAGTATCGTTGTAAATGAGCATAATTAGAAAAAGATTCACGTTCATTCTCTGTAAGATCGCGGCTTCGACAGGGTTCTTGAAGAAGCGTCTTTCGTACCGCTTTCATCTCTTTGGTTGGAAGACTTGTGCGCGTGTTTCTGAAGCGCACAACAATTCACAATGGGTTGTAGTAGAATTAGTATGGCAGCACAAGGTGGTGGTCTAAATGTCAATCTCCGGAAGTTCGCTATGAAATCAATTCCACAAGATGCGGTTGCAGTGTTTATCGGTCGACGCCGTACCGGTAAGTCCACCTTGGTTCGTGATTTATTATTCCATCATCAAGATTTGCCAATGGGATGTGTCATTTCCGGAACAGAAGAGTCAAACGGTTTCTTTAAAAAGATCGTTCCACCCATGTTCATCCACGGAGAGTACAATGCGGTCATTTTGGCAAATTTCGTAAAACGCCAAAAACTTGTCATGCAACGAATTCAGCAAGATTTAGAAAAAGGAATTAAGTCGAATATCGATCCGAGAGCTTTCTTGATTTTGGATGATTGTATGTACGATGATTCGTGGACTCACGATAAAAACATTCGATATTTATTTATGAACGGTCGATGGCTCAAAGTATTTTTCATCATTACCATGCAGTTTCCTCTAGGTATTCAGCCGGCCCTTCGTACCAACGTCGATTATGTCTTTATTCTGAGAGAGCCGTACATGAACAATCGTCAGCGTTTGTATCAGAATTATGGTTCTGCTTTCCCCTCTTTTGAATTTTTTTGTCAAATGATGGACCAATGTACGCAAAATTATGAATGTTTGGTCATTAACAACAATACGCAAAGTAATAAATTGGAAGATACCATTTTTTGGTATAAGGCAGAAGTCCATGGCGAATTCAAGATGGGTGCGCCAGAATTGTGGCGACAATCGGAGATGATGGCGCGTAACAGAGAAGACGACGATAACTCACAATTTGATCCACGTGCGTCTCAGAGACTGAAAGGGCCTGCCATTAATGTACAAAAACGATACTAAAGTAGAATGAACAAGAAAGTAATTCAAGTGCTATCTATGATAATAATTGTAGGAATAATACTATATGTATATTCATCGTATACGGAGGGATTGGAAGAGGAAAGTGTACAAGGCCCTTTACGTTGTGGTGTCGATCTACCCTCCTGCTCAGGTGAACATGTACGGTGTATCAATGGATATTGTCGTTCGGATGTGGCGGCGACTTTGCCCCCTTTTTCCGATCTGCGTATGACACCGCCAACCTCTTATTGACCATAATAAAACCTCACCAATTGCTAGAAAATGGCTCATCCGAAAGCAATGGGAATTGGCGCGATGCTTGTATTATTGGTTATAGCAGTGGTTGTACTGCCGATGGTTGTGCGTTATATTGATCGTATGGAACCTCATTTTGTGATTTCAGGATTTCAGGATTTAGCGCAAGCGCAAAATGAGTCCTCCAGCGGACCTGTCCATGTCCCTGCGCAGGCATCCAACTCAATGGCCAGCATGTATCATCCGGATCCTAACACGAATTATATGTGCGGATCACCAAACGGTAATGGACAATCCTGCCCGGAAGGCACTTTTTGCGATGGCCCATCTCAATCATGTGTCCCCACATTTATCGGCGGTGCCGTGCCCGATATTGGTTACTTCTCATAAATAGAAGGTATCAAAATCATATCATATGGAATATTTGTATGATATGATGTTGATAAGAATGAATGAACACATTGTCTCGTTTATGCACTGTCAGGGGTCACTACCGAATTCTCAGGAGTAGACGAAGTATCCGCTTCATCTGCAGCCACCTTCTCCATCGTAACAACCGGCTTCTCTAGCTTACGCTGATGTGCCAAATCACCCTGAACACCAAACATGCTATCGAATTGACCCGCCGAAGAACCACCTGAAGTCGATGCACCCACCACTTGCTTCGCACCCTTGGTACGCTCCTCGAAGAACTGCTCGCGAGAGTCCTCATTCTCCTTGTATTTCTTCATAAGGCTGTTCAGTTGATCATTGTTGTACTCCTGATCCTTGACCTCGTTCGGAGAGGGGTCCCACGGAGTCCACTTGCCTACCTCGCCCAGGAAGATATTGTGATACTTATCCTTGGACTGAAGCTTCTTGGCCTTGATCTCAGCCTCCTTTGGATTACCATACACACCACGAACCTTGACGCCGCGCATAGAGGTACGGAACTCATTCAGAGCATAGAACTCCTCCTCTAGCTTTGTCTTGTGTGTATACATAAAATCATCATATGCTTCTACAATCTTGGTCTTGTTCAGATCGGACTTATTCTTCTGAATAAACGGACCATACTGGCTCATCACATCGTCCAGACGCAGACGATTCTTACGGCAAATCTCCGCCGACGCCATCTGATCGGCTTTCTCCAGCTCCTTGCAACGCTCATCAAGCTGATCATTGATGTTCTTTACGAGTTCAACAGTGTACTTCTCGAGGTTCTTAATCTTCCAATCCACCTCGTATGCATGGAGAAACTTCTGGAAGAAGAAAAGCTCCTTTTTATCGAGAACTTTCTCCGGGCTGATAAAACTTAGAAGCACATAGCGCTGGCCTGGAATTTCGGTATCCTCGTCCAAAAAATCTTCGATTACGGCGTTGTTGTCTGAGCTCATCTCTACAATCTTTCAGTCAGGGATGCTTTAAACTCAAGCGACGAATAATATACCGGCTCCGACGAGTTTTTTTCTTGCGTGTAAATATAGAATCATGGTTGGTTACGGATTTGCTGAAATTGTCAATCGCATCATTAAGTACCTGATCGAGGGTCTCGTTATCGCCGCTGCCGCCATCTTCATCCCGAAGCGCGCCCTGCCTCTTGATGAGGTCGCCACGCTCGCCGTCCTCGCCGCCGTCGTGTTTGCCGTCCTTGACGCGGTCTCGCCCTCCGTCGGTGTTACTGCACGTCAAGGAGCCGGATTTGGACTTGGAGCCAACCTCGTTGGATTTCCAGCACGTTTGTAAGTACCCATTTTTTGAATAAACCCGAATCCATTCGGGTATTAAAATAAAATACGGTATGACCCCCACCATATGACACTTTCCTAAAATCATTAAAATAACATATTTTCTAAATTACTAGATATTATGTTGTTGGATAAAACAATTAACCCCGCATACTTTGCATAAATTCTCGAGCACATAGTGTCACGTCGTTCAGATCACCCCGTTGAATAATTTGATGAATCTCAGAATGAAGTTTCGAATGATGAGTTCGAACTAGTGTTATCTGAAGATTCTTACGACCGACCAGAATGGGAGTCGCGAGAAAGGTAGAGAGCTTTCCATAATGAATTTTGGAACGAGGGCCATAATATTTGACTTGACCAATATGACTAAATGTCTCATCGATCAGATCGATCCCTTTATCGGTAAGAGGGAATCCTGCATAACGTTTATGGCTAATAGGAATATCCTTGTAGGCATAAAAGCAGACATTATGAAGTTTCGTGAGATGAATCGCCGAATAATATTCAAAGCGGGAGGGGAGACATGACATGGTTGCCATGCGTTGTTCGAGAAATTGGAGATGGAGTGAAAGCGACATTTCTGGATAATGATACTGATCATAAAATAATCAATTTTGTAATTTCTCGAACATCGAGAACATTTTTAGACCTTCGTGGAACAACTTTACATCCCCCAGAATCTTTCGAGCCAACGCTCTTGTATTTTTATTTCGATACGAAGAGAACATCCATATCGTCGAATTATATTTTTTCCAGTTCTGGTATTGACTGAAATCCGAACAAATGGTCACATAGATACTGTATAGCTCTTTCTTATACGCCTTATGAGTATCATCCGCTGGAACAATACCAGGTTTATCAATAGGCACAAATGAGTCCTCAAAAATCAAACTCATCCATTTTAACATACGTTCCATTTGTAATAAATCTAATTCACGCTCATCGTCGGTTTCAGATCGAACAAGCGTAGGAGTCGGGGCGTTTCGTCCTGAAAAATAAGTTGTATAAAATCCAGCTAGACTTGATGCCATGATAGGGGCAATGTTATTGACTACAAGATGATATAAAAACTCTGAACCTACACTCGCCATCTTTGTAGAGAGAGTGTATTTTTATTTAGATACATTTTGTATCTCTGTATTTAGAACAATCGATTTTTTTGGTATATTGATTGGTTTAGCCCATTGAATAAAGGAGTTGCTAAAGTGGAAAAGGCGATTTGTTATACCGTGAATAACTTGCGTGATTTTATGATGAATCGGCTCAATGACATGATGTTCGACTGTATGTTTTACTGATTTAACTACAGCACGTACGTGCTTTATCCCTGGCAATTCCATAAATAGTTCGCGCAGTGTTTTAATGATTTGTGTTTTGTTATTTAACCATAACACCGCCGCGCGAGTGGTATCGGATGCGGTATTTGTAAAAGGATACCAGATACAATAACCGACCCATTCGATATATTCTTTTAGAATCATTAGATCTTTGTATAATAATGTAGTGGATAGATCTCGCTTTCCTTGAATCCACTCATATGATGCGTTTTGTATGTTATGATAGATCATCATTGGCGCGTCCTGGATAGAAATTGTTCCATTTTGAAGTTTAAAGATACCATCCATCAATCCCTTATTTCTCTCAAGAGTGATATAGATTAATTTTATACACGCAGCACCCTTTAACAGGGAAGGTGTACTAATAAAATCAAACTGTGTATATTTCTGTGTAACAAGAGAAGTACACACATAAGCAGTAAGATGTGGCGTGAGACCAAAATAGAATAGAATGAAGATATGAAGAAAACAGACAGAACAGAAGAAGGATATCACGCCCGTTCGACAGTGTCGTTTTTTGATCCGATTTTCTTTTAATATATTGATGCTACTTTGAATAGATAACAGCGCGTTATGCCTTATATCCTTATGGACTGCATCTGGATTATCTTGATTTTGTTCCTGTAATCGGGCGCATAGTTTTTCGAGCTGGTCTTCCATATTGAGTAATTTACATAGGAAATTTTGTATCAATCAAATTTTAAATTTTATGATACAAACTACAGTAAAATCCCGATTCTACCCTACGTAGTCTTAATAAAGCCCCACTTCATTTCGTCGCATATCTTTTGCCACGTCTTATCCTGTAAATACAACTTATCACGATTCTTCAACAGGGGAAAGCACGCCAGATATTCATCCATTTCCAGCAACTCGCAGAATTTATAAAGAACATATCCATATGACAAAAAGTTGCGTCGACCCTTCGGACAATGTTTCTTGAAAGATGGCTGAATCTCGCGAAACATATGGCGTAACTTCTCTTCATCTTCGCGTGACATGAAGGGAGCATTTTGACCATTCAGACGATTAATAATATGCGGAATATGTTCATAATATTTCGAACATTTCATCTTACGAAGAATTTCACGCAACTTTGTAGGCTTTAATGAACCCATATTGGTAATACGTTCTTTCTTCAATTGTAGTAAAATTTCATCATATACGTCGGCTGGAATTTCAGTACTCTCCTTGGCCTGGAATTGTGCCAACCATTCATTAAAGTGATTGATCTTCTTATAGGCATAATAGCAGACTTCTCGGGGTGGATCTTTATAGGAAGGCTTATCACTGTCTACCAAAATGAATTCTTGATGGCCGCATTTAGAGCATGTCAGATTCGCTTCGTTGAGACACATAATCATCTCATTTCCACAGCTTTCACAATTTGTCCAAGGATCATCATATTCCTCCATTGTATTTCTGCCCATGGATGGATCTTCGATCTGTAGATAATCATTCAAAAGTTGATTGCGTTGAAAGCTTTTTTTCTCTTTCGAGCCTTCTGTTTTGTGCTCATTTTCACTAGAAGAAAGGGCAAATGAGTTCGTAGCAGAATGTTCATCCTCTGCGACTTCTTCTAAAATAGCCAAAATAGAACCTGGCTTTGCCTTATTGGATACAAAGTTTGCGGTACCCTGCTGGATTTGATCCTGGATATCATAATAATGATAGAGAATATCGCCCGTTCGAAGATAATAATCCATCATTTCTGAACCGTCTTCGATGGAACGAATTTTCTTTTCCAACGCTTCGATTTCTCGCTCTACTCGCCAGATCTCCATATCAGATGTCGTTTCACTCATTTTCTTTTTAAGAACATTTTGTTCTTGTCTATACATTCCAACTTTATCCTTTTCTTCCATCATACTTTGAATTTTTTGATGATGAATCGCATCGAGTGTTGTACGGGCCTCTGGGTTACTTCGTTTTGAACTCTTTACTTTAAAAAAGGCACTCTCACTCATGGCCCTGAAAGGTACTTATACGGTATGAGTGGTGTGGTTTTAAACCCTCCTTTGTATGTACTGCGTTTGATTCGTGTGAAAAAATCGTACGGGGAAGCTTTTTAGGCGCCATAAAACAAATATTCAACAGTGATCTGTTCCGTTGGTTCTACGCGATGAGCACGAATTCTTTCCATTAATTGTTCCATTCTTCGATTGAATTCGGTTTCTTCCAAATGAAGGATTCCTGCTCGAGTATATCGAAAAGGCGACGGATACATTGTCGATCCTTCTTTGTATCGATCTGGATTAAATCGAAGAAATACGATTTTTCGAAATCCCACATCCTCATACAATTCTACCATACGTTTCTCCTCGCACGAATAGTTTACATGCTTATTTTCATCAATTTCGATCATTAGACAGTGCGAACCAAAATCAATGGCTACATCGGGTCGGCGACGTGAACACCCCCCTTCGACGATCTTGTCAAATCGCATCGTAAATTTCTCCTGGAAATTCTCCTTCAATTTATCAACGACATGGTGTTCTTTTAACTTATATTTACGGGGAATAACAGCATCTGGATTCAGAACACAGTAGCAACGGAAGCAGTAGGGGTTCCATTTGGAACCAACAACCGAAATCATATGACAATGTTGGCATCCGCTCGAGGGTGTACAGATAATACATTGATTCTTCTGTTTCTCATGAGGGCACATATAACTCCCATCACACTCTTTACATATTGATTTTCGTTTGTCATGTTCGCATATGAGCCGACCATCACAATCTACACATTGATATTGTAGTTTATTATGTTCACATACGTTTTTACCATGACATGCTACACAAATTGATTTATAATTGCCATGGATGCAGACTTCTGATCCGTTACATGCTATACAACGACTTTTTCGTAGTTGATGTGGGCATATTGCGCTCCCTTGACAATCAACGCAATATTCTTTTCGTTTTCCATGATCGCATATATCGTTGCCTTGACAATCAGAGCATCTGCTTTTTAGTTTTTGATGAAGACATATACTTCCACCCTTACATGATATACAACGACTTCTACGCTTATTATGGAGGCATATACTCGCTCCATGACACTCTACGCAATTTTGTTTAATTCGATCATGGACACAGATACCCTTTCCGCCACATTTTTTACAAGAATATTTATGTGTTCCATGAATGCAAAGAACAGCCCCATTACACGCTTTACATTGGAATGAATATTTACCATGCTCGCATTTCTTACGTATGTATTTTGGTTTCTCTTCTGCCATTTTTACATATTATTTACTGTTCTAATCGATCAAATTTTATAGATATATATTATTTTACTGATATAAAGATAATATGATATTTTTATTACGATTATCGACAAAAAAATAGAAAATTGGTTTGTTTAAAACTTCCCGGCTAAATTTTAAAAAGATGTGTTTTCCCAAATTTTTTTTGTATTCTCTAAGTATAAAACTAGAATGACTGGTGGCGGATTGATGCAACTTGTAGCTTACGGCGCCCAGGACGTTTACCTGACTGGCAACCCCCAGATCACCTTTTTTAAGGTTGTGTACCGCCGTCACACCAACTTTGCCATGGAGTCTATCGAGAACCCGTTTAACGGCGCCCCGAACTTCGGCAAGAAGGTGACTTGCACCATCCAGCGCAACGGTGACCTCATCCACCGCATGTACCTCCAGGCGACCCTCCCGCAGGTCGCTCTCCAGTCGACTGACGGCTCTGGCGCTCAGTTCCGTTGGCTCAACTGGATCGGTCACAACCTCATCAACTACGTTGAGATTGAGATCGGTGGTCAGCGCATCGACAAGCACTACGGTGACTGGATGCACATTTGGAACGAGCTCACCCAGGAGGCCGGCAAGCAGGCTGGTTATGCCAAGATGGTCGGCAACGTTCCCGAGCTCACCAACCTCCTGTACCAGGGTGGTTCGTCTTGCGACAACGATTGCTATGGCGGTGAGCCCCTCACCTCCGAGGTCATCACCTCGTGCGCCCCGATGTACACCCTGTACATCCCGCTCCAGTTCTGGTTCTGCCGCAACCCGGGTCTGGCTCTGCCGCTCATTGCGCTCCAGTACCACGAGGTGCGCATCAACCTCGAGTTTGATTCCCTGAACAACCTGTGCTGGGACTACTCGAACGGTTCGTCGGATGCCCACGCCATCCGCAACCGTGTCGGCCAGTGCGGTCTTGCCGCCGCGTCTCTCTACGTCGATTACATCTACCTCGACACGGATGAGCGCCGCAAGTTCGCCCAGGTCTCGCACGAGTACCTGATCGACGTCCTCCAGTTCACTGGCGGTGAGTCCATCACCTCATCGGCCAACAAGCTGAAGCTCAACTTCAACCACCCGTGCAAGGAGCTCGTCTGGGTCGTCCAGCGTGACTCGTACGTGTCGTGCGATGACTCCGTCATCAACCCGTGGAAGGGACAGCAGCCGTTCAACTACTCGGACTGGTGGGACCGCTCCGTGCTCGAGTCGGGCTACTCGGTCACCCGTGTCGAGGGCATGGCTGGCAAGAACCCGGTCGTCACCGCGCTCCTCCAGCTCAACGGCCACGACCGCTTCCAGGTTCGCGACGGCAACTACTTCAACTTGGTTCAGCCGTATCAGCACCACACCAACATCCCCGCTGTCGGCATCAACGTTTACTCGTTTGCCCTCCAGCCGGAGCAGCACCAGCCTTCGGGCACGTGCAACTTGTCGCGCATTGACAACACCACGCTGCTCCTGACTGTCTCGAACAACGCCGTCGGCACCAACCTGTCCTCGACTGTTCGCGTCTATGCTACCAACTACAACGTTCTCCGCATCATGTCGGGCATGGGAGGCCTTGCTTACTCGAACTAAGCACTTTGCGTGGTTTTGTACTACGTTTTGTATTACAACTAAAAAATAATAAACATTAATATATTTTTTAATTCCGATGGTCGGTAGATAAAAAAGATATGAAAAGTTAAATATGTAACACAGGGTTGATAAAATTGATAATAAAGAACTATATCGTGTAATAGTACGCAATCGAATGGAAGTAAATGGCGAAGCGTATCACGAACAGCAAGAGCAGCAAGAAAAAGAAGAATGTGTGATTTGTTTGGACGAGGTAGAAACGGAATGGAGGGAGCTAGCGTGCCAGCATCGTTATCATAAACAATGTATAGAGAATTGGATTACCGTTCGTGCGAAATGCCCTATGTGTATGAAAAGTATAAAGGATAATAATGTGGAACATATAAATAATAATTTGGCAGAGGAAATACACTATATTGCGATTCGGCGATTTCTACTATTTATATTCTTTATCGTGTCTGTTATCGTCGTGATGGTGTTATGTAGCCAATAATATAAAATTGAAACATTGATGTGATCATAAAATAATCATCACATCATGCAGCACATGAAGGAAATCATCGCCAAATACATTCGTACATTTACTTCCATGAAGATCACCTATCCTATGCTTGGAAGATGGAATGTTCAGCATGACACGGCTACGATCCATTTCAAGATTGATCAAGCAAATACAGATCATTCATGCTGTGTGCTACACGATTTTCAGAAACAAAAAAAAGGAAGATAAATATCTTTCGTATTATCTATGAACATGATTTATATACTATAGTTTTAACATCTTAATTACATATTTTTATAGATGAAATATCATTTATCTATAAAAGAATCTGCTGAGCCGGAATCGAACCAGCGACCTGATGATTTCCATCATTCTAAACAACTACAGTCATCCGCTCTACCAATTGAGCTATCAGCAGTTGAGCCATCATATGGCTATCTCCGTAGGAGATAATGAAATGGCATTTTTTACGCAGTAACAAGTTTAACGAAGTACAATCCGTGTTGTTTCAGGGTGGGCTTTATATTTTGAATTTCGTGTAAGATACGTAATATGCGATGATAGAACAATCATTTTTCTAGCCAGATGAACCTCTTTTACAAAATGATAATCCTCCCTTTCAGATTGTGTGAACAGAAATCCCTCTTTAAACAGGGATGTTTTGATTGCGAAACTAATTCCAATTTGATTTGGTAGAATGCTCTGGCAGAATGGCGGAGGAACGATTTGATCTGCATCAATCATTCGAAACGAAATAAGCTCCGCATTTGATAAAGTACTGGATTCTTCCATTAGTTTTTCGATATAATTTGGAAGAATGATATCATCGTCATCTACAAATCCAATCCAAGGAGTAGTGACCATAGACATTCCAATATTGCGAATCTGACCTGCCTTGCCGTGTTGATTTGATGAAAGAATACCTTGTTTTTTAATACTTATATATAAGAAGCGAGTATCTTGTAATAGTGACAACATAGATTCATCTGTTGGCGCACATCCGTCAAAGATAACAATTGCTTTCCATCGTTGATTGGTTTGCTGACGAATAGAAGTAAGAGTTCGGAATAATGTGACACGATCTACTGTTGGAATAATAAATGTAATAAATGCGTCGGAGTACATAGAAGAGAAAGCACGAATTTGTTCTAGTGTCGTGTCGTATGAATCAAGATAAGCGATTTCTTTTTGATAGGATGGAATTGTCTGAGTGGATGCAATACGTTTATGGGGGGCAACTGGTAATGGAGCAACGGGTATGGATGGATAAATAATTTCATTAACTGGTTTTGAATGAATCGGGGCGACGATGGACGATGATACAATGGTCGAAATGTCACGTTTTCGAGGGAGATTACGATTCGCCCACGATGACATACTTTACTATATATTTATTTATTTATATTCTAACACTCATAATTATGATATGTGTTTTCAATATCGGAGTGATTTGCGTACTGATATCCGATGCGCGTATGATAAGCATACCAATTACCATGTGGCATCAAGCGTTTCCAATATTGATCTAGACAGCCTTCATGACATTTACCGCGATTTCGTAGAATATCGCTGCTGATCCGAAAATTATTTAGTAACACCCCCATATAATTTTTGTGAACAACATATCCAGAAGTGGTTTGAGAAGAATAAACACGACGAATGTGTGGCGAATCAGTTGCTTGAGATACAAAATGATCATGTCCAAATGCCAATAACAATACATCAAATGAGGGGCATAAAGTTGATAATTCGATAAGCTGATCGTTACATTCAGGTGATATAAATGTAAAATCGTCTTCAAGAATTAAACATCGATTCCATTCTGGATGTTCAAAACACATTTCGATCGCTTTAATGTGACTCAATGCGCACCCTAAGGCACCATTTGTTGGTATATATTCTGCCTCTAATCGATATGTCTTTGAGAGGGTTGGATCAATCTTCTTTATTTCATTGATAACATGATCATTGCGATCGGTACGGTGAGCTAGATTGATATAAATGATCGCATCAATATGATCAAGATACGTTTGGGTCATTATCTTTCACTTTATCATGAATCTTTAGATTTGAGGATGGTGCGATCAAATATTATTGTTTTCCAAGAGAAATGGGAGTGACCGGATCAAATATGGCCCACCTTTTAAATTGGTGCCCTCCTGAAGAACATAGCTATGTACCTGTAGAATCAACATATCATATCGAAAATGAATTATTACATCAACAATTATATAATACGCAATCTGATATCAAACAATTATTGAATCGAATTGAACATGCAGAACAGAAGATCACGACATTCACACAGCAGTTATCAGAAATGGCAGATTCCGACATGGTGATTATACGATCGTAAAATTATTCAATATAGATAGACATGAATTCTGTATTGGGTATGAATTTTTTCGTATTCTGCTTTCTTGTGCTGATTGTTGTATTCTACTTTTCAAAGGAAGCTCGTGATAATGGACTGGCTGGTCATAACTTGAAGTCCCCATTCGGCTCTGACTCGGAGGAGGCGTTTGGAACAAGTCCTGGTACCATGGATCAGCTAGCATCCACAAGTGTCCCAAAATCGGATATCATTGATCCGAATCGTAAACCAGATCAGGATCTGGAAGATCACATTCAGGCCAATTTGACAAGCAAGGCTATTATGGAAATGTCACCACCCGGATCGAATGATTCAGAGTATGCATCGGCTTAGATCCGTTCATATTGATCTCGAAGATCATCCAATTCCCAGTGAATGCTTGGGCGTCCATCAGGGTACATATCATATGGAATGGCAGCAGTAGTGGGTCTTTCCAGTGATAAAAGAACATGGAGAGAGTGAAGCCTCCGCCCTAGAGGAGATCGAACATGTTTACATTGAGTCCGCCCTAGCTGTTTCCACCGCCATTCGAATTGAAGAGCCGTTTTCCAATCAGGAAGAGAAACATAGCATGCCCGTTTCCATATCAGTCCTTGATTCACTCGAATACCCGTTGCTCGGGCACCGCCTACTATTTCTTTATTATGCTGACGCAACCGTCTATCAGGATCCACGGTTGCGCCAACATACGTTTGACCTTCGTCCGTATAGAGAAGGTAGCAATAGGCGCTCATTAATAATAGATTACTTCTTTTTCTTTAGAATCGCAGCGTAGATCCCATTCCACCATCCTGTAGATAATAATGGCTCAGGAGTAACAGAATTATCAGATGTCAATCGAATTTCTTTTTCATATATAATTTCAAGTCCAAGATCGGCAATCGATTCCATTGTTCCATCACGAACATCCTGCCAATTCCAATCATCTACGACATAGATAAAGATGTCATCTAGGCAGTTGTAATAATGTGTTAATGCCATATAGTGCGCATGTTTTGAATGATTTCCATCATACACAAATACATTAAATGTAGGAAGTGTTGCGACATCTATCGCAAAACAATCATTTTCAATATACGTTGTAGTATTTTTACCTGTATATTTATGTAAATTTTGTAAGAAAATATCCTTTGGACCATTAAATTCACTCCAATTATCAATACATGTAATCGATGCACTGTTACCGTACATAGCTGAACAAACAGATGAACCCTTCCATGTTCCAATTTCAAGATACCGTATGTCCGTATGATTTAATAGATTATTGTAGAAATGGCGAGTTTTCGTACCGGTCATTCCTTCCATGGCAATAATATCTTGCGTAATCTTGGATAATCCCTGTTCTGCTTGTTCAAAAGCAATCGTAAGATGTGTTGTTAGATCAGTCATGGCTATGTTGTAGAATCTTTTTTTTTGCTAAAATCCAACACTGACATACATTTCGCTCTTCATTTGTTACTGTATTATTATGGTGTAGTTGATTATATCCTGGCCAATTATGTGATCCCCATAATTGTGTAATATAATCATAATTGCCCCATTGTCCAATTTCCATTATTTCAAATCCAGCTGTATGAAATAACATAGCAAGACCCATTGGAGTAAATCCATTAAAATGAAAGGGGGTAATGTGAGGAATATTAATAGTTGGTACAGATGTAAATACATATCCACCTGGTTTTACAATTTCATAAATTTGTTTGATAGCATCGAATGGCTGATATAAATGTTCAATCGTTTGATTAAATACAAAAAAATCAAATGTATTTTGATAGTGTTCTGAAATGGTATGAAGATCGTAGGGAGGAAATGGTAACATTGTTTTTTTGGATGAGGTGATAAACTCCAGTTCTGGATCAGTATCATATGTACAACCAAGATGCTCGATCGTTGTCAGATTATGTTTTTTCGTCCATTCCATAAAATCTAATATACACCATGTTCTACCAAAATCATAATGACCCCAATGATAATCATATCGTTTTACAGGGCATGGTGGTAGAGTTACATATTTATTAAAATATTCAGATGGAAGTTTTACTTTTGTATCATATATCAATTGTATTTCCTCTGTAGTAAACATATGATATATAAATATTACATATCTTTAAATATGAAAATTATACATGAAATCTGAAAATTTTATAGTCATTGTTTGGAAGTGTCAAGAAATCGACTGGTTTATTGGAATTTTTTTCAAAATCATGTACTGCTCGTGCGACATCTGCCATCCAATAATCATCTCCAAGAATTTGACCACCTGGTCTAACTTTTTTACTCCAAAAATGTAAATCATCTAATACATATTAATACTCATGATTTCCGTCTACAAATACACAATCTAGTGAATGATCTGGGATTTCATCTGTTGTGATTGACGTACTTTCTTTTCGAAACCATACAACTTTATTTTTATGTTCTGATAAATATGTAGTAATACAGTCATATAATTCATTAAATTGATTATTTGGCACAATTGGTATAGTACTCATGATATCATTGGCAAATCCATCATTTGGATAATATTTTATAGGATCAATCAATTATAATTTTTCAATCGATGTATTCTTTAAAATTTGTTTAGCATGTGTTCCATATCCAACTCCAACTTCTGCTACATTCTTGTAGTTATGTTCATTAATAATATTACTAAAAATTCCATAATAACATAATGCCCAGCCACCTTTACCTCCTTCATTTAATGAAACAGTGGATGAATAATAATCAGAAAGAGATGTCATTATAATAGCAATTATATCGTTTAAATTGGTTATATCCTGCCTAAAGATTTGTTCATCATGTATACTTCAGAATGATTCCAAAAATATCATTATGTATCCCAACGTATAAGCGTTTTGATAAATTTCTATCTACCAATCTTACGCGATATTTGGCAAATCCTTATATCGATGAGATTGTGATTTGTGACGAAAATGGCGAAGATAGTCGAAAAATTTCTGCTCAATTTCCAAATGAATCAAAGATTAAAGTATATACAAATGAAACGATACTGGGCGCATTTGGAAATAAAAATCGCGTTGTATCGCTTGCATCAAATGATTGGGTTTGTTTAATGGATAGTGATAATTATGCACCACCCTCCTATTTTGAAGCATGGGTATCATATATCCAGTCAAACGGTATATCTTCTAAAAAGGTATATCTACCAATGTACACCATTCCTCAGGCTAATCATGCTGGATTTAATTACACCGAGTTTCAACATCTACAATTAGATATTACAACTATTGGACAGTATAGTATTGACTCGTTATCATGTATGCTTAATACTGGCAACTATATTTTTCATAAACAAAATTATATAGAATCCAATCGGCACCTTACCGAATACCATCAATCAGGTGTAAAATGTGTACAGGATGTAATATTTAAGTCAATTTTATTATTTTTGAATCATTCTACCTTTATATTAGTGCCAAACATGGCATATGAACACATTGTTCATGATGGGAGTGTATTTTTAAACAATATACATGACTATCAACAGACATATGAACAAATTAAACAACTATATCGTAATATTCTCAATCATTTCGACACGATTGAATCAAAAACGGTCACCTTACAGAAATGGCAGCAAATGGTTAAGCCACGCAATGAATTGTTATATAATTGTTCAGAACACGTGTATCTAAATGATGAATGGGTTTCGTTTCCGATTGGAATGGGTTGGTCGATTATAAACCAATCATTGTCATTAAAAGAACTCCAGCACGGTAGCCATAATAAGTTAGTATTATGTGCGATTCGAACAAATACTGATCAACGACGAAGACCTACTGGATTAAACAGAAATGTTATAGTGGAAACTCTTCAATCTCATCAAATAGAAAATATAGAGATGGAATCGTCGGTATATTTCAGAGAACTTCCAACGTATAAATTTGTGATATCGCCTGAAGGGAATGGAATCGATTGTCATCGTCATTATGAGGCATTAATGGCAGGATGTATTCCTATTGTGGAAGACCGTGATAATATCCGAGAAAAATATAAAGGATGTCCTATTTTATATACAAAAGACTATTCTGAAATTACAGAGTCATATTTGAATGAAAAATATAACGAAATGATTCATACTGAATATGATTTTTCACGTCTATTAATGAGCACCTATCCTAAAATGGAACAATATCAAATAAAAGAGAATGGAAACTATTGGGCGAACCGTTTAACGGGTCGCCTATGGTATACCTAAACACTTTGTACAATAATACAAAAAGAAATGAAGTGTACACTTGTCACTGCGTACTATCCAATTAAATCGAAATTTTCAAATGAGAGATACATGAACTGGGCTGCCACTTTTCTTCGAATCAAGACGCCAATTGTTTTATTTACAGACAAATCGATGGAGAGTATGTTTCGACAACTGAGAGGTAATCTACCTATTCATATTAATGTATTGCCATTTGAACAATTAGAAACATGGAAATTATATGAATCAAAGTGGAGAGAACAGCATCATATGGACCCAGAAAAGGGGTATCATACACCTGAATTATATACAATTTGGGCAGAAAAGGCATTTTTTGTAGAGAAAGCAATTCAGTCGAATCCATTTCAAACTGATTTCTTTTTTTGGTGTGATATTGGTGCCTTTCGTGATTCCTATGTTTCGCAAACGATTCTAGATAGCTTTCCTACGACACAATACTTAGATTCAGATCGAATCTTGTTTCAATCGGTAGGTGATGTCACGCCTCATGATTGGATTCAAAGAGCAGATGGAATTCGCGGAGAAGTTATTTCATCGACGTGGAATGATATTCGTCTGGTAGGAGGATTATGGGGTGGAGGAAGATCTGCGTGTTTACGTTGGAAAAATGCCTATCAGCGGATGCTAGAAGCCTATTTTCGTGCGGGACGTTTTGCAGGAAAAGATCAACAAGTGATGTTATCTACTTATTTAGATGATCCGAAACTGGGACTGGTTGTCCGCTGTACGAAACCGTATATTGACGAATGGTTCTTTCTAGAGCATCTCTTATCTGATCTATCTGAACGATATGAGATTAATTCGACTTATTTGAAACCATAATACGCTCGTTTTTATACCATTCTCGAAGAGCATCATTTGTTTGCCCTTTACTATTAAATGAAGAGGCGCAATGAATTTGATGCCACACCAAGAATTCAGGGATATTATATAATTTTCCCCCCGATAGACAAATTTTCATCCATAAATGATAATCGTCCATTGCGAAATTAATATCGTTAAGTTCCCATGTACAATATTCTCGTCGAATGAGTGAACTACTATTAATGATGGGGTTATGACGTTCGAGTATTATCGGATCAATATAACCCGATTCCAATGTAAGTTTACCATAACGTTCGCCGAAATATTGACAAAATGTTCCAATCACAGCCGCATCCGATGCATGTGAATAGATCGCATGGACCTGTCTTTCTAATTTGAGAGGTTCCCATAGATCATCACAATCTAGTACAGCAATCCAATCTGTTGTAGCAAGTGATACCAAATGATTTAAACTTTCTACTTTCCCTTTTAGTGGCGGACCTTGAATAACCACATGAATACGCGAATCGGATGTGGCATATTGAGAAGCAAGTTGTGCAACCATACCGCCATCGTCCCCGTGCCCATTTACACCAATCCACAATTCCCAATCAGGAAAAGTCTGTGATCGAACGCTTCTTATACATTGCTCTAAGAATTCTACACCATTAAATACAGGTGTTAGAATGGTTATGAACACCATTAGGATATCATATCCCCATCTCTTTATATTAAATCTATTTATTCAATATATGGCGTCCGTTGTCATCCCACTGTGTTCAGGCTGTCAACAATCGGCACTGGAAGCAGGTCTACTATGCGATGTATCAAATTCAACTATACTAACCGTATATAGTGATAATATTGTTAGATTGCGAACATGGGTCATTACGAATGAAATTAAACAATCGGTCACTCCATATGAAATGACGCCACGGTTCTGCCAATGTAAACATGATATTCACGATGTAAATGATACACTTAATACGCATGATACACTTACATCACATTCCGCAAATGTACCTTATTTTAATATGACACAACTTCGTTCCATTTATCAAATTCCAGATCCGAGCGCCTCTGCGTATGTAGTGGGTGTAGTGTCGTTTGGCGGTGGATTATATGGAACGGTTGATTCACAAGGTGTACTGACAAATGGAGATGTTCAGGCATACTGGACATCTATTGGAATCGCACCGGCAAATCATCCAAAAGTAATCGTAATAGGAATTAATGGAGCAACAAATCGGCCAAATATAAATGATAATGGAGCAACGATGGAAAATACATTGGATGTAGAAACAATCGGTGGTGCGTGCCCAGGTGCCAATCTGACTATTATTTTGTACATTGCCCCCAATTCATTCAACCAGTTTGCTCCATTATTTAATTATATGTATTATACGAATGTAACAGTGAATGGTATAAATTATAAACCGAATATCATATCCTGTTCATGGGGTGCGCCTGAGATTTATTATACAAGTTCACAATTGTCGTCTATTAATTCAATTTTAGCAACAATAACTAATGCTGGTATTACGATATGTGCTGCAACAGGAGATTATGGATCCAATAACGGAGTGGGTGGAACAGGAAATTATGTCGATTTCCCCAGTTCGAATCCGCATATCACAGCGGTAGGTGGCACAACACTTGTATGTCCAAACAATGTATATGATGATCAGACAATAGAAACGGCATGGATATCTGGCGGTGGCGGTATCAGTCGAATTTATTCCAAACCAGCCTATCAATCCCAATTATCAGGGACAATGCGTATGACACCCGATATTGCCTCGCTTTCAGATCCTAATACAGGTGTTCTTTTTACAGTAAATGGTCAATCTATCGTAATTGGAGGAACAAGTGTGGCTGCGCCTACGATTGCTGGATTTTTGGCGGCAATTCGTTATACGCAATTTGTTAACCCAATGTTGTATCAAGCACCTTATTCAACTTGCTTTCATGATATTGTGCGAGGTTCAAATGGTTCCTATTTTGCGAATATTGTTTATGATAATTGTACAGGTTTGGGAACTATAAAAGGTCAAGCATTATCTTCTTATATTCTCAATCCACCCATTCTAGTATCAGGAATTGTATTAAGTTCTAACAACGTCAGTCTAACACCGACACAGACGGCACAATTATCAGCAACAATATCACCAGCGAATGCAAGCAACCAGGAAATTGTATGGTCCTCAAGTAATCTAGCGGTAGCCACTGTGTCAAATGGTCTTATTACTGCTATCGCCATGGGTTCTGCCAACATTACAGTATCAAGTACAGATGGTTCAACTATTTTTGCGATAGTATTAGTAACTGTTACATCAGTACCTATTATTCTTGTATCAAATATAGTATTGAATCAAACCTCTGCAACACTTCATCCTACCAATTCACTCACGCTGACAGCAACCATTATACCGTCTAATGCAACAGATAAAACGGTGTCATGGAGTTCTAGTTCCACTCATGCAACTGTAAATTCATCAGGTGTTGTTACCGCTGTTTCTGCGGGTAGCGCAGTAATTAGAGCAACGACAATAAGTGGTAATCTAGTAGCAACATGTACATTAATCATTAGAGTACCTGTCACATCATTTAGTATTTCTCCTACATTAACTACTATAAATACTGGTTCAACCAGACAGTTGATGGCAATGGTTGTACCATCCAACGCTACCAATAAGGCTGTAACATGGTCTTCTGCGAATACAGCGGTCGCAACCGTGAATTCATTAGGAGTGGTAACAGGCATATCGACTGGTTCTACTATCATTCAAGCTCAAACACTGGATGGCGGATTCGCCACCACATCATCTGTAATAGTTATCATCGGAATTCAGAAGATAACGCTAAATACAAGTAATATATCGTTATTAAAAGGGACAACATTTCAATCAATTGCGACAATCACACCATCCAATGCTACAAATAAGATAGTGACATGGTCATCTGCTATAGCAAGTATCGCAACCGTATCATCTACGGGATTAATTACAGCAGTAGGAAATGGAACAGGTATTATCTCTTGTTTTACACAAGATGGAAATAAGACAGCATCTATCATTGTTCGCGTAATGACTCCTGTATCTTCTGTACGATTAAATCAAACCGCCATTACTCTATCTAGAAACGCGACATATCAATTACTCCCCACGATCTCACCGTCCACCGCATCAAATCGAGCGGTAACATGGTCTAGTAGCAATTCTGCTATTGCATCAGTTTCCTCTTCTGGTAATGTGCGAGGCATTGCCATTGGTTCTGCTGTGATTACAGTTCAAACTTCCGATAGGTCATTTCGAGCGGCATGTAATGTAACCGTTCGCGCATAGACCTAAAGATCACAATATCATATATGATTAAATGACATCACCGATTGTTTCTGTGAATATTATGGGAGGACTAGGAAATCAGCTGTTTCAAATTGCCGCGGCGTATGCCTATGCGAAACAGACGAATGGCAGACTTCAGATTGTTCGTAAGATGGATAATGGAAATCGTCCAGTGTATTGGGACAGTGTTGTGTATCGTATCCAGCCTTATCTCGTATCGCATCTTCCATCCTATCTAGAGCATTGGCATGAACCTTTGCCCACACAGTATCGAGAGATTGGAGCGTTGCCACAGAATGGTATTTATCTGAATGGATATCTACAGTCGTCGAAATATTATGGTACAGATGAAATTAAACAAGAAATCAAAGCACTTTTCCGACCCCATCCTCGTTTACAGGCAGATATCTATTCAACGTACTCACGACTAATAGAAAATAAAGAGCGCGTCATTGTGGTTCATGCCCGCCGAACTGATTATATTACTTATCGTGATGTTCATGGGCCGTTGGAAGGAAGTTATTATAAAGAGACAATTGGTCGAATGATGAAACGTATTGAACATCCTATTTTTCTGCTATGTAGCGATGATCCTTCTTATTGGAATGAAATTCGTGACGATATACCTGATGTATTTCGTTATGAGCATATCATTCTTAATAAAGAATCTGATATTCGTACCTTTACACTATTACAACAATTTGAGAATTTTATTATGTCCAATTCGACATTTATTTGGTGGTGTGTATGGCTTTCCTCTGCGAAACATGTCATGGTGCCGTCAAAGTGGTTTGGCCCCGCTGGGCCGGCACATTATGAGGACATTTATGAAGAGTCGTGGGAGAGAATCTAACACCCATATGAAGTAACACGATGTTCAATATCAGAGTAATTATCATATTGATAACCAATCGCTGGAAAGATGCCATACCAATGCCCCCTTGGTTGTAGTTTTGTCCAATAAATATCAATACAGTTTTCATGCCTTTTTCCAAAACGTTCCATATCATATGTTGCCGCTTTCATATTTTGTAATAAAGTGGGAATGTAATGTCTACGTATGAGATAAGAGGAAGTTGTTTGAGAGTATAGTATTTTTTTGATAGAAGGAATGTCAGTATCTTTATATTTTACAAACTCAGTGTTATATGATAATAACCCTACATCAAAGAAAGAATGAGATGTACATAACAGTTCTATTTTATTATTTATCTCTGAATCAGGACGAAAGGTAAAGTCGTCTTCTAGAATAAGAATGGTATTCCATTCAGAATGTGAAAATGCTTCGGTGAGTGCTTTGATATGACTTAATCCACAACCAAGAGCACCAGGTGTTCGATGAACTGCATCAATTCGGTAAACTTTTGAAGAATCGACACCCCATTTTTGTAGTTCAACTAGAATATGATCTTTTCGATCCGTTCTATGCTCTAAATTGATGTATAATATTGCATCAATATGTTCCATTTAACTTTAGGATATGACATTATCTTTATATCGACTTAAAATAAATAGATCGTATCTATGATAAAATGATCATTGCATACTGTTTTATTGGCTCATTGCCAGAGTATGCAATTGACACGGTTCATCAAACTCGATTGTTTTTTGAAGGGGATATTTATTTCATCGTAAGTGATCTTACTTCTCCATTCATTTCTATACTAGAAGATAAATACAGAGTGATTATTGTACCTCATGTACCACTGATTGATCATGAGTTTAATCAATGTATTGAACAATATATTCATAAATTTACGATTCTACATGGAGTAAAAGGACGAGAACGTCTGTTTGTATACGCGTTTGAGCGTTTTGTTGTATTATATCATCTGATGTGTCAACGAAATCTTACAAATGTATTCTTTCTTGAATTGGATAATTTGATTTACGATGATCCATTGAAATGGGAAGAATCATTCTGTCAATCTGAGATGGCATTTATGTTTGATCATTACGATCGATGTGCGTCAGGTATTTGCTATATTAAGAATTCATCGATTCTATCTGAATTCCGCACGTGCTGTATGAATTATATTATTCATACAGATATTACAAGGCGCTTTATGACTGAAATGCAAGCACTTGATGTATTTTGGAAAGAGAATAAGTCTCGTGTACAGATTTTACCTACTCACTGGCCGTCTATCTATGCTCCACCAGAAACATCTGAGAATTATCATCGATATAATCATACCATCTTTGACTCGGCGGGATTGGGGATTTATTTTGGAGGGATTGATACGCTCCATACAGGAGGGCTGATTATGACTGGATTGCGCGCACCATGGTCGGCCATTGATTACAGCACCTATTTGTTTGAATGGAAAGAGGATGAAAAAGGGAGATTGATCCCCTATGTGTTTCAACAAGAACGACCGATTCGAATCAATAATTTACATATTCATTCGAAACAGTTACTGCCACATCTGTCAAAAGAGCGATAAGAGTTATTATTCACAATCAAAGTTAATTGTAAACGGATATTTCAAGAAGCAAAAATCACGCCATGTGGTATGTGATCCATAATCACGATCGTGCTCTGTCCATCCAAATAGACGCTTTCCTTCATGCGCCCATTCAGGAAAGGGTTTCCATACATTATAAGTAAAAGTAAATATCAAATTCATAATGGTCATTTCGTTACATCGGCAAATCGGATAATCGTTCATAGCATTGACCAACACAGTGAACAGATCATGTTTGAGAAGAGCGGTATCGTACATCCATATACAATTCAAAAAATATCGTTCGCCAAGAATAGATCGATCGTATGTTTGAAATAACCGATCTGTCACTTCAGGATTGCGATCCGTCTCGATGATTCCACCAAATCTTTTTTCAGAATCGTATGGAGCAGCATCGTCTGGTGCCATAATGACACCGTCACATGGTAGATCGGCAAGGATCTGGATTCGATCAAAGACACGGAGCCCCGCATCTAGATAAATAACACGTTTCCATACCTGAAATGCTGTGCGAAATACGTGAAACTTATCCCATTGTGTTAGTTTGGAGAATTCACGATTATCACATGTGGGTCGAATGGGACAAGATCTATACTTTTCTACAAGAGAATCTGTATTAATATGTTCTACGCGCATAGACGTTACCTTATAATAATCCGTAAAGTTCCGAGGTGCATCGAATCCAACGGTAATCAATACGAGATCACCTGACCATTCGCCACGCGAACGAACATCTATAATGGTTCGTTTCGCTTTATGAAAATAACCCTGATCAGTAAGTGTGACAACAACGGTCGACATTTATTATAATTCATAAGAGATTATGGTTTAGATTGTCTAATATATAACGCATCCCCCCATGCGTGAACAGTCATTTCTGTCGCTACTCGTGTAAAGCCATATCCCAACAAAAACGCATCGATTTCACCGATAAGTCCGCAACCCTTATACAGTTCCTTTTCATTTACTTCAAGATAGATAGCAGCCGCATCTTTAATCAGATCGCCAGCGCCTTTAAGGGCCATCAGTTCTGCACCTTGAATATCAAAATTCCAAAAATTATGTTTGGATAGATCGATCTGATTTTTTTCTACAAAGGAACGAATGGTTGTGCTTTTTTGAACAATATTTTCTACGTAGGTTACCCACGGGTGTTCTTGTGCATGCGTTCCGAACTCCAATACACTAGAAGATTGGCCATTATTGGAGACATGAAAGGTAACTTCTTCGTCATCCTTATCGGTAACGACCGCATGATATACATTAGGTATACCACGTTCTTTTGCTTCTTTGACCTTTTGAGGAATAGCATCTAGCCAAACTACATCGCTTAGAGACAAGTGTAGCTGTTGATAGAAAGGGATTTCCTCACACTCATGCGCACCGATATGGAATGCACCAGTAATGGAAATGCTGTTTACAGTTAAAATATCTCTAATTCGTTCATAAGGGATTAGCATATTTATAAACAAATGATATGTAAGGTTTAGGTTCATAAAATTGATGATTCGGTTGATGTAGAGAAAAGATAACCATGTCGTTTCTCATTCAGCCTAATCTTTCCACGTCCCCTGTTCTCCCCGTCCATCCCTATACCTTTCCACTTGATCCGTTTCAACAACATGCGATCGCAGCCATTGCGAAAGACGAAAATGTTCTTGTCTGTGCCAAGACGGGTTCAGGAAAAACTCTGGTAGGAGAGTATCAGATTTATCATTCCCTACAAAAAGGAAAACGTGTATTTTACACCACTCCAATCAAATCCCTTTCTAACCAAAAATTCTACGATTTGAAGCATCAATTCGGCGATGCCAGTGTGGGAATCATGACAGGAGACATCAAGTTCTGTCCTGATGCGCAAATTGTGGTGATGACGACCGAAATTCTCAGAAATCTTCTATACAAGCGTGGTTCCACAACGGAACATATTGGATTGACGGCATCCTTGTCCATGGACAATGTGGATGCGATTATCTTCGATGAATGCCATTATATCAATGACAAAGACCGCGGAAAGGTATGGGAAGAGACAATGATTCTCCTTCCTTCTTCCATTAATATGGTTATGCTTTCGGCTACCCTGGATCATCCAGAGTATCTGGCGAATTGGTTGGGAGAACTAAAACAAAAACCGATTCATTTGATTGAGACACATTATCGAATGGTCCCACTAACACATTATGTATTAGGAAAGGAAGATAAGATGCTCTCTATTATGGATTCGAAAGAGGTATACTATCCAAACATCTATGTAGACTGGTTTCGCTCGTATCATGGTCGGCAGAAAGAGCTTTTGACCTTTCAGCAGAAAGTGATCGACTCGCGGAAAGCAGGAGTGAAAGGTGGCGTGGATGGTAAAGTACATTCGTCTCATTTTGTTCATCGCTTGAATGAAGTTATCGTCATGCTCCAAGAAAAAGAGCTACTTCCAGCTCTCTTCTTTGTTCTCAGTCGAAAGCAATGTGAGTCCTATGCGGCTAAAGTGGAGCACAGCCTTCTTGATACATCTGATACAGCGACGGTCAAACATATTATTACCTTTCATCTACATCGTCACATGAAAGACTTGGAGAAAATCCCACAATATCACCAGATTTACGAACTATTGACTCGAGGTGTCGCATTTCATCATAGCGGATTGCTTCCCATTCTGAAGGAGATCATTGAAATTCTATTTACAAAGGGATTTGTCAAGATGATGTTCTGTACCGAAACGTTCGCAGTGGGGCTAAATATGCCTACCAAGACAGTTCTATTTGCTGGATTCAAGAAGTATGATGATACAACGGGTTCCATGCGAATGTTACGCAAGGATGAATACTTTCAAATGGCAGGACGAGCAGGCCGTCGTGGAAAAGATGATAAAGGTGTTGTGATTTATCTGCCGGATCGAGAACCAGTTTATCCTGAAGAAATGGAGACGATGATGAAGGGGGCGCGGCCGCCAGTAGAAAGTCGTATGGATTTTCATTATGATTTCCTTCTGAAAACGCTCCAATCCTCTGCGCCAGACCAGCCACTCAAATGGCTTCAATTGATGGAGCAGAGTTATTGGTTTCAACAGCGTCGAAAGGACTGTAGCGATATTCAAGCAGAACTAGTTTCGTGTATTACGAAGAAACAGGCGTTGAACCTAACAGAACCATTCTTGTCAGGCTGTGTGAAACGGATTGCTTTTGAACAAAAAATCAAAACGACAGTAAATGCTGAACGAAAACAGGTTCAACGCGAACTAGATAGTTTGAAGAACTCGCAAATGGGTCCGAAATGGACGAAAGCGCTCATGGACTATCAGGCATTTCAAACGCTGGAAAAAGAACAACAATCCAAAGAGGAGTGGCTTGCGGAGTTGGAGCAACATCAGGACAGTATTCAGCCAGTAGTCAACTTCTTATGCCATATGGGATATATTCGTCATTCTGATGCACAGACACTGACAAATAATGATCTAGAACTCAAAGGAATATTGGCGACAGAAATCAATGAGGGTCACCCTATTCTCATGACGGAACTCTACGTGGACCAGACATTCCATCATTTATCGGGAGATGAACTGATCTGTGTTCTCGCAACCTTTCAAGAGAAGAAAGATACAGAGGACCAACCTTCGTTGTCTGACCTACGTGTATCCTATAAAGTGAGAGGAGCCATCCAGCAACTTCAAATTATGGCAAAGGAAATCGAAGAGATGGAATGTCGTACAGGATATCCAGTAGAAGGGTATTGGAACACTTCTACTGTGATGGTGGAACCGATGTGGCGGTGGATGGAAGGCGAACATGCCTCCGTGATTTGCGCAGAATATAATTTATTCGAAGGTAACTTTATTCGAAGTGTTCTTAAAATCGCAAATATGTTGGACGAGTGGCTATCGATGGCGACATATTGCCAGCATACCGAGCAAGTGGAGAAAATCACGGAAGTTAAGTCACGATTGATTCGCGATGTTGTGGTTTCAGATAGTCTCTATTTGCGAATCTAAAGAGTTTCACCTATTTATTATTAAAATGACTGCTGTATGGTATGAACTTGAGATTCTGTCACATAATGACGCCCAGACCTTTTATCCGATTGCGATCATGAATCGTTCGGACGCGAATGCTGGTTTTGATCTTTTTTCTTCGGAAAATGTCCATGTAGAACAAACCCCTGTTCTCGTTCCATTTGGTATTACAGTACGCCTTCTAAAGGTGGAGCCGATGCCGCATGGCATGCAGAACGAGGTGGTTAAGACGGATAGCCATTTTTTGCTGATGCCGCGTTCATCGATCTACAAGTCGGGCTTGCTGATGGCCAATTCGACAGGTGTGATTGATAAGAGCTATCGTGGAGAGCTGAAGGCGCCTGTGTGGTCGATGACAGGTAATTCATCTGTTCAGGTGGGCGATCGTCTGTTTCAGATTGTGGCCCCTGATATGGGCTGGATTCGTCATGTTCGTCTGGTTGATTCCCTTCCTGATACGGAACGTGGTGCGGGTGGGTTCGGATCAACTGGAAAGTAAGACCTAAATGTATATGAACTATACTATATAATGTCTATCTACACAGATCATACATGGGAGGGGGTAACCTATAGATGGCACAATACAACCATACTTGATTCTATCACTACCCATCGCGGAACTCGTGTAGAAATGATGCAGCGTCCCAAATGGGGTATTGCCTGCTACATGGACAATGCCATTCAAAGTTGTGAAATCGATGAAGAATTGTACCATGAATCACTTGTTCATCCTATTATGTCTAGCTCAACCTGTCCAAAGCGCGTCATGATCATTGGAGGGGGGGAAGGTGCAACAGCAAGGGAAGTTCTGAAATATCCTTCAGTGGAATGTGTGGATATGTATGAATGGGACAAAGATGTGGTTCAACTATTTCGATCAAAATATCCTCAATGGGCGAAGGGCGCATGGGATGATCCGAGACTTCACCTTTATCACGACGATATTTTTAAAACCATTGAAGAGTATCCAGTGGAACGATATGATGTTGTGATTATCGATCTATTTGATCCATCGGTGGAAACGTATGACTTATGGAAGCATTTGCTTCAACATATTGTTAAATGGGTTCGATCAACAGGATCGATTGTGATGTACGCTGGAATCCGAGAGCGAATCTCGAGTGAACAGCCTTATGAAATGCTAGCCAACATCATAATGAACTTATCAGGGGATTTGAATACCCATTTATTCAAACAATATATGATACCATATCATGTGTTTGTTCCATCATTTTTAGGAGAGTCGACGTTTATTCATATTAGCCCCACACCTCATTTTAAAATGAATCGCGCAGCGGAGTCACATGTGACTGATTTGATTTGGAAATCGTATCAGACATTCAATTGGTAGATGGTGTTTTCCATAATGTATAAGTATTATTTGATGCTATGGTGGAGGGTTGAATAGGTACAGGAGAGATAATCGGCGTATAGGACCCTTTATCTTGCTCCTCACGTAATCGCATTAATTCACTTAAACTCTTCTGATTTTCCTGGTATAATGCGTTATTACTGGGGCGGTCTGGTGTCATCATTTTATGTTTATCGAATTTGCGCATACCGCATACAAAAGGGCCACTCATTGTTGCTCGATCCTCCGATTTAAAATTTGATGATCGATACACATCTAGAATAGATCAAGCATCATGGATCAACCCAAAATGTCAGGAACGGAATATCTCGAGAGTGTCTTCGGAAAACGGATCGATCAACCGCCACCTTCCATTCGGGGCATTCTCCAAACCAAAGATTATGATCGGTTTATGATCTTGAGTGACACGGGTGATCTGATCCATGAATTCCAAGGTGCCAAAGCAGCCAATAAATGCTTTCCAGGTGATCATGTGGCCTGGATCAACGATCAATGCGAATTAGAATTACGTGATGAGCATCCACTGATCGTTGGAACACTTGAATTAACTAGCAAATCCACGTATGGAATGACCAAACGAAAACATTTGATGTATCTCTTTACCCCATATGACAAAAAGTACCCCCATTTCATCGTTGGATCATCGGAACATGATCGAAGTCACAATCAGATCGTCTTGATCAAATTCGAAGATTGGACAGGAACCTTTCCACGCGGATCCATTCAACAAACACTTGGCCTGTCGGGCAATGATCAATCAGAACGCGAAGCACTGATCTGGCAGGCATGTCCTTGGAAATATCCGAAATATAATTATGAACCCGTTTTACAATCCGCAGCGAATCGTACTCCATTGATCGGACACACTTTCCATATTGATCCAGAAGGTTGTCGTGATGTAGATGACGTCTTTACCTTTGAACAATTGGAACATGGATGGAAGGTAACCATTACAATTAGTGATGTCGCTGCCTATGTGGAAGACGGAGGTGCGGTTGATATCATGGCATCGCTGATTGGTCAAACCTTATACGACACCGATGGACACGTGTTACGACCCATGCTTCCTTCTGAATATTCAGAGAGGGCGTGTTCGCTTCTTCCAGGAAAGGATTCGCATGGAATTTCCTTTCAGTTCGTATGGAATGGACAAGCCATCCAGGAAAAAAAGTGGTTTCAATCGGTGTTGCGGGTGAATTCGTCGTATACCTATGACGAGTTTCAACATTGCGATTCGCCCTACAAGCGCCCACTATGTGAGATCGCATCGCATCTAGCAAAAGAACTCGTAAACGATACGCATGATTGGGTAGCACAAATGATGATTCTGTATAATACGGAAGCGGGAATACTATTAAAAACCGCGAACCAGGGAATTTTGCGAAGACATTCTGCGCCAAATCGAGAGAAACTGGAGAAATACAAGACATATGTTCCTGAGCTAGAAAAACTGGCGTTTTCCTCTGCGGAGTATTGTTTGGCGGAAGAGAACGATACGCAACATTATGGTTTACTAACCGATACGTATGCTCATGCATCGAGTCCCATTCGCCGCTATGCTGATTTGTTAAATCAGCGCGTTCTTACCTTGCTCATTCAAGAATCCGATGAACGATTTATTGTTCCACAGGCAATGTACGACATGAATGTGCGCGGAAAAGCAGTCAAACGATTTGCGAGGGACATGGATTTTCTGAAAGCGATTCAAACAGGTCATACACAATTTACTGGGATCATTATTGATACATCGCCATTAGAAAACAATTGGATGAAAATAAAAGTGTATGTTCCAATGTGGAAGAGGATGATTTCTACACGATATCGATCTATCTCTGACCATATCGTCCTATCACGAGATGAAACTCAAGAAATTGATGTCACGCTCTATCGCAATGTCAGTATTCATTGTGCCTTCTCTCCCAATGCGAGGAATTGGAAAGAACGCGTGGTCATTCATTTGATATAAGTATCGTTTATTGTATTTTATATTTTTAATATGATATGCTAGTTATTCTAAGGGAACGAAGTATCATTATCAATCATATTTTATTTCCAAACACGTAAAATTGACGCCGACAAGAGTCTAGAGCTTAGACAACAGTTTCTATCTCCAAGACAGAATGCCCGCAGGTTTCAATCAAGCTTCTTCTGATATTGAGTCGGTCGTCGGTGTTCAGTTCAGCATCCTTTCACCGGATGAAATTGAGCGCAGCTCGGTGGTAGAAATCACCTCGCAAACACCGTATGAAGGTAATGAGCCAAAGATTGGCGGCCTCTTTGATCCTCGCATGGGTGTGCTCGAAAATGGAAAAACATGCCGCACCTGCGGTCAAACGAATCATGCGTGTCCGGGTCATTTTGGTCATTATCGCCTGACCCGCCCCGTGTACTACATTCAGTTTCATGGCATGATCATGAACGTTCTCAAGTGTATCTGTATTCGTTGCTCGAAACTTCGTATTGACAAGGACCATCACAAGGAGCTTCTTCATCGAAAGGGTGAGGCTCGATGGAAGGAGGTGTTGGCTCTATCGTCGAATGTCAAGCGTTGCGGTCAGGAGTGCGAAGATGGCTGCGGCGCACCGCAACCGGATAAGTTTACACGCGAGGGCATTGCGCGCATCGTGGCGCACTATAACGATTTGAAACAACAACAGCCGCTGGAAGTGGAGTATGTCCATCGCTTGTTCCGCCGCATCAGTGATGAAGATGTCGACTTCATGGGTCTGAGCCGCTATTGGTGTCGTCCGGATTGGATGATTTGTACGATTCTGCGTATTCCGCCGCCGCAGGTGCGCCCGTCCGTCGTCCAAGACAACAATCAGCGCTCAGAGGATGATTTGACCCACAAACTCTTTGATATCATCAAAAACGACAAAACCCTACAACAGAAAATCGAGGGCGGCTCGAGCAAGAATGTCATTGATGAGATGACGAATGTCGTTCAATACCACGTGGCGACGCTGGTGGATAACGAGATTCCTGGTGTCGCGCCGTCGGCGCAGCGTAGTGGTCGCCCGCTCAAGTCCATTCAGCAGCGTCTGGGTGGAAAGGAAGGTCGTATTCGTTATAACATTCAGGGCAAGCGTGTCGAGTTCTCTGCTCGTTCGGTCATTACGCCGGATCCGAACTTGAGTGTCGCGGAAATCGGTGTTCCGCTGGAGATCGCAATGAACTTGACGAAGCCCGAGCGCGTGACTCCATACAATCTGGATATGCTATACAAGCTCATTCAGAACGGTCCCGATAAGTGGCCGGGTGCGAAGACGATTGTGCGTAAGGATGGACGCATGATTTCGCTGAAGCACGTGAATACGAAGGAGATTGTCTTGTACAACGGAGACGTGGTCAACCGACACTTGTTGGACAAGGATATTCTGCTCTTCAATCGTCAGCCGACCCTACATAAAATGTCCATGATGGGACATCGCGTGAAGGTACTTCCGTACAAGACATTCCGCATGAACGTTCTCTGTACTCGCCCTTATAATGCTGACTTTGATGGTGATGAAATGAACGCGCATATTCCTCAGAGCTATGAGGCAACAGTAGAACTAGAAGAAATAGCGGCGGTGCCGCACCATATTATTACACCGCGTCATGCCAAACCGATGATTGGTGTGTACCAAGATACACTGGTGGGTTCGTATCGCTTGACCCAGCCAGGCATTGAGTTTACTCGCCGTGAGTTCATGAACTTGATGATGTGGAACAAGCGTTTTGATGGCGTGATGCCGACAGCACGTGTCGGCTCTGTGGGGAAACAGCGCTGGACGGGTCAGCAAGTGCTTGGTGCTCTTCTTCCGCCCATCAATCTCGAGATGGGTAATAAATCATTTGATAAAGACAAGGGTGACAATACCGAATCCGATAATTATGTAAAAATCGTACAGGGCGATATCGTACAAGGTGTAGTAGATGGTGACATTTACATGAAGCCGTCAAAGGGTATCATCCATGTGGCGTACAATGATCATGGCCCGAAGGACACGGTTGACCTCCTGGATTCTCTTCAGAATACAGTGGAGAACTTCTTGGTCCTAAACGGATTCAGTGTAGGCATCAGCGATTTGATTGCAGATGAAGAAACAAATAATACCATTCGAGCAAAAATTCAGGAGCGCAAGAAGCAGGTCGAGCAGGTGATTCTACAGGTTCATCTTGACTTGTTTGACAATAATACAGGAAAAACCAATCAACAAGAGTTCGAGGACCAAATCTTTGGTATTCTCAATCAGGCGACATCGGATGCGGGTTCGGCCGGCCAGCAGTCATTGTCAAGCGAGAATCGTCTGCTTGCCATGGTTCGTTCGGGTTCGAAGGGTGAGCCCTTGAACGTGGCGCAGATGATGGCGTGTCTGGGTCAGCAAGCGATTGAGGGTAAGCGTGTACCTTATGGCTTTACGGATCGCACGCTGCCGCATTACAAGAAATACGATGATAGTTCGGAGGCGCGTGGATTTATCGAGTCCTCGTTTATCCGTGGTCTGACTCCACAGCAGTTCTTCTTTCACGCGATGTCTGGTCGAGAGGGTCTCATTGATACAGCGGTAAAGACTGCCGATACAGGTTATATTCAGCGTCAGCTCATCAAGTCAATGGAGGACCTTACGGTTCAGCATGATGGAACGGTACGTGACACAAACAACAACATCATTCAATTCCATTATGGCGAGGATGGTATTAATCCGGTGAAGATTGAGAATCAGAGCTACCCAATTGGTAAACTGTCGCACGAGGCGATTCAAACGGAGTTTGGTATGCGAAATATCGACTGGAGTACCGTTCTAAAAGACGGAGTTGTCCGTGAGAATGAGTCGGGCCTGCTTGCAGAGTACGTGGAGGAGCTGATTCACGACCAGTTTATGATGGTAGAAGAGGTGTATCAGAAGAAGTCGCTGGATGGAGGCAGTGTGTTTGCGCCTGTGAATCTGGCGCGCTGGATTCTGAATATCAAGAACCGATTTGCGCTAAAGAAGGAGGAGAAGACTGATTTGACTCCGAAGATGGTGCTTGATGGTATTCGCAAGGTGATGGTACGAACTCACCCGCATCACAAGATTTGGTGTGCCCTTCTGCGATTTCATCTGGCTCCACACAAGCTGATTATTGAAGAGCGCTTTACAAAGGATGCATTTGAGGTTTTGATGGAGATTATCGTGGTGAGCCATATGAAGTCATGGGTTCAGCCAGGTGACCAGGTGGGTATTGTGGCAGCACAGTCCATTGGTGAGCCAGCGACACAGATGACTCTGAATACCTTTCATCAAGCAGGTGTGGCGAGCAAGTCAGCTGTCACTCGAGGTGTGCCCCGTCTGCGTGAACTCTTGAAGGTGACACAGAATCCGAAGGCGACTTCGCTTACCATTTACATGAAACCAGAGTATCGTAACAATAAGGAGAAGGCACGTGAGATAGTACAGGATCTTGAGTTGACCGTGCTGCGCAACATCACAGACAAGGTAGCCATTTACTGGGATGAGAAAGACGAAACCACTGTGGTGGAGGATGACAAGGAGCTGATGAAATTCTATCAGTTGTTTGAGCAAGGCCTATTGGACGACGAGGAGGTAGACAAGGAGGCATTGTCCAAGTGGGTGCTTCGTCTGGAGCTGAATCGTGAGGAGATGTTCAATCGTAATATTTCCATTCAGGAGGTGGTGTCTGTCATTAAGACGCAGTTTAGCAGTGAAGATATTAATGTCGTGTACAGTGATTACAACTCAAATAAATTGGTCATGCGTATTCGTATTCCAAACAAAACCGATAAAGACCGTGACACGTCCTCGCAGTTGGATGATTTCACGAACTTGAAAAAGTTCCAGAATAAGCTGCTGAACAGCATTGTGATTCGTGGTATGCCAGGCATTAAAGCGGTTACCTTCCGTAACGACAAACAGTATGTAGAGATGAAGGAGGGTAAGTATGAACCAGTGGAACAATTTGTATTGGATACCGATGGCTCCAATTTCATCAAGGTCATGAATCACCCAGCAGTGGATGGTACGAAGCTGTATTCGACGAATGTGTGGGATGTATATGAGGTGCTTGGCATCGAGGCGACGCGCGCGATTCTCTTCAACGAAATCAATGGTCTCTTCGAGAGTGTAGGTGTGAACTATCGACACATGTGCCTGCTGTGCGATGTGATGACGCGATTTGGCCGCCTCATGTCGATTGACCGTTATGGTATCAACAAGAATGACATCGGTACTCTGGCGAAGGCATCCTTTGAGGAGACAGAGAAGATCCTTTTGAAGGCTGCCCTGTTTGGAGAGGTGGACCCTGTCACGGGTGTATCGGCGAACATTATGATGGGTCAGGCGATTCGTGGTGGAACTGCATTCTCGCAAATCTTGCTAGATGACCAGATGCTGCCTGAGTTGCTGAAAGAGATTGATGTAGAAAAGAATAAACTGGAAGATGAAGAGGAGGGTGATTTGTCTCAGTTGGAAGAAACGGGTATTTCAATGTCGGATCCGTGCGCCGCGACGCAGTTCCAGATGAACATGGTGATGCCACAAGGAAAGGCAGTCATGGATGAGGATGATATCGAGGTGAATATTCTGGCATAAATTACGTAATGATAAATATCTATCATATTTTTATTAGATATAAAGAGCGATTGGTATGATAGATGTATGGAATCACAGGCTCTACAGGGACATACCTGGGAGAGCATTCGATTATATGGTCGAACAATCATATTAGAACGACCGCTTCTCGAATCTAACCAGTGTCAGTATATTCTAAGCAAGGAAGAAGAGTCTCTACATGAATGCCGAAAACGAATTGATGTATATGAAGAATCCCTTATGAACGGGAAGAATTGGGAATATTATAAAAAAATTGTAAACCCATATGAATTAGTCTATACACAAAAGAAATATCCAAACTTTCCAGAGTCCCTTTGTTTTTTGAAGCCCCTTTCACGATCCTATTTTAAGATGATTGAAATGGCAGATCTCATTCATTTCTTCACAATGTTTCCAGGAGAGATGATTCGAAGTGCGCATGTATGTGAGGGTCCTGGAGGATTCATTGAGGCATTGTTCGACGAAGCGCAAAAATGTAATCGAAAAATACACATGAGTATTGCAATGACATTAAAGTCCAAGAAAACCAATGTTCCTGGGTGGAAACGTGCGTCTTATTTTTTACAAAAAAACAAGAACATTCGTATTATTTTTGGAGAAGATGACACGGGAGATATTATGAAACCTGAAAATCAACAATATTTTATAGATTATGCTACTAATGTTGAATATGGTGGAAAAGTTCACATCTTTACAGCAGATGGGGGATTTGATTTTTCATGCGATTATACAAAACAGGAGCAAATGGTGTTTCCACTCTTATTGGCATCTGTGAAGATTGGGTTCGAGTCTTTAAAAATAGGCGGAGTTTTTATATTAAAATTATTCGATTTTTATGATCCGATGACAGTTGATTTGCTGCTGTTTATGTCACATTTTTTCGATGAGTGGACATTATACAAACCAGGAATGAGCCGACCGTGTAACCCCGAGCATTATTTTATTGGAAAGGGGTTCGCAGGCTGCTCCGATGAGGCATTAGATGTTCTTCGTATATGGTGTAGTATGATAGAGAATCGTCAGCCATTGGATCGACTATTTCATACAAGTGGTATCACTCATGTATTTCATGAAATCATCGAAGAATTACGGAAAAAATCGTTCCATACACAAACGGCGTATCTGGAACGAGTCTTTGATATGATTGAAAAGAATGATGAGGAACAAATTACACAGTATTTGATAAAACATGAACGAACCAGTTATGAATGGTGTGTTCGATTTAATGTCCCGATGTACGCCCACCGCCTCCATTCAATTGAGGAGTCACAAACCGATCCACAAGTTTCTTGCCAATAATAACAGAGGCCTGATGTTGACTAAGATTACCCTGTGCCATGCGATCTAACATCGTTAGCATGCTTTGAATCGGAGCAAGATCTTGTTTTTGAATGAGTTTTTTGAACAGTTCGGGATATTGTTCCACAAACTCAGGTATGCGCTGTTTAATAGTTTCATCTGAATCGCCTTGTGCCATCCAACGTGCGACATCTTGCACCATCGCGCGAATAAATCGTGCGCGCTCGGCAGGGCTATAATCCATTGGGCGCGCTTCTGCTTCGGCTGTGGCTTCTTCCATGCTTTGACGATGAACAGGGGGCATCGATTTATTTGGGTTCGACATCTTGATCTGAAGAAGGATAGAAAATGGGTTTATATTAACGCATATATCAATAGATAATGAATTCAGCAGCGGATGCGGTTCCAAATGACAACAATACAAATGTACTGAAATCCAAACAGGTTGCTCCGCTTCCCATTGGTCCCGGGGGGAAGAATGCTACTAAAAATCAAATGAATGATACGAATACACAATTGGCCATGTTAGCATCACAGGCAACAGCTAATACATTATACGATCCGCCTGTCCCAAAGCCTGTTACAAAACAGTTAGTTCAGCCATTTTGTTCCGGGCCAACTGTTCCGTTCCCCTCTATGATACTTGTCCTTGCTGGTGTATTGATTGTGTATGGGATTGTTTCGAAATAGTATCGCCATACGAATAGAATGGACTTCTTTGGTGGAGATCGATGGTCCGATGACGAGGACGATGAAGAATATCAGCAGAATGAACAGCCGCCTAAGGGAGTAGAAGGCGAATTTTCAAATCATATACTCGCTTTAAAGCATAAGATCTACGATGAAACGGTATTATCACCAAATATGGATGAAGAGAGTGCACAACAAGATAGATTATTAGATGAATATTTGAAGCATATTAATAAAGTATATGTGTTGGCAGTTGTTTCACAAAATGGTAAAAAGAATGCTAGAAATTTAGATGAATTTCCAAAAGGAGCACAAGAATCGATTCAGAAAACATTGGATTGGTTAGAAATATTTTTTAGTAAAAATCGTATTCCTGATACCATCCCTTACATTCATTATATTCGAAATCAGCTTCATGTCTATCCGTTTGTTCAGGATAATTCTTTTATGAATGAAGAGTAGTATGTTCTCTACACGTAAAAATATAACGTGTCCGCCAGGAACTGTTAAACGAAAGGGATATACACGTAAATTTCGTCAAAGTATTACACAATCTGGATTTACTGTACGTCGTAAGGGAAAAATGTATACGGTGCGTCCAAAAGCAAATGCTGTATATGTCCCTTCCTCATGTATCAAAGTCCGTGGTCCTGCGGGAACAAAATCCTTTGGAAAACTCCGGAAGGGAGACTTAATTAAATATGGTTATCAATACCGTCTGGCAGATCGTTTACGCCATAAAGCATTGGATAAAGCGGTTTCTGTCTATGGCGCGATAAACGTCTTTCATAAGCTTGATGCCGTGGCAAAGTTATCTGTGAAGACTGCGCCCGATGCGAGTAAGACATTTGCCCGTGATCGAAACTGGGTCCACGAACACTATATTTACAAAAAATAAACATACTTTTGTTCTATCATGATTCATGACACAGAAAAGGATGAAGATTAAAATGATAAAAAGAAGTTCCACACGGTTGGTAGTGGACAATAGGGAGATGTCAGCCCCGCCTCCAGATAATAATGACCCATCGTCATCTATTCGTACGGTACCACCTATTATCCCAACACCGGATGTGACAAATGTCCTATTGACGGATACTACACAAACAGATGATTCTAAACCATCTTTATTATCATCTACCTCTGTTGCGGCAGCAGCTATGGCGAGTAAGGTTACAAGCTATTTTCAGCCCTCGACGGAACCCCATGAATTATGGTCTTTTTCAAATGCATTATTTTTTCTCATTTTGTTTGTTCTTGTTATTTGGATCACATCATATGGATTAAGTACTGTGGTGAATATTCAACACATCAAAGATGATTGGGCGAATCAGCGATGTAGTCCATTAATTATGCCATTTGCCAGTTTTTTTGATGTTGATACAAAGGACAATTTTGAATTTTGTATGGGAAAAATCTTTAATACACATTCACAAGGGTATTTGGGTTCGATTGGTGGAATGTTTTCTGGTTTTACTGGACTTCTTCAAGGTATTTTTGATTCCATTAGTTCAATGAGAAACGTCATTGCATCCCTGGGTGGTGGTATCAACGTCATTTTTCAGGAATTTACAGAGCGTATCAGTACATTCTTCTTTCAACTTCGAATAAGCGCGGTTCGTATTAAAATGTTAATGGGAAGATTATATGCGATTCTTTTTTCGGTCATGTACATGGGAATGTCAGGAATTTCTGGTATGACTTCTTTTACGAATACGTTTCTCTTTTCCTTTTTGGATACGTTCTGTTTTCCAGGTGAGACCGAAGTCATGGTAGAAGAAAAAGGGATTGTTCGCCGTATGCCGATCAAAGATGTGAAGATCGGTGATGTATTGGTACCAGGTCATACACGTGTCACGGCAACCTTTCGATTCTATTCACGAGGGCAAGCAATGGTTCGTCTTGGACCTGTTCTTGTAAGTACGAATCATTATGTAAAGCACAATGGAAAATTGATCATGGCAGGAGATCATCCGAACGCGATCCCCCATGGTCCATGGGATTCCGATGATCATCTTTATTGTTTGAATACATCTGATCACACGATTCCAATCGACTATCTAACCTTTATGGATTATGACGAAACACCAGAGGGAGATGAAGCAACATTACAATGGATCGAAGAGAAGATCAATGCGAAAAAGAGCACTGCCACACATCACTCTTATGCGGACGCATGTTTTACAATCGATGAGACGGCCAAGATTCGAACAGAAAAAGGTTTGATTCAGGCAAAAGAGATCAAGATCGGCGATCGATTAACAACAGGTTCTGAGGTGGTCGGTCTGATTCGTCGTGAAGTTAGTGAAGTGTGTACACTCGCAAACGGTGTACGAATGACACCGGCTACGCTGTACTGGGATGTGAATGAATGGAAGCGACTGGGACAACATCACGCCTATCATAAAGTAAATTGTCAAATGGTATCATTTGTAGTGACACCTAACTCACAAATAGAGCTAGAAGATGGTATGAGAGTACGCGATTACATGGAGGTGTGTTCTCCGGATTCGGAGCAGCATTATTCAGCGTTGTTAGAATCCACTAGTAAATAATAACTAGTTAGTAATAACGAATCTCTCATAAAAGGAGATGGAATCAAAATGGCCCTTCATGATGATTACCTTCGGCCTATTGTTTGCATTAGGCCTAACGATTGCAAATTTAGAAAAAGAATCTATCGTGAATAATTGGACGGATCGCAGATGTGATTTGCCAGTCATGGCGGCAGCTGCTTTTTTCAAACCCGATGATGATTCACGAACCGGCTCAGGATTTGCCACTGATAATTTTGAATTCTGTATGAAATCAACCGTTGAAAAATTTATTACATTGTTTATGGCTCCGATTAATGCGATGTTTGGAAAACAAGTGAATGTGGCAGGAGATGCAATGAATGCTGTGAATGTGATACGAGATATTGCCCAAAAGGTATATAATGCATTTCTATCCTATTTGGACATCATGTTCAGGAAATTCAATTCATCTGTATTCGAAATGAGTCGAATCGTTCAGCATTTACGTATGGCCATGCAGCGCGCAAATGCAATGGCAGTCTCCTTAATTTATACAGGAATGAGTGCTTTTCGTGCAATGATCAATACCATTCAATTTGTCATTAAGGTCGTTCTCATCATTTGCGGTATTATGTTGGCGATTATTATTATTTTATGGTTTGTTTTATTTCCTGTCATTCCGATTATTTTAGCAACATTGGGAGCAGTGATTGCAGCAGTTATGGCATTTGCAGGGGTTCTCTCAAGTTCTATTTCGGATAGCGCAAATGATAAAATGGGTGGATTCTGCTTTGCGGAAGATACTCCCATTATTGTTCAGCGTACAGATGGAACGGACGAAACGAAAATGGCAAGTCAAGTGAAATTGGGAGACCAGTTGGCACAAGGTGGAGGAAGAGTGACGGCTGTCATTTTAATGGATGGTAAGAATATCCCGTTATATCAACTTGATGGAATCTACGTATCTGGTTCACATTTGGTAAAAGGAACAGACGGAGAATGGAAGTCGGTATCAGAAGATGAGCGTGCCATACGGTCGGACCGAACATCACCTGTTATTTATTGCTTTAATACGACATCGAATACCATCCCTATCAAATCTACATCAGACAATGTCATTTTGTTCAGAGACTGGGAAGAGATTAAGAATGATGACATCAATGGACAATTTATGTGGAATTATTTAATATCAAAGATACTTCATCGTGATACAAATTATCATGCGTGGAAATCAAACCTTACAATGCACTGTGAAACAGCAATTCTAGGATTGGAAGTCCTTGTAAAAACAACGGAAGGATTTGTACCGATATGGTCCTTATCAAACTTTGGAACAGTGCTAGACCGCAATGGAAAATCACAGCCTATTTTGGGCATCATTCATGGAGAAGTCGCAAATGCGGAAGAAACAAATGGAAAATGGCATACAGAATTGTATGTATCGGAGAAAGATGCGTGGATAAAGAGTCGTAATACGGTACAACATGGTTCAAATATTATTCATGGAATGACGTTGATGACAGAGAGCGGTGAATTTGCGATATGGGATGAACAAGAGCAGCGAGAAAAATGGATACGAGACTTTACGGAAGTAGGATATCAAACGATTCACGAGACCTATCCATTCGTAGAAGCGAGACTCCGGATGGGAAAATAGATTATCTAACGCGTATTCAGTAGAATGAAAACAGCGTTTCTTATCACTGGATTGATATTATTGTTAGTTGCGAACCTGATGATGGTCTATTCTAAACAGAGCATATCAGGCGAGGGTTACATGAATTATTTTTTGGAAAATGCGGGTTCGTCCGGTATGGGCAAGAATAAGTACGAGGCGATTGGCCCATTTGATGATGTCCGCGTGACCCCGAGCAGTGGCGGCAGTCAGTGGCGCGGAACCGCACCCAATGAGCCGCTGTCGGGTCCTGAGTTTGAGCCCGGTCTGGATAGCCTGTTCATGTTTAAGAACAATCAGGTGAAGCCTGAATGCTGCGCCTCCTCTTATTCATCTGATATGGGTTGCGTATGCACTACCCCTCAACAGAGAAACTACATTAACATGCGTGGAGGAAATCGTACGGTAGAAGACGGTATCTAAATCTCCCTAGTGTATCTATTTTATGATTATGATAAGAAATAAAAAGATTATCATAATCAATCGTTTCACCTAATAGAATGAGTTTGAACGGGCTATCCAAATCGGTTAATAATACGGCAAGCAATATTGTGAATCGTATTTCAAACAATCTTCCGAAGAATCTTCCGAAGAATACGTCCAATACCGGTTCATTTATGATGGCTCCGCTTCCTGATATGACTACGGCGTTCAACAATACTGCTAAAAATGTCAAGAATGCCGCTTCGAATGTAGTGGAAACAGTGAACAATACTGTTAAGAATGCCGCTTCGAATGTAGTGGAAACAGTGAATGAAGCTGCCACCAATTTAGCCAATAACGTGAAGAATACGATGAATAATAATGGATTTTCAGCAGTGACAGAACCTATTGTTGAATCGATAAACGGTTCGATGAATAATGACACATCTCCTTTCTTTACGATACCTGTTATGATTACTCTTGGAGTATTAATTGTAGCATTGATTCTGTTCATTGTTTTTCGAGATCAGATTGCATTTGGCTTATCAGTTGCTTGGCAAAAGACTAAAAACTTTTTTGCGGGATCTTCCGATAGCCCTCCTCCACCAGCATCTCTAGCACCTGTAACAGAACCATCAAACGCACCAAAAGATCCCATCATTGATCGTGGAGCTCTTAGTAACCTGCTACCAGGCAAGAAAGAGGTATTCAATGTTGCTACCGGCAAATATACCTATACCGATGCTGAACCGTTGTGTAAAGCATTTGGAGCAGAGCTTGCTACATATGATCAAGTGAAGGACGCATGGAACAATGGAGCTGATTGGTGTAATTATGGATGGGTGAAAGGCCAATCTGCAGTGTATCCGACGCAACAGACCACCTATAATAAGCTACAAGCGGGTCCCGAGGATCAGCGAATGGCATGCGGAGTTCCTGGTGTAAATGGTGGGTACTTTGACAATCCTGAATTACGTTTTGGTGTGAATTGTTATGGTTCAAAGCCAAGTGAGAGCGAAACAGATACACGATTTGCGGCGGGCGATCGATATCTTACAGCTGGTGCGCTAGCGTATGATAAGAAGGTACAAGACTATAAGGCAAATAAAGATGAGATTCCACTGAATCCGTTTAAGACAGGCGCATGGTCATCATAAATACTTAATTGTGTAAGAAACACTTAGCATATTAAGTAAGTTGCGGAACACCTTGATTCGACGGGGGTATACCAGATTGTTTGAGGACTTTATGCGTAGAGTATCCTCGATTCGCTTTAATAAATGTCATAATATTTACGGATTCATCTACACCCCCTCGTTGTTTATAGTATCCATGAAGCAATTCTTCTACTTTGGAGAGGGACAGTTGATTGGGTTCACGACTATCTTTTACTTGAAGGCGTCCATTTTGAATTTGTATAATCGCTTTCTCCATACCATGTTGTTGAAGAATAGCAATGATTTGCTTTTCATAATCGTCTTTTACTTTTCGGGCCGCTCCAAATTGCTTAAAAAAGGAAGAAGCCATATTACTATAATGTAACCAATATCGTACCAAGTTTCCAATACCGGGGTCGGCCATGGTGTTACTATTCCATATCAAAATTTAAATCTTTAGATTCGCATGTCTAGAAAATATGAGAACATGAAGGGCAGATTGTTGCTTTATTTTGATTCATCAACAGTACAACAAATGTTAGAATGACAACAATTAACATAACAGAAAAGATACAAAGAGCGATAATAAGATATGGAAAGGATCGTTGAAAGATAAATTGTAGGAAGGGTTCAATCACAAGTTGTTGAATATAATTTTTTGTATCAGAATTGGCAAGAGATAACGCGAATTGATCGATACGGCCTTTTAGCATATGAACGAAACGTTCATTATCTTTTGTCCGGTCCACCGGCATTTTGGTTAGTGTGGTGAAAATCTTCGCTCTCTTCTAATCGCTGTGGTCAGAGAACATGCCGACCTTCCAATCTCCAACTTACTCTAAAGTAATGAATCCAAAATCGGGGAATGTAGAGTCGTGTTATACCTTTATTGTGGAGAATAATGAAGCCGAGGAAAAGTTATCAATTGTCGCAGAAGAACCAGTCACTCTATTAACTCTTGAAAAAACTCTAGAGGGGAATACGGAATGGTGGAACAAATGGGTCTCTTCTTTTTTGGAGGCTTCTGCTAAACATTTTTCGAAGCCCTATACGGTTCACCACATTCATAAGATTACGAAACACCAACTTAACCATACGGAACATCATGTATTTCCGGCAAATGTGACATTTTATCCTCAGACCATTCGAATTCATGGAGGAGCATTCTTAGTGGAATGGTGTTATCAAATCACACCGGTCACGATTGAGATTCCGGATTTAACTGAAGAAGAGGAAACTCTTCCGGTTTCCCATTTATCAGATGATGTCCAAGAAGTGGATTTAGAAGAGGTACCGGTTGATCTAAATGCTACGGAGGAATCATTGATCCTTCATACGCCAACAAAGTTTTACGAAAAGAATAAGGTAAAAGAGGCTCGGCTAAAAGCAAAGATTGCAATGTATCGGGCTCAACACCAGATGAATAAGTATTATGAAAAATACGGTACGGAGGTAACGGACTCCGATACGGACGAAGAGGAGTCTTCAGAGGAGGATGAGGAGGTCCAACTTTGAAAAAGAGGTGTTCGGCAGATTTGTCATAAAATAATGCCCTCATTCTTTTATAGAAAGTAATGGCAGGTATAGATATGGAACGCGCCGTTTTAATCGCCCTTGTTGTGATCGTAGCCCTTTTCCTGGTTCACCAATACAATCCCTATTTCTTTTCATCGTTAGCATCATCATTAGGCTTTAGCGAGGGTTTCGCTGATGCCCCAAAGAAGGAGGAGCCTAAGAAAGAGGAGAAGAAGGAGGCCCCGAAGGCTGATGCGAAGAAGGCTGGATTTAAAGATATGAAGAAGGAAACTTTTGAGGATGCTAATAAAGAGAAGTTCGAGGATAAGAAGGAGGGATTCGCTGATCTTAGTGCGTATCAGGGCCCGGCCCAGTTTGGCTCCGCCGAGCAGCCGGCTGGATGCTACCCGCGTGATCAGCTCACCCCGTCTGAGCTCCTTCCGAAGGACATGAACAGCGTCTGGGCGGAGCAGAACCCGATGGGACCCGGTTCTCTGAAGGGCAAGAACTTCCTGAGCGCTGGTGCTCTGATTGGTGTCAACACTGTTGGACAGAGCATGCGCAATGCCAACCTTCAGGTTCGCTCCGAGCCGCCGAACCCCCAGGTTGCAGTGAGCATTTTTAATCAGTCCACGATCTCCCCGGATGTCAGCCATCGCCCACTGGAGATTGGTGCGTAAACACTCTTTTATGTAACGTACTCACAGAGATAACATGAAGAATCTATTTGGATGTCTTCAAGGTATAAGTATCAAACATGTCATCGTACTTGCCCTGTTTGGAATCATTATTTATGTGAATCTTTATCACCCTTATCATTTTTTAGAAGGATTTAGTGGAAAAGATGGATGGAATTTAGCATCGATGACATCTATGGAGAACGCACATGGCTCTGCGCCGGCTGGCGTCAATGCTCTCCCTGGTGAACCACAGTATCGACAGAATTCAGCCAGTCCGCCTGTCAATCCAGCGAATAAGAACGGTAATCCTGAGAATACTAATCCAGAGTTAAAGAAACAACCTATGTTTGCTTATTGAAAAGAGAATGATTGTACATTCTTATTTCAAATCAAATGAGTAGAACACATGTCGATCTTAGATACGGCATCGAGTCTATTCAAATCCATTATTGGTGGAGGCAATTTTCCAACCACCTATGTTACATCAACAATTGATGGTAAGAGCTATAAAGTACGTGATATGCCCGATAAACAACAGGCCGCAAATATGATGGCGACTCTTCGTACAAAGTTGGTGAAGTTGTGTGAAGCCTTGGAGAAAAAGTATCCTGACAAGCCGCAAGTCAAACAAATGGTTCGAAATTTTCGGGCGGACCCAGAACGATTTATGGAAGCGACCCCCGATTCGGAGCACACCTCTTCTACGGTTAATAAAGGCGAATCCATTCACATGTGTCTGCGTCAACGTGATGGACCCGATGAAAGCTTGGTGGATGAGAATGTGATGATTTTTGTAGCACTTCACGAATTCGCACATGTATGCACTGAATCGATTGGCCATGATTCAGAATTTTGGAACAATTTTGGCTGGTTACTGAAAGAAGCAGAGGCAATGGGATTATATCGTTATACTGATTTTTCCGCTCACCCTGTGAGCTATTGCGGAGTATACATTACTGATGCGCCTCGTTATGATCCGAAAAAGGATGGAACAAACTTCCAAGTAGGAGCTATGTATAAGAAGAAGGATTAACTCGTGAAATCTGTACCTTACTTTTTTATGTGAAAATGCCATAGGGATGGCATCCGAGATAGATCAACTCTTTTCTCCTCAATTGCTCTCCAGTTTCCGTGAGGGTCTTCCTCCGGTTCAATGTATGATATGGAGGGGGAGAGATCAGTATGATACCATTATATTGGATCGTATTTATCCATTTGATACCATCGATACAATTAAACGAATGATTTGTGCCAAATTTTCAGAAGATCGTTCATTTGTCCCACGATTTACCTTTGTGGGAATTCCCATGAATGCTGGAGCACCTACTATAGAAACAACTTATCTACCGATTGACTATTTATGGTATTCGAATGAATCTCACGATCCAAGTCATACTCATATATTGGCGCATCCGTTAAAGGCAATGACAGAAGGGGACGAACGATTTGTGACAAGTGATGGAAGTTTTTCGAGCCCCAATTATGAACTACGCGGACGTAGCACAATAGAAGACGTACTTCTTCATCCATATAACGAACAGCCTCCTGTTCTTCATGTCTTCCCTCTTCGAACATTACTGCGAGAATACAAAGGAGTGACTCCCCTTCCACAGGAAGATTGGAATCGTCGATTTGCTGCGTATTTCCCTGATGTGAAGGTGGGCGGCCCCTATCAAGCTACCGATGCCGACGTAGAATTTACAAAAAAGATTCAGTATTTTCTTTCTAAGCGTGAAATAACTCTGGATCGGCTTAATCAATTCTTAGAAGATAATGAACAAGTCCCCTCCATTCAGGTAACGGGTGTGAGACAGTTACGATTGATCTGGAAGAAACCAGTGGACGGTTTTGAAGGTTGTGCGTCTATGTTTTATCAAATTCCAGTAACGGAAAAGCGCCCTTATATGCGACTTCTTCCCACAGAAGGTTCTGCCATTACTAAACTTCATGTAAAGGGAATTCTTCCTATTCCTACGTTGGATGATCCTCGTGTATTGGAACTATGGGGCAAAGAGACCTCCCCTGTGGTTGGATCAGATCTGTGTACGATTAAGTATGTTCATCGTCCATCCATCGGTATTACACAGCCTATTTATGGTACGATTCGGGTCTTAAATGACGCAACGATGAATTTGATGCTACAGCCTCCTAAAAATATACGAAATCTTGATCCGAATTTGGATTTCCGTAACTTTCGTGATATCGTGGAAGATGTATTTGATGGATTGCCTCAGCCAGCAAGTGATTTTCAACTTGGAGAAATTGCGGTGACATTCTCTCTTACGACAAGTATGAAATCGAAGCGATTCACAAAGGCCCGCTTATTACAACGTCTGCCCTATTTCCAGTCGTTTTTTTACGAAATCGAATCTCTTCCAAATGAGCATCCGCTTCTTTCTTTACGCTATAAAGCAGTCAGCCAATATGCTTCAGAAGATAAGATTTTTACATTAATGACACAATATGCGACTAGAAAGGAATTAGAAGGAGAGGAGGTAGAACCGAGACAACTGATTGAGATGCTTCAAGACGAATTCGAATTTACATTCGAGGAAGCAAAAGAAAAATTTTCAGAATGGTCGAAGAATCGTTCTACTTTTACTCTCCAGTTACCAGAAGAGGGCGAGTTTATTGAAAGTTTTAATCCTGGAATCGACATCCATATTCATGCGCAACATCCTGCGTATCATATTCATGTTCATCGAATTGATAGTCAAGCAACCTATCTTCGTATTTACACGCTTCTTTCATTGTTGTTTATGGAAGACGACGATTATTATCGAAACAGTCGCGTGGATCAAGAAATGTCCGCGATCGAAGAAGAATTAGAAGAGGAGAGTATGGTACGCGAGCATGTTACTCATTTGAAACAAGCAGCAGTCGTAGAAGATGATAGGAAAGAGGGAGATGTTAATGACGATGATAATGATAACGATAACGATAATGATGGTTCTATGTATGATGATGTATTTGCAACAAGCGCATCCGCATCCGCATCCAGTTCATCCATTCAGCACGGAATGACAAAGGAAACAGCATCATCTGTCTTTCATGATCCGATCGCAGAGGAGTCTGATCTAGAACCAGCAAAAGCAGCAGTGAAGAAGGGTCCACGTGTCGCACCACCAGTCGTATTATCAAAAGAACAAGAAGAAGAACAGAAATTAGTCGATCCGACGAGTTGGTTTATTAGAAAGTTACAATCGATCGATAAACGTTTGTTTGAATTCAAACCAATCGATAATAAAGATGGATATAGTCGCAAATGCGCGGGAAATGAAGATCGGCAGCCCGCGGTCTTGACAAAAGATCAATATGATCGAATGCGGGAGATCTATGAAGATGATCCGATTGTATGGATTGAATATCCGCTAACAGGATCAAGTGATTCTCAAGAATCAGCCAGTAGAACAGAAGAAGCAATCACTGTCATGCGTTTTGGTTCCTCCACTGACAATATTCGATATTACTTTTGCCCTCTTTATTTTTGTTTAGTGGATGAGATTATGATTCGTCCTGTTGAATTTGAAGGAACAATTGCTCGAGATGGAAAGCGAAAATCACCAAACAGCTGCCCGTTTTGCCGTGGAAAGTTAATTACGAATGATAAAAAAGCGATTATGGGGCACACTGTTGTACGCCGTGAAAATAAACCGAAATCCAATAAATATCACAAGTATATTGATTTCTTAGGAAAAACAAGTCATCCTGAGAAGTTTGCGCTGCCTTGCTGTTTTACTACACAGTCGACATTACGTGTATCCGATGAGAGATTTGCGCATTTACGTTCGCATTTACAAGAGGAGAGTCTGGATCAAGTAGTAGAGGCTCCACAGGAGGAATATGAAGATTTGGTATATCGAACGGATCGTACTGTCGAGTATTCCGTGCTGCTTCAAAGTATTCATAAACGATATATTTTAGAGTCCAATAAACAGCCTGAGCCTGGTATTTTTGCGACCGCTCCTCCCTCATTTGACGCATTTTTTAGCCAACATTCAGGAGAGCAGATTGTAAAGCGATCGCCGATGTTGTTAAAAATACGTCCTAATGCACAGGGATTCCTGCGCATCGGTACAGATAATACACATTATGAATCCCTTCTGGGTGTGATTGCTCCTTTAATTAATCGCAATACTATTGCGGATGTGAAAGAACGAATCATCGAAGTCATGATTCCACGAATTTTTCTGAATGCTCATTTTGGAAATCTGGTACTTGAATTTTACGATCCAACGGATGGTCGTACCATGCCATCCACTCAAATGGAACTTATGACATGGACTCAAAGTAAATTGGGAATGACAGTCACATCCAATAATCGATATGCCCTACTTCGTATTTATAACGCATATCATCAGTTCATTTCATTTATCAAAGATCCATTGCGTCGTAAAGATTTGCGTCATATTCAGCCTCTCCTTTCGGAACCAGGACTGTTTACAACGCGCGGTATTCAGTTATTAATCATGGACGAACACGGAACTGGTCCTATCACTATGAAATGCCCTACATTTGGTGTATCTATGGATCGAAATCGTAAGAATGATATTGCATTTGTTTCAAGAAGTGTAAAATCATCCATTACATCTCATACTCCCTATACCCGTTATGAATTGTTCGTCTATACCAGTAATAAACCAGCAAAAGGCGGAGAACTAGAAACTCATGAGTCAATTGTGAAATGGGATTACGCATCTCGCCGATATTGGCCTGAGATGGTTAAAAAACGTGTAGATGAATACATGACACAATGTGAAAGCCGGTATCGTACAATATATACGTCTCAACAGGGTGTTCATTCGATGGCAATGATTCCATTATCAAAAGCAATTGAATCCACATTATATCGCCCAGACGGAGTCATTAAAGATAGCTATAATCATTTGGTAGGTGTTACCTTTCGTGTCAAAGCAGGTTCCAGTTTTTTAGTCGCACTGCCCGTGGTAGATGATGGCGTCGTATCCATTTCACACACATTTTCTATTAAAAACATCTATTTGGACTGGGATGAATTTAAAGCGGCACCAGTAGAGGATGTCATTAGTTATTATCAGCGTGAATTAGAGCCGCTCTTTTCGCTCTATCCTGGATATCGTGTGAAATATGTGGCTCGCCGCGGGTCCGATATTGTCGCGATTCAGTTGGAGAATGGTCTCTATGTACCGGTTGCTGGACCTCGTGATGAGGCTGCGTTGGAGGCATTAATGAAAGCCTCTCAGATCGGATCAGTGTCAGTTAAACATTTTGAATGGGAAGTGGATCGAGAATTGGCGGGAATGAGATCAAAGCAGAATGATCAAAATTGGAAGACATTTACAGAGCCTCGCTCATCAGAAGAGCGGTGCGGATCGGATCCAGAGATTGCTCACACATCATCGTATAAAGAGTGGGAAGAGTCGTATCGTCAATTTAGATTGATGGTGTCTAATTGGATCACTGGTGAAAAAGCGGGACCTACCATTCGAAAAGATATCGAAGAGATCATCTTTAATAACGATCTTCCTGAATTTGAAAGGAGAAAACGACTGTATATTCTTTTATCATCTACTCTATTATCATGGTTCTATCCAGATAAAGAGAATTGGGATAAGGGATCAACTACGTTTTTGCGTAAAGATTGCCGATTGATTGAAAGCCCCGATTCGTGTACTGGTTCATGCTATTGGAAAGAAGATGAAGGAAAGTGTCTATTACATGTAAAAGAAACAACGGAGCTAAGTGATACACCAGGTCAACGTGCGGTGAGTACTCCTGAATTATATACGAAACGAGTCATTGACGAGCTTGTGCGGTTTCCCGTTCGAAGAAAACAATTGATGAAGAAGGGCGAAATATCTTCTATTGTGGCAATTATTGAACCAATTCGTGACGGGGATCAATATATTATTCCAGAATCTTCGCCGACATGGACCAATTTGTTGCGTCTTGATTGGGCTAAAGTTGTACCAGAAGAGGCACAATATTATGAAGAACAATCACGAGAGGCATTGGAGAACGATCGAAGAGTTCCAGAGGGAGAGATGCCCGCTGCTCTTCAGAGTATCCTTGGAGAAACATCATTGCGATTGCGCATCCCTCCACATGCTGGTCAATCGCTCTTGCCATTTACTGCCATTCTTGGTCTTACACTAGGGCAGTTGGGATTGGAAGAAAATGCGACACGCTTTAATAAGAATGCTCTCATTCAGTATGTTCGAAATACTTCCAAACCAATCGGTATCATGAATTTAACAGGTGACATACCTGAGGGTGAAAAAGAGGTCATGTTCGCAAAACCTGCGATTGGTATCTTTCATACAGTGACGATTCTTGTCTTTTTACCAGGACAGGCTGGTATATTGGTAGAGGAAGATGGGGTAGCAACAGTTCATCTATCAAACCTACCTGCTGCTATCAATGAACGATGGAAGTCGGCTGGACTAGTTCAAATGCGACTAAAACAGGCTATCCCTGCCGCTGCGCCGCCAGTTGAGATTGGCGTAAATCCAGTTGCCCTTCCTGTACCATTAGTCGTACAAGCAGTACAAAAAAGAGGCCCGCGTGTCGCTCCAAAATCATCTGTTGCTGCCTCTGCTCTCTAGATAATCTAAAACTGAAACGAAAAGCCAGCAAGGGGTTTTGTATATTCTTCTTCGGCTTCTGGCACAGGGAGTACAACCGATTGTTTACATCCTTCTTCTACTGCGCGTCGACGGCATTCAATCATGTCCTCCACTTCATCCGTCAAGATATTGAGACGCATACGACGATAAGAGGGTTGGTCAGGATGAAGAATGACCAAATACAAATCTGCCACTTCGAGTCCATAGTATTGTTCTAGAATCCATTTGTAAACATTGAGCTGTAGAGTATAATGCCAATAATTTGTATCGGGTAAGTGATCCAATGGAGCCAGACCCGAGCCAAATGGATTATCCGATTTGATTTCTTTCGATCGTTTCCAGTCATAAATGACAAATTTTCCGTCTGATTTGCGGCGATAGACCATATCAATGGAACCACATAGTTTGATTTTGCGTTCAGAAGCAGGAGAGTCAAGTGCGTCAGTGAAGACTTCCCATTCACTGCGATAGGGCTCCAAATCGTCGCCGCACTCTTTCCAGAATTTCATGAAATATCTCCATTCGGGCGTATTCATCACAGCGGGGTCAATTTCACCGAGCGCCCCGTGCATGAATTGTTCAATCGCAAAGTGCATGGCTGTTCCTGCGGAGGATGCTTCTTTTCCATTATCTGACCACTCCTTCATAATCTCTTCGTCTGTTTTTCCATAGTATTTGCTATTGGCCCAGTTCGCCCCCTTGCGCATTTTAGTGATAATTTTTTTAGCATCAAAGTGACCGAAGAATTCATGTACGAATCCAGTACATGAAATATTTCCCTTACATGAACCGTTTACATAATATTTATGTGTGGGCTCATCGAATGCGATGTGTTGGTCTCGTGGATGACGATTGATTTGCGTTAAACGTTGCCAGGCGTGATGCGGCATATTGGAACTGATATTATGTATTGGGGATACAAAACATCAATTTTTATTGGATATGGATTCAATCGGGTGCGCCAATAGTTAGGATCGCTGTAGGAACTAAATGGGAGGGAAGATCGAGTAGAGAAGCGATGGATTCACTATGAAATGCGTCGACGGAAATACACGGAATCGATTCTTCTGCGCATGCGGCAATGATAAATCCAAGTGCAACATAGGTTTGACGAGTAGCCCATAGTAGTTGCTCTGATTGTGGAGCTTTCCATAAACGGGAAAAATACGAACGAATAGAAGGCGATTCATTCCATTGAGAAATGGAAAATTCAGTACGAAGATGAAAATCGGTACGCGCACACAATACAAAAATACAATTACATATGGTGACGTAAGGTTGATCGTATGCTTCTTTTTGAATGGCATCTTTAGTTTCTGTGTCATATATCACATAGATGACATAAGGTTGACTACCAAATCGTTCAGGCACGTTTACCTGCTCATATAAAAAAGATGTATAACGTCTACGATTTAATCGTTTTACAGTGTCTTTCCATTCAAGATGATTCGAAAATGTATCAGTAATATGATAAGTATCATTGTAGTAATCCACTTGAGTCTTACTACCAATGATACCCATTCTATATGATTCTTAGAATTGAAATCCCGCAATTTCCATAAGCATTAGCCCAACTTTGTTTTTTCCAAGGATGATTTTACGACTTACATCACGTTTGCCATACAGTTCGGAGGCAGATCCTTCGACCGCATCGCTCGCCTCATTGATATTACTGTTCGTCGATGTCTTTGTATGAAGAAGGTATTTTTTATCATTTTTAGCAGCCATCACCGCTGCATGAAATCGTGCATCGAACTTGAATCGATAGCGGAGTGCGTCATGTAGATATTTATCTCGGATAGGGAGCCACTTGTCATCGGAAATATCTGCTTTGTACTGGTTCAAATGTTTGCGAGTGGTAAAGAATTTACGTACCTCCTGTGCCTCTTTGACAAGCAATTTATAGTCATCGTCTGATTCGGGTAGGAATCGTTTCGCCTGCATTGCCTCGCGGCGCTTCTTTTCCGCTTTTTGATGGATATCGCCATCCATGCTCATGATGAGTTGTCCTAGATCTGGTTCACCAGGGCGACGTGGTACCACGAGTGCATGTTTGAGTTTCATACCAGCAATGTAATGCTCAATGCTTGGATAGAGAACCGCAGTATCAGGTAAGGGTTCTGCAGACGGATCGTCCAGATTGGGCATGGGATCAGGAATGGGAAAGGGGGCAGCGAGAGACATCCATCGACCGATGTTGGCATCGGGTTTTCCTTTTGGATCGACCACTCGAAGGATGTCTTTACGAACGGCATCCATTCCAAAGGCGAAGACCTGCTGTGCTTCCCACATCTTATCGCGAGGAGGAAGGCGAAATCCAGAGGGCGCTTCTACTACCTTTTCTGCCTCTACCTTTTCATCACCCAAGTCCTCTACAGGTTTCTCTTCTTGTACTTCTAGTACTTCTGGCTCTAGTAATTCGATGGGAGGGGCGACTGCTTCTACTGCACCTTGACGTTTAAAGATGAACCATCGATTGAGGAAGGAAAACTCCTTGACCGAATCCAACATACGATAATTCATGCGCTGTGACGCCGCCATGGAGTGACTTACGTCAAATGTGCTAGTACTCTGTTTCAGATTTAATTCAGCGAGTTCCTTCTCATTCAATAATCGGAAGCCAATCTTAGCAAGACGCTCGATCAAATAGGTAAAGGAGACCAAATATTCGCGGTATTTTGAACCAATGCTAATAAACTCCACATCAATCGCCATTCCAATCGAACTCTCATCGGCGAGAAACTCGTTTTGCTCATATTCTTTTGTAATAGACCAGATCGTAGCATCATTTTCGGTACGTACAATCGATTCGTGAATATCTCTTCCACGCAGCAATTTGAACACGTTATCTCCATCGAAGCAGCAACCGATAAAGAGGCCGTTTGGTTTCACCGTTTCTGAAAGATTGGTAAGGAATCCGTCGAGTGTAGCAGGTGTTTCAAAGAAGTAGTGAAGGGCGAACATACATGCCGCTATATCAGCGCCACCTAGGAAGCTACCTGCCATGACTCGTTCGATATAGGATGGAAGGGCACTTTGAGGGTTTTCTTTTCCAAAGATACTGCGAAGAATATCACTTTCTTGCTGATTCGCACCCGCTTCTCCATTTATAATTCGTCTCGCGCTGTTTCCAATGACAAATGCGATATTGGGAACCTGACGGACTTTCTGTTTGGCCTCCAGATAACGACGATATGCGCCATCTTTTGGATTGGTAATGTTCTCACCAGCATAGTCGATACCGATCACATAGCGCGCACCATTGTTGATCCATTTCCACATATCACCACCTTTACCACATGCTACATCGATGATATTCTTTCCCGTTCTCAATGCGGTCTTCAATAAAATCGTGTCTTTAATATATTTGTTATGAAATTCCTGTAGACCGCTGACAAGTGCTAGATTTTCCTTGGGCGCATTTCGTTGATAGTAGGTTTTCGTGATTTCTGATCCACGCATATTCAGAATCGAGAGCATTTCTTCTTCATTTGGCTGTTCATTTCCGCTACGAATCATCGAAAGTGTAATGGGTTCATGAATAGAACTCCATACTGAGTTAGCGACTGTTTCATCATTCATGACACCCGAATAGACAATGCTCTTTCCAGTTGCTTTCGCTGCTTCGATAGCACGAATAAGACGCTCTGTCTTATCATGACGAATACGAGAAGGAACCCAGCGCCAGCCTGGCTCACGAGTAGAATCGTAACGCATTTCTACCACGCTATTATCTGAAATTGGTTCATCTGAATCCTCTGTGCTACAATAGAATTCCAATGTCTGGGCATCTTGTGTAACAGGAATATAGCATGTATTTGCCATCGTATCGGAAAATTCAAGTGGAGTAAATAGGACAGCTTGATAGGATCCAGGGCCATCTCTATTCATTTCCAACTGTTTGAGAATTGTATCGCGAGGATTGGAACCAGCTGTACCACCAACATAGAGATGCATCGTTTTATATTGAATAACATCATTGGTAGGACCCATTGTCGTTGTAATTTTATCGGTTGGCAATTCGGAGTGACGTTCATACTTAATAAGGAAATCAACGGTATTATCCTTTGCGGGCTTCCATTTAAACTGGTGAATAAATCGTCCTCCAGTCTTTGGGAGGGGCTGTGAATTACTGGTTAGAATGAGACCATCTGTATGATAGATACGCGATGCGTCTAAAATAGCAGAACAGCTTTGTCGAAAGATAACATCAGAATCAGGGGCTGCAAACTCGAATCGTTTTAGTGCAATAAGAATACGATTTCCTGACTCCTGTATTGCTTTACTAGTATATTCAATACCAGCGGTCCATTTTTGGTACCATTCTTTCAGTTTATTGAATCGACTGGGAGTTTCAACATCCAGCATCTGTTCCTTAAAGGTAGCAAACGGGAGGTCCCATGCGACATGACCATTGTGCGAATGATAAATATCAAAGAGAAGATAATGATTGATCGGTTTTTCATCACTTGTCAGTGTGACCCATTCTCCATCGACCAAACTATTGGCGCATGCTGGATTGCGCAGACCCGTTCGATATACGTTCATGCTCTGGTCAAGTAAGAAGAGTTCTCCCTCTGGATTGACATACCCAAGAGCACGAAGCCCATCCGCCTTATCGGTCACATTATAGCCGGTTCTGATATTAGGCACGCTCTCTTCGGCGTCTTTTTTCATATTTTTTACTTCAAGCGTGACAGGACCTACACCGCGGAAGCGCATTGTACCGACCATTTTTGCGTATTCCGCTCGAACTTTATCGGCAACTGATACTCGAATCAAGAGTGAATTTTTTTGGATAGCACGTAGCACTTCACCAACACCGCGGATCAAAGATGAGTAGGCAAGTTCTGGGGTTGCGGTATCCTTTTCGCCGTGTAATAGTTCGACTTCTACTTCATAACGAGGTGGTTCAGCAAGAATATTTTGTTGTAGAAAGCGAGTCGTCCATATGAACCCTCCCGTAGGCAAGGTGGGAGATTGACGGACCATGGAAAGGTCAAATCGAATTCCTTTTCCACGAAAGCTCCAACGTCGGATGAGTCGGAAGGCTTTCTTTTGATTTGTCCAATTGGAAATGATAGGCGCAACAAGTGGGTCATCATGACTCATATCGGTTTCGCGCCGCATCTTGAAACGAACACCATAGTCATCCACATTAACGTTGCTATCAGGCGAGGTGCGGCTCTTCGCCATGGCCGTGTATGTTTTGTTTTGGAGCGAATCATCTTTACAGTAGAGCTGGACGACACCTAGACCTTGGAGGGAGATACGAAGATCATTCGGAGTAAGGATGCTCAATCGGTCGTCTTGCGGCAACATTTCAAATCCCTTTGCGCGAAGCCGTTGCGCAATCTGGAGAAATGTACTGGAATCCACCACACCTTTCTTTCCTCCAAATGTGGTTTCCAGTTCCATGGTTTTGTCCCTGGACCAATCTTGGATAAACGCGGTAATACGTCTATGTTGGTCGGAAGTCAAGTCCATTCTAATTAGTATGGATAAAAGTACCTTAGATGCCTTATGAGAGAGTATAAAATAGGTCAATTTTATACTATATCAATGATTGCGTTGTATCACACAGTATCATCGTTGGATAACTTGATAGCGGACTGTTTGTGTTTCAAATAAGCGTTGGATCAATTGGACGGCACGAGTAGGAGAAAAATCAGGGTTACAGCAAAAAATATCAATGTAACACGATTGATGCTCTGGATAAGTATGAATAGTAAAATGACTTTCAGAGAGAACGTATGCATAGGTATATCCAACAGGTGGGAACTGATGTCCCGCTTCAGCAACAACGTGAAGTTGGAGGTCCCGTACAATTTCATCTAAAAGGGGGCGACCATGTGTCAGATATTCTAGTTTTTCTGTATGAGGAACATGATATACATTGACGAGCAAATGAATACCAACCGACGGTCCTCCTAGTAAATTGCTCATTAATAGATTAATGAGCAGATGTGTTTAGGTTGAATGTAGAAAACAGCTGAAGAGACTGTGCTTTACCTAGACGAACCGAGAGAATATCCTTGGTAAGTTTGCGGTCCGTTTCTTTCCATGTAGGGAGTGCGCTGAGTTGTTCAACGAGTTCTGTTTTGGGAGCATCTACTTCAGGCCATTGAATGAACCACCCGTGTTGTTCCATCGTATTCAGCCATTCGGGCAAAATTGCCGTGAGAGGCCGAGCATTCATTTCGGATGGAAGTGCGACCCAACGTCCACGGTAATCAGCAATCCAAATAGGATGGTCGCGTTTCCATGTTGTGGGATTAGAGGAAAACAGAATTTCGCCCTTCATCGCGCTACTGCATTGGATTCCGTCTTGAATTTGATCTTGAACCATTTCTTTCAATAGAACAAACTGTGTTTGACACATAATGGAAAGACCATGATACAAATCAAGGTAATCTTTCTCTTCGATTCGGCTTCCATTGTATACCGCCGCAATCAAATCGTGAAGCTTCTTTCGTTTACGCATCAATGATGTATTTTTAAGACCGTCTGTTTGCTGTTGAAGAGATGTACTAAGCTCAATCAATTGTTCAATTCGTGTATGTTCGGGAGAAAGTGAATAAAGAGCTGGATCCGAAATACAAGAGATTACGCTCAAAATTCCTGCTGGATTCAAGTGAAGCGAAGTGTATCCTTTGAGATAGAGACTATCAAGTGAGGAATCGGAAAGGGAGGTAGGAACCTCAATCGACTCCAACACTCGGTGTCGATTGGGATTTTGTTCAGAAAACGAAAGAAGTTCTCTGTAGCTAACATTTTGATATTTCTTGGCGGGAGTCGTCATTCTAGTATTTTATGACGGATTCACTTTAGGTTCAATTTTACGATTCCTGATATTGTTCATTCTGAATGCGAATGCTTTCAAGCTCTTTCAAACGATTTTCATGTTCATTTCGGGTGGTTAAGCAGAATTGGATGTATTCTTTGATGTGCTGAAAAGCATCATCTGGAAGACAAGATAGATCAAAAAAGATACCATTTGAATTTTCGCTATATGTTACTTTTAGTTTACGAATGATTCGAAAGATTTCCTCTTGTTCCGTTTGGACGAGCGCTGGAATAGTGTCAAATATTTTTTTACGTTCCTCGTAGGACATTTCTAATTCCGTATAGATGTTCCAGAATTATAGCTAAGCGCATGATATTTAGTCTTCGTCCTCTTCATCGTCTTCTGGTTCCACGTCTTGCTCCACTTCCGATTCCACTTCTGCCGGTACTTCTTCCTCTGGGATAGCGACAACCAGCTCCTCTTCCTCATCTGATTCCTCATCTGACTCCTCCTTTGCTGCCTGACTGGCGCCGTCTTTTCGAAGAAACAGACCACTGGCCAGGATATAGGTGTCATGAATGGCAAACTTGGAACGTTTCAGTTCGACGTACACATTATCTCCGATTTGGACCTCTTCGAATTCAGGCTCGTTCAAATGAAGATCGCGTGGAACTTGAATACGAATGGCGTCGTTGTAATTGATATAGAGACCCATCTTGTTTTTGCGAATGACCTTTCCAAGAACTTGTACGCCTTCCACCGGATAGACAACCTTTCCCTCCAATTTCACATAGTAAATGGCTTCACCTGTAAAACGGGCGGACTCGAAATAGCCCATCGAGCGAGAGAGGAGTTGAAGGGAACCGGGAAGAACAAATCCCTGCTCGGAGCACTTGTTTTCAACACTTTCACGTGCTTTACGAAGTAGGATCTCTTCAATGGGCGTAGTCTTCACTTCATTGAAATCGCTTGGAGTGAGACTGATCTTCTTCTCAAAGAATGCGGTGGACTCCATTCTTCTGTTGGCTAGGAACCTTTTCTTCATCGATGGCGCTCAATTTTATTGATCTTTGACGGAACCCTTGTGACCGGTGTAGTATGCCTCTACCGAACGAAAGAACCACCGTTTATCATTCATTCGTTCTACATCCATAAATCGTAATAATATATTCATCAGGGTACAAATACGGATGGAGCCTTTAATGGTTTTTTCAGTAACCAGAGACTCGCGAGTTAGATTAAAATTAGTACCTATACGAGCCTGTAAGATTTCACCAATTAGCATTAAATTGTTAAGGTGTTCTTTTACGTTACTTACAATCATACATTCGCTTCCACGCCCTATCTTTCCATTTACTTCTGGCGATTTATTGGTTTTGAATACCATGTGCCCATCCTTGGGGACGTTATATCCGTAGAGAGATCCTGACGTTTTCTTGTTTACTTGAAGTTGCCTAAGAGGATCCGTTGTAGAACGTTCAATTTGATCCACAACAGATCTCATACATTCCTTTCCCTCTTCGCATGTAAAATAGACCGCTCCCGTTTTTGGATGAAGATAACGATTCACAATCAGTTTACCAAATGGATATTGGTTTTCTCGAATCAATTCGTGTAAATTCAATCCAGTCGAACGAACCAGAAACGTCTGTTCGTCGATGGTCATCCATTCATCCCAAAAATAAAACAGAAGGGCCTTTCGAAACGATTCAGGGTTGTTAGGACGAGACACATGAAAGGAAGAATGAAACAATTGAATCATTTCTATCATTTGTAAATATGTCTCTGACGGATTATCAGAAGCGGATTTGATATGCTGTTCCATTTCAACGGGAGGAGGACGATATCGCGAGTTTGTCGCTAGTTCATTGATCCATTCAGTCAATGCGCTCCAAAATGATTCTGCCGATTCCAAATGGGTTTCACGCTCTTCTTGTTGTTCTTCTGATTCTGGAACCTCATACATTAAAGGAGCATACTGATCTCGTTTGATAGGGAATCGTGCAGTACGAATCGCAAGAGGAATAGTAAGATCCGTATAGACATTTGGTTGAAACAGATAATATCCATTACAATATCGAATGTATCCAGTCATATTTCCATGACGGATCTGGAACGTCTTATTATTTACAATTTCACGTAAGAGATCGGTCGCGATCAGCCGAGGAATATTCATTGCTCCAAATATACTCCACAGATCTTCGGATTGATAAAAAGCCTGCTCTTCAAACCGTTCACGGATCAGTTGTTTCATCTTATGAACACGCCATCGAGCAGAAAATTCATCATATGTAGAATCATCCATGGTAAGCGATTGAACATCGATCTTCGGCTGACAAGTATATTCACATGTTTCAATCCAATCACAAACCGCAGTAAATGGCATATCATTAATATCGACTTGTTCACGACGAACACGCTGGGAATCGATCTGTTCGATCCGATCTTGGCCATGGATCACAATGGCATCATGATTTAAATTACAATCTAGTGAGGACTGTTTCATGATTCGAGTGACACGACCGATCTGAACTGCTTTTTTAAATCCGATCCGATAACTATATAGATCAGCTGTTTCTCTTTGATCATCTGGAAACACTGCAGTATAGAGGTAAATCGTATTGTTACGTTTCTCTTTGGGAAGAGCACAATGAGACAGGAAACGGATCGCACGTCCAATGATCTGTTCTGTTTTATTCAAATGAAACCATGAATCAATAATATGGGTTTCACGGACAAAACGAAGATCAACACCTTCTGATGCGATCTGGGAACCGATCAAAACTTTGATCTTTCGTCCGTCTTTATTTTCGATGCCACGCTGTATCGTAATCGTCTGCTCATTATTGGGAGAAATATCAATGTCACCAGTAAGAATACCATAATAGGCGGGGCTAAACGTATGTCCTGCATCAGCGTGTTCTTTCTCTTTTCGAGGGCATAGCGCGCATTGTTTTCCACCAAGAGCCTGAATTCCATCTGCCAATAGAGGCTTTCCGTGATGGGGAAGGTATCCATTTGCTTCTAATACGAGCGCCATGGGAAGAGCACCGCCTCCAATAAAACGAGTATACGCAAAGACGCATCCTTCGGCATTTCGTGCGCGCTCTAAGAAGAACTGGAATTTAGGACTGTACTGTTCTAAGGCCCCACTGACGAGCCATTTGGCACCTGTTGCTGCTTTGGCACGGTAACGAGTATGGCCACCAGATGATTCACGATCGAATACGGTAGCAATAGAACCTCTATCGGTGCGCATGGTATAGGCCTCATAGGTATCACCTCGTGTGATATCGGTAGCAGGTACAATAATATTACCAGCATGAACCAACTTTTCAAGCATGACGGTATTGAGGCCTGTTCCACCTTGTACAATTGAATTGGTAAAGAGAAGAGAAGAACGAAGTGTATCTCCTTGAAGTACAATGGGGACAATGGGCAGCCGCTCATAGTATGCACGTTCATCATCAGAAAGAGCAACTCCGCGTGGATTTAGTGTAGGGTAGGCACCGAACGCGGGAATGGATTGAGGAAAGAGACGAACAGGAAAGGAGATTGGGTTTTCACCACGCATGAAACTGACATAACGCTGGGCGGTATAGGATAATATTTCCTTTCCGCGCTCTGTAATATTTCCAGCGGAATCAAATACATGGGTAGAAACAATTTCTGCCTTCTTATCATTTCGTAGAAGAAGATTCAAAATGAAGATGATTTCCAAATAGGAATTGTACATGGGTGTCGCAGTAAGAGCGCAAAACTTCATTCCTTCGGAATAACGCAGAACGTCCATCAAATAGGGTGTCAACAGCTTTCCGCCCGCTGAATCACTTTCATCCTCTTTCATGTCTTCTTTCTCATCTTTTTCATCGGATGATTTAGAGGTGTCGCGGAGATTGTGTGCTTCATCGACGAGGAGAAGTTTTCCACTGAAATGTTGTCGAATGATTTGTTTCTTGAACATCTCGGCCTCTTCATCCGATAGCTGTGCAGGGATCCGCTTTAACAAATCACGAATGTGGTTGGCAAATGAAATATATCCATAAATCTTGTATCGACGATTAATAGCTTTGGCTACCGCCTTTTGGATTTTACCCTTATCGCGTTCATATAATGTATTGGTGAGTTTCATGTAGGTCGTACCTGTACACTGTGAAGCTGAATTTGGTTCGTTGCCTTCTCCGATAGTCACTTTGCTAATATCAAAAATCGTTCGATGAAATCCTTGTTGAATGGTGGGAGGAGCAACAAGATAGACTTCATTGCGAGGGTAGAATTCAAGCCATGCTTCGATGATTTGGACACCCGCGCACGTTTTACCGACGCCGACTCCGTGAAAGAGAAGAGCGGACATGTAGGGTGTCTTGGGGGACATGAAATTCGTAACAAATCGTTGAACAGGTGTGACTTCAAATGTACCTTGATCTTCGCATGGATCGGTGGTGGGTTCCCATGTGTATTGTAGGGATTCGGCAAATTCTCGCTTAGTGAGTAGCTTTTGTAAGAAAGAAGGGTCAATAATATCGGGGTAGGCACCTGTTTGAAGTTCCCATGTTTCCATGGATGCGGAAGGAAATAATTTTTTGTGTTGAAGAACTTTCATTAAATCGTCTCTCTGTTTGAAATCGGTAGTGTTTTCCCATGCTGTAAGAAGTTCTGAATCAGGTAAGCTGGCATATGCGCTATTCAAAGGAAGAGGGGGTGGCGCAATGCTTTTCTTGGGAGCAATTTTAGGAGGTCCTCTTTTTTTTAGAGGCGCTTGAACAGGTACTTCAGCAGGTACTTCTACAGGTACTTCTACAGGTACTTCAGCAGGTACTTCTACAGGTACTTCTACAGGTAGTTCAGCAGGTATTTTGTTAGCCACAGGTACTGCGTTAGCCATAGGTACTGCGTTAGCCATAGGTACTGCGTTAGCCATAGGTACTGCGTTAGCCATAGGTACTGCGTTAGATACAGGTGCTTCCACAGGAGCTTCAACCGGCACTTCTCTAGCTACACTTACAGCAGGTACTTGGACAGATGGAATAATCGATTTCTTTGGGGCAATAGGAGGTCTTCTCATTTTTGGAACAGATGACACAACTGATTCTTGTATGGAAGGAGGTGGTATCACCACAGGAACTTCACTTTCGTTTTTAATATCTGCTACCTGTTCTTCTACAATAGGCGCCGCCTCTAAAATAGGAGCCACCACAATAGGTTCTTCTTCAGCAGGCGCTTCTACAACAGCCTCATCGACAGGTGCTACAGCCACAGGTGCCGCTACTGGTGCCGCGACTGGTTCGGAAGGCTCGGAAGCAACCGATGGAACCGAAGCAACCGATGGTAGAGCGGGTGCAAACGGATCATTATACAAACTCGTATTCGAGTTCGACGAATCCGTTGACTCCGTCGACATACTATTTATAGTATCATATTTCATTTTCTTTATAAACCCGTTGCTTCAAAAAGGAAAGAGTTTATAAGATTTTACTATTTTATGATACATGATATCGTGATAATTCACTGGTCGCTACCGGATGAAAATTCTTCATGATTTTTCCTGCTTTTAATAAAATCTCTCGTTTTTCAACATTATCCGGGCGAATCTTAGTGATCGCTTCCTCTAATGAGCACCACCTAATATTTCCCACCTCACGAACCATATGAAAATTATTCAAATTCATTTCTACTTCTGTCGACTTATGGCAAACTGCAATATAATATTTATGACAATAATGAACTTGATTGGATCCAAAAAAAGTTTCCGAAATGGAATTGGTATTATGTAAAATCGTAAAATCCTTTGTGGTCAATCCTGTTTCTTCTTGAAATTCACGAATAGCACAACTTACATCCGTTTCATATGGATTTCTACGTCCTTTAGGGAATCCCCATTCAGATTCTGTCCATTTTGATGGATTCTCATGAATCAATGAAGGTAAGCGGTCGGCAAATTGTCCATATCTTCGTTCAGATGACTCATAATCTGCTCGATGCGATCGCACGCTAGATGATTCTCCCCATATTTCAAACCACAATTCAGAAAAAGTACATGTTAATAGCAATTGCTGCTCTTTTTGTGTCATCCCTCTCAACAATTTACTAATATAGACATCATCCTGAAGATTATATTTTCCCCGAATCAGTTCTACAAAAAATAATGTATTCTTTCGTTGTATCATGAGAAATTGAATACTATCATTTCCATTTGACACCGTATTTAACGGAGAAAAAAGTGAAGTGATATATGTATCGTCCTGATATCGAACCGCAATAAGCCCGTAACTTGTCACAGGTGATAGACAATTACGAAATATATGACCCGTTAATCCACAATTTGTACAATGTTGTGTCCGGATTGGATTCATATAGAATTCCTTAAGGGAGAGACAATCTGAGTCTTTAGATCACGGCGACACATATGTGTGAAAGAGAAAGAAGAAATGATAAATCCTAAATAGAATGCAATTTCCACCCAGTGTATGGGGGCCCTTTTTTTGGCATACGATTCATATCGTTGCTCTCGGTTATTCGAAAAATCCCACATACACCGATAAGAAATGCGCAAAAGAATTCTACGAGTCCCTTGCTTATTTACTTCCTTGTTCCATTTGTCGTGAGCACTATCGCGAGCACCTTACCAAGCATCCTATTACAACGTTTCTCGATTCTCGCACGGACCTCATTAAATGGACGGTTATGATTCATAATCACGTCAATAAAATGTTAGGAAAAGTGGAGTGGACATTGGAAGAGGTACTAACGTATTACGAAAAAGTCGGCGCGCGCAATCGTTCACCAGTATGGACAAAGGAGGATATGAATGAAGTGGATCACCGTTCCTTTGTAAAGGGATTCCTTACGGGGAGCGTGATCTTGTCGGCAATTGGAGGCGTTGCCTATTTCGTGAATCGAATGTAAGAGTAATAATAGAGAAATGGCAGCTACCACATCCAAGGCAGCAGAGTATGTTTCAAATGCGTTTAAGCCTTTCGTTAATACAGTATCAGGGTCTAGCAAGTCATCAAATAGCGGATTCTTTTCAGGGTCATCCAGTTCTTCCAATTGGTTGAGTTCAGCATCGTCTAATTCTAATTCTACGATTTCTTCTGTGGGCCAAGTTGCCACATATGTATTGGCCGTGTTGGTGATTATGTTGTTTATTTTGATCATTGTTCATTTCTTTATCACACCGATCTTTCAATTACGTCCCGGTGGCTCCGGTATCATCCCCGTTCCAGGCGGTGATGATGGAATTATCTTTTGGAATAAAGGAAATAATCCTCAGATACTTGATGATCAATTACCTATTAATGGTAAATCATGGGGTTACTCGCTCATCCTAGATATGTTTATCCAGAATCCGTTACAATTTTCCAATAAGTATCGCATCCTATTTAGTCGTGGTGCTGATCGAAAGACCTCTCCCGAAGGCACAGATACCTTTCTCGGTATTCTTAATGATTATAATTTAGTGGTAGCGTTGAAACCAGATACGAATGATTTGGTGGTATCCGTTTTATCAGGATCAAGTACTACGAAGAATGAGGAGAATGTAGTGATTTCGAACGTTCCTGTTCAGAAATCTTTTCGATTAGGTATTATTGTGATGGAGAATGCGCTAGAGGTCTATGTAAACGGCAATTTGGTCAAGACGCGCAAATATGATTACAATATACAAAGTGTGACAGGGCCAATTGATTCAGCCGCAACTGCAGATTCTAACATCGCAATATTTCCCTTACTCAAGGTCTGGAATCGTATTCTTACGACATCTGAAATGCGATATGCCAAGCCAGAACTAAACGTAATCGCACCTCTTGGAGCACTATCTATGCCGTCTAGTTCATCCTGCTTTTTCGAAGCAGCATCGAACGCTGGTGCCGCTGCCACAGCTTCCGCCACAGCTGCTTCCGCCGCCGCAGCGGCTGAGGCAGAACGACTACGAAACCTGGCTAGAAATTCCTAAATCAATGTGCTTACACCGAAAAATCATCCATTCCACATAAACTCTTCAGATTATAAAATTGCTGTGTAAAAAGTGGGTTGGAGTGATAGTGTTGACGAATCGTATGGGTAATGATCATTGCCTGGCTCGGATCTACATGTTTTAAGGATAAATATAACACAGAATACAGCCTGACGTATAAATCATAATTGATTTCGAGTGCAAAGGTATCATATTGATGAATTAATGCCTCGCATACATCGACACATTCTTTCCAGTATCCCAGTTGAAAATACCGCATCACCACGCTCCAATAAATATAGACAAAATTCGTAGTGGGCTTAATAAAGTTATGTAGCATATCTTTATAATCTCCATAGGAACGATGAATATCATCATAGAATTCATCCAAGATTTCTAAATAAAACATTTCCTCTCCGTGACCATATCCGTCCTGTGTGGTTTTCACGATCAATTCTTTCATACGATTCAAAATCGTCATCCCAATTGCTTTTGTTGTCGTAAAAAGACAGCCGCATGCGACCCATCGATATTCCATATAATATTCTCTTTTCCATTCCGCTTGTTTATATTTTTTATCAGTTACATTGAGAATTTGAAGGTGGAATTTATCAGTTACATGATGTAATACATGAAGAAGAGAATGATTATTATACTGATATGAAATCTTAGAGCCATTCACTCCAATGTTTGAATCGATCCATCCGAACTTAGTCGTATGAAAAGGGTTCGATTCTATCGTTTGTAACACAAAATCAGCCTTATTACATGTAAGAAGATGCGTTTCAGCGCACGTTCTTATGTCTCTTGTTGGCCAAAATACCTCACGATTTTTCTTTACTTGTTCAACAAGCGGATAACACCATAATTCGTTAAATTCTTGTACAACAAACTTTGTTATCGATAGAAAAGGTTCCCGACGCTCTCGTAAGACGGGTTCCATTACCGCATTACAGTAAATGACAAGATAGCAAGGAATACGGAGAAGGGGTTCCATTGATTCCACCGTTTCTCTCATTCCTCTAGCATTTGTATGATATTGTTGAAGAAAGTAACATGCCGTTGTCAATGTACAGTCTGGGATACCTGCCATGTGGTTGAGAGAACATGATACTTTAGATTGATAATCCAATCCATAGATAGAGGATGTCGTTTGGAGTCATCGCGGCGGTATTGATTCTTATTGCTATAACCGTTTATTTGATTGTATTTGTTATTTATCCAGGAGGTGGGAACAATGATGTACTTTCCACTCTTACCCCTCTTTCTGAAAAGAAGGATATTGTTATGCCAGATGTAACACAAAAAACATTTCTAGGAAATAACGGCGGTACGATTATGGGAATGTTTAATTTTATGAATGGCGATCGAACCGCAAACTATACTAACAATTATATACCTTTTCTTCAAATTGCGAATAACTGGTATCTAGAGGTTTCCAATGCGCCTAACGATAAACAGACTACATCCGCGCGCCTTCGCGTACGGACTGCTGCTCAAGGAAGTACTACAAAGGATGAAATGATTGATCTTCCTTCGATCCCAAAACAGAAATGGATCTTTATCGCGGTAATGCGTGATGGCCGACGATTCGATGTTATCTACGACAACAAGATTGTAGCCTCTCAGCGGTTAGATCAATATCCGGTCGTCGTCTCTAGTCCTGTTTCTATTGGAAATAAGGGTCTTAACGGAGCAGCGATTCATGTCATTATCAATGCTACAAGACTGTCACCGGTTGATATTGAGCGTACCCGTTTATCATTGGTAGATACAAATAAGCTTGTATTAGAAGGCAATCCAATCAATGTAAGTCTTCCGATGATTTCACTGTTGGCGGAATGTCCCTCCGGATTACCATGTAACCCTGTAACACAGCCACCGGCTAATCAAGCTCTTAAATGGAGTACACCATATGCCTAATCACACGCATCTTCGTTTCATCACGTTTCTGATCTTGATAGAATATCCACGTATCAAACAGATATTATGAGCAACGCAAACAATTCATCTCCCGTTCTGAGGATGATTCCTTATCTCATCTTTTTTGCTGGATTAATTGGGTTATATTACTTATATCAATACCTGTTTGGAGCACAAACGGGGAACAGTTTTCCTCTTTTAGCAGCAAATCAATCGGCGATAATGGACTCCGCCGCACCGATCACTATTTCATCCAAAGATCTACCTGGAATATTTGAGGGCGGTGAATTTACTATATCGACATGGTTCTATGTGAGTAATTGGTCATATCATATGAATATGAATAAGGCTATTTTGCTGATCGGCGGGCCCAATTTTGATACGATTCGAATCTATTTAGGAGCCACGAAACCAACATTGAAGGTCCGCTTTCATACAAAAGAAACAGGTACGGGTGGCTCTCAAACAGAGGCTCTACCAAGGGCTACACGAAACGTTCTCTTTACAACAGCACAGACTGATTCGGGCCTGCTAGATACGTCCACGATCTGTGACTTACCTGAGATCGATCTACAGCGGTGGGTGAATCTTACGGTAGCCGTGAATGGGAAGACAGTTGACATGTATCTGGATGGTAAACTATCACGTTCATGTGTACTGCCGGCTTCTTTTAAGGTTGATTCGGGTGGTTATTCTGCCGTGTTAGTGCCATTTGGCGGATTTGGAGGTCAGATGTCAACTACAACGATGTATGATGCTGCATTAAACCCAGAGGCTGTCTATAAGAACTATATGTTGGGTCCAGCTTTGTAATACCAAATAAATAATACAATCAATAAAAAGGAGAACCTTACGATGAGTGCTTTTTTTAGTTCTACAAATACACCATCTATGAATGGGTCAACTGGGTCCGGTAGTATTGTAGAAAAGCTTATTTATGGGCTAATCTACGTCGGCATTCTATATCTGATATTTATATTTGTAGAATTGATGTATACCTATTGGAATCGATTATCGATGAATCGAACCACACTTGTCGCTAATACTATCAATAGCGATAAAATGATTAGTATTCAACAAGATCCAAATGTATCAAGCTCGAATACGGTACATTTATCAAGCAATGAACGTACAGGAGTAGAATTTAGTTATTCCTTTTATCTTAATGTAAACCCTTCCACCTTTCAAGGAGCAGATCAGACAGCTGGTCTCTATCATATTTTCCATAAAGGGTATTCATCGCAATTTCCATTAATGGCACCCGGTGTCTATATGCGATCCGACCAAAATACACTTCGAATCTATATGAATACGTACAAGACATGGAATAATTACATTGATGTAGAAAATATACCAGTCAGCAAGTGGGTTCATGTTGTAATTGTGTGTAAGGAACATGCTCTTGAAATCTATGTGAATGGCAACATTGCGAAGAAGATGTCATTTGACGGGTTTTCTCCGTATCAGAATTATCAGGACATTTGCTGCTTCAGTAATCGTCGTATCTTACTCTCTAAATCAAAAGTTACCTCGTTAGGTGATAGTGATTTTAATGTATTAGGCGCGATGAAGGGTATGATAAGCCGTCTTACCTATTTTAGTTATGGACTGGGCTATTCTGAAATTCAGCAATTATTGAATCAAGGTCCATCCTCTAAGATGGACTCTAGCCAGTCCATGGATATTCCGCCATATATGGCGGATAATTGGTGGACACAATCAAAGTAAAGTAATACAATCATTTATGCTAGACAATCTGTAGATCTAAAGGAAATATAGATTACCTAGTACAACACTAGTAATGCCAGGCGGGGGTCTCTTTTCATTGGTCGCCTACGGAGCGCAAAATGTCATTTTGAGTGGAAACCCCGACTTTACATACTTCTATAAAACATATAAGAAATATGCCCATTTTGCGGAGGAATCTGTAACGTTCGCCATGGATGGTCCACAGGATTTATCATATGATCAACCGGTTCAACTTCGTATGAAAATACAGCGTGTAGCGGATTTGGTACGAGATGTCTATTTCGTATTTAATTTACCAGATATTTATTGTAAATATCTTTCATTACCGCAGGGTCCACGTAACGCACAATATAATTTCGCATGGGTCAATTACATCGGATGTCACATTCTTCAAAACGTTGCATTCTTTATTGGAGGACAAAAAATTCAGGAATTTGACGGTTCCTATATGATGGCGAAAGCGCAGTGCGACTTGGATCATGACGCATTTAAGAAATGGCAAACTCTGGTGGGAAATGTACCTGAATTATATGATCCGGCAAATGGTTTATACGCGGGTGGTTCGATGGGAACAGGGTATCCGCTTGTATACAACAATAATGGTCAGAGTGGTTCTACCACAATGCCGCCGAATGTGAATCGACCATCGATTTCAGGCAGACAGCTTCAAATCCCGTTACCATTTTGGTTTGCAGAATCTACATTTGAATCGCTGCCCCTTGTTTCTCTTCAGTATCATGAATGTGAAATTCAACTGACACTTCGCCCGATTCGAGAATTATATCGAGTGTTAGACATAAATGGGTTTCAGACGGCACCTGGATATCAATTTAATGCGTCACCTGTTTCATTACAGCCAGGAAATGTATATTATAATTCCGTATCAGATATTACAGATGTACTTATTAATAATTTTTTGACAGACATTGGAACTCCAGTACCGTTACTTAATACGTGGGATCTTCAGCCTCGAATTCAAATGACGTATGTCTATGTGACAGATGACGAACGTACGCAGTTTTCTTCTGAATCTCTTCAATACTTAGTACGACAAATCAGTACATATCGATTTGATAATATTAGTTCGAGACAGTTTGTAGAATTAGATACACATAATCCGATTGAAAGACTCATTTTACTACCGCGGCGTTCTGATTCGATTCTGAATAGAAACCAGATCGATAATTTTACGAATTGGACCAATCCATTGAAGCCACAATTTATCCCAACAGGAGGTGGATGGCCTGCAAATATTAATCTTGTTTCCGCAACCGGAACATTTGTACTCAATGGCCAACAGTCGATCATGAATACGTTGACCATTTTGGGGGACGGAAATCCCTTACAAGAGGAGAAACCGATTAACTATTTTACAGAAGTGGTTCCGTGGAAATATTTGAAGGGTCTTCCTGATCCTAATTTGATTGTCTATCCATTTGCGCTGATGTCACCTAATACACAACCTCATGGATCGATCAATAGTAGCAGAATTAAGTCATTTCAATTGGATTTGAATGTTAACCCATTGCCGGCAAATACCTTTTATCAATATCAAATTACGATTTATGTAGAGAGTTTGAATTGGGTCACTATTTCTTCTGGTATGGGAGGCTTGAAGTACGCGTTGTAAGCTTTAAACGACCTTCGATCGTGGCGTGGCAAAGCCACTTTAAACGACCTTCGATCGTGTTGCGGCAAAGCCGCTTTTTAATCGTGTATCGTCATAGAAGGTCGGATATGAGTCTTGATTCACTACTGTCCAATCTAAAAAATAAAGTAACGTACAATCTTCACCAAGCGGTCAGCGATCCTGATGCAAATGAATTTGCCTCCAATCAACCAGCGCCACCACCTTCAACGGAAAAGATAAAAGAAGATGAAGACTATTTCAAGTTACCCTCTACGGATGATCCCAATACATTTGATTTTAATCGATTGATCATAAAAATTGGAAATCATGGGGTTCGTATGATTAAAAAGGGTTTTTATCCATGTCTTGTAATCATTTTAAGTATGTATGTTGCCAATGAATTGATTGTGTACACATACCCGATTCGCTTGATCTTTTTTATGATTACGTTTTGGATCTGTTATCATTTTATGCCATTTTTTATTTTATTACTTGGATATTATCTGTGTAAATCGGGATATGGATTTTATTTGAATAACTTGTCCGACGGCCCCAAAACAAATGTCATGCCAACAATCTTTGCATTACTTCCTCTTACGACAGATACGCCTGTTAGCTCTCTAGGTGCTTTTTTCATGTACCCGTTCACATACCCTAAAAATGATAAAGATGCCAAAAAGCTTCCGATCATTATGAATAATTATATGGAGTCGTTGAAGAAAGCATTTACTTATTTCGATAAGGTAAAGAATCTACCCTTTGTTGCGGAAGGATTTAAACGATTGGAAGAGAAAATAGAACATCTTCACGATATACCTAAAAAGCCAGAAGCTGTGCCATCATCTACGTCAACATCTAGATCTACGCCTACGTTGTTACCTACTACCATAGGTTCATCTATAAAGCCATCCCCCATCCCAGTTCGTAACAATGCGACTTCATCGTCTAGTTCTACGTCTACGTCATTACCTGCTACAATAGAATCATCCACAACGCCATCACCCGTGCCAGCTCCTAACAATACACCACCTGCTTCAGAAGAGCCATCACGCAATAATTCAAAGGCACAATCAGTAGAGCCATCACGCAATAACAATTCAAAGGCGCCATCAACAGAGTTATCCGCAGAGCCATCACGTAATAACAATTCGAAGACACCATCTGTAGAGCCATCACGCAATAATTCGAAGGCACCATCTACAGAGCCATCACGCAATAATTCAAAGGCACCATCTACAGAGCCATCGATAGAGTCTCCATCACTACCTGCTACCATAAAACCAGCAAAGCAGCCAGAATTATCCCCAGCATCTAATAAATAATGAGGTCATCTAAAGAATACATCACTTCGTATGACAATGGACATTATAGTATCCGTTGTCACACCCACGTATAATCGCAGATCATTCATTCCTACATTGATTCAAATCTATAAGAATCAAACGTATCCCAAAGAAAATATGGAATGGATTATTTTGGATGATGGAAGAGATAAAGTAGAGGATCTGTTTCAAGAAGCGGCAAAGACTATTCCTCATCTTCGTTACCTGACTTTTAATGAAAAAATGCGAATCGGTGCGAAGCGAAATATGTTAAACCGAGAGGCGAAAGGTTCGATCATTATAGCGATGGATGATGACGATTATTATCCTGCGGATCGAATCAAGACGGTTGTAGAAGCCTTTGCTAAATACCCACGAGTTGATTTGGCAGGGTCTTCTGAGATGTTTATGTATTATAAAGACGTTAAAAAAATATACGCAGTTGGACCCTATCATACAAATCATGCGACAAATGGTACAATGGCATGGCGAAAGCGGTATTCGGATTCGCATCAGTATGATGAATATGTCACAAAAGCAGAAGAAACATCATTTCTGGATCAATATAAACATCAGATGATTCAATTGGATCCCAGAAAAACAATCTTGGTGATTTGTCATACCGATAATACAGTAGATAAAGCAGCACTGCGAGAAGAACATTTATCATCAAAATACAAAGCAAAAGAAAAAATGAGGGAAACATCTTATTGTCTAGAAGATTTTGTAAAAGAACCTTCTTTGCGACTCTTCTATTGTGCCTAAAGCTTCTCACTTACCAATAAGTAACTAAATATGGCAGACGATTTTCATTATGATAAATTAGTTATACTAAATAGTGTGTATCATAATACTCTTATTCAAAGTAATTCATTTGTGTCACCTTCTACGATTAAAACAACATTATATCCTCATCAGAAGACACTCGTTTACGGGATGCATCGCCACCGAGAAAAAATGACACGTGGATTTCTAGTGGGAAATCAAGCGATCAATGGAAAAGTAGGTATTGTGGGTGATCCGCCAGGCTCAGGAAAAACACTGAGTATGATTGCGTATCTTGCTTCCCATGTCCCTTCTCGAATGACATCTGAATTGACAACTCATTCCTCCAAATATTTCTTTTCACATGATCTTCGATCTCTATCAGATACCAACACAGCACATTTGATTATTGTTCCTCATCGACTATTTGGTCAGTGGAAACAAGAGATCGAACAGCATAGCACTCTCTCTTATGTTCCGATCGAAACCAAGCGGATGATGAAGGGAGATACAATTGCGAAATTGATCATTCAACGTCGAGTGGTATTAACAACCGATAAGTGCTATAAACATGTCCAGGCATATGCTACAACACATCATATTCAATGGGATCAGATCATGATCGATGAAGCATCGTCGATCTATTTTCATTCTTCGGATCCACCGCTTCAATTTCAATATTTATGGTTGATCACTAATAACTGGATTCCTCTGATCATAAAAAATCCGAATGTGATCAAAAGTACATTATTCCATTTACGTGATCGAGTGGATCTTCATTCTGATCTGGAACGATGGCTATTAGAAGATATAACTGTTCATTATGAAGGACAACTTGCTTCTTCAGCCTTTATGAAAGAATATGTATCTTTTTACCATCCTGAGAGGGGGCGAATGGTGTTACGAAATGCAACGGATGATCTGATCAAAAGCATGAATCTTCCCTCATTACATCATGAAACATTTCAATGTAAACCGAATATGAGTTTGAATTCATTAACCAGTTTTTATCTGGCTCGCCAGAGAGAGCCATCGATCCGATCAAAACAGATCCCTCATTTATTTCAGGCATTGGGGATCGAGTTCCAATCGATCACAGAATACAAAGATCAGCAACCGATCACAAAGCATGATCTGATCCAACGTATGATCGATGATCAGGAATGTGCGATTTGTATGGAACCATGCGAGTATAAAACGATTGTTCAATGCTGTTATCATACATTTTGTGGAAAATGTCTATTAAAAAACGCACTGATCAATATGAAATGTCCCACCTGTCGAGAGGGCTTACATGTCCAACGTATTCATTGTTTGGAGACATTATCGACAGAGGAACGAATGCTTTCTATTAATAAAATGGAAGCGTGTTTGAATATCCTTCGCGAGAATAAAGAAGGTCGCTTTATTATTTATTCTCCGTTCACAAATATTTATTATGAATTGATGGAGAAAATCGATCAGATGGGGATCAAATCAGAAAGAATAGAGAACAATCTATTTTCACTGATTAAAACAGTTCGGAATTTCCAACAAGGAAAGACACGTCTTCTCTTTATTTCGAATGTAGATACGATACGAGGTCTTAGCTTAGCCTCTACGACGCATTTGATTTTTTACCACGAACTACCCGCTTTCGAGTCGAAGCAGGTGCTGCTCCACTCTTCGCAGCGATTGGGGCGAACATCGCCATTACAGATTCTTCACTTACATTCCGAGATTCAAGTGTAACACCGAGGGTATCATACAGCTTACCAGTTTGATGAGTAGCCCATTGGGTGACACATCGAAATGGGATATGATGCTCATTGGCGACACGATTCATTTCCTTCCATGCATTAAACAGCGCAGATTGTTTGGTAAGAACCATGGTATATTGTAATTCAGATGGTTCTGGGATAGTACATGGCATGTCGTACTGTTGAAGGTACAAATTCGGATATTTTAACTTAAGACGATAGGAGAGAGGAAGAAGATTCCAACACTGATGAAAGAAGGCCCAGAAATCGGCGCGATCGCTCCAACGTAGGTAATCCAGAATTTCTTCATATGCTTCAAAGGGGACAGGTTTCTTTTTCTTATGAGAATCTTCTAAAAATAAAGGAAGATTTTGATGAAAGAGAAGACCCGCCAGATTCGCGTCTTTCGTTTCTAAATCTAGTTCATCGTTTTCTCCCCAATGTTCAAATAAGGTAAACCAGGCGGCACGAATGGCAACATGGATATTTTGATTCATTGATTCTTCTTTTCCACGTGGATTCGTCACCGAATGTTCAGGATAGATTAAACTTTGAGATACTTTGCGAATATCGCCCAGTTGATACAAAGAATCTGAGATATCTTTCTTGAAGAATTCTACAAGTTTTTCTTTCTTGGGCATGTTGACATAATGAACACAGCAATATTTTAGAAGTTGCTGCATGATACGACCTTCGAGTACATTACAGATGAGAACCATGGGACAATCATCGCTGAAGGCACGTTTAGATTTCAAATAATCGAGAAGTTCTTGAAGACCACCCTTTTCACCTTGGGAGAGACCGTCCATTTCATCAAGGAGAACCACGCGACCATTGGGGGTGGTAGGATGAATCCATTTACTGACACCTGTTTCGATCAAAAGAGGAAGAATGGTTTGACGAAAGGAAGAGCCGGTTCGCGTATGACTTGCATTGAATTCTTGGACCCAGAATTTACCCTCTTTACAGACACGATATACCATTGTTGTTTTTCCAACACCAGGCGGACCGATGAGAAGAAACGCGGGATGGGATCGGGTTTTGAGCCATTTCAACATGGCATCTTCGGTTTCAGGGTGAAGACATGCGGTATCTTCTTGAGGCAAACTGGTGCGAACCATACTATAAATGAGAATTGGTTGATTCTTTACATTGACGTTTTATATTTATGCAATCAGGTATTACAATATCTGATTGCATTCAACGGGGGGTCTGTGTTATCATAAATGATAACACAACGATGTATATGCATTTAGACATTACAATGTCTAAATGCATTCAACGGGAATCGAACCCGTGTCGACTCCTTGGAAGGGAGCCATTCTACCACTGAACTATAAATGCTTTCATGTGGATCACCACACTCGTATCGTAGATTGTTTTTGGAAGATTTAAACGCAGTCAGGCATTTATGCCTCAAACGCAGTCGATCGCTCCACGGCCTTTACACGGCGGGGCACCCAGCAGCACCACCGGATCCGTCTGTCTTTGAGCCAGCCTTACCGGTACTACGAGTGACACAGCTTTCGCCATTTGTTACACCTTCCCATGTCACCTTCTGGGCCATGGCAGCATTACACATCTGTCTAGACTTGGTAGTAGGGTCGGAACTCAGACCCGAAATATCGATATAGTATGAATCGTTTTCGGGAATCGTTCCGTCTTTCGGGAAGGTTGATAGAAGAGAATTGTCTTTTGACACTCCGATGGTATCAATACAGGAGTCTTTCTTAATTCCTCCAACGGTTCGCTGAATGTGTGTCAAGTAGTCGGGACAGGTATTGATGACGGGCGGCCAGGGACCGGAGGCGGGAGTGAACATGGGGTTCGAGCCAAACCAACGAATTCCATAGATGATAAAAAGAGTAAGAGAGCCAATAAAGAACAGAATAGCGGCTGGTGCCTGTTTGATATTATACACTTGATATGTACCACCGACAATAATCATACATGCAAGCGCAATGAATCCGATTAAATAGTAGTCCATTCTACTATCGTAGAGTTATTTTTCATATAAACCATAACATGGATCATATGATAAAGGAATAATAAAACAAAGAAAGCCAATTTACATCTGGCCAGACAGAGCGTGCGACGGGATGAGCGCCGCCGAGATGCCGGCAACCGCAACGGGGACGTAGAAGGTCAGGTAAGAGGTGTACTGATCCGGGACTGAAACGGCACCCTGAACGTTGGCAGCGACGCCAGCGTGAGACGGCACGAGCAGCTGGACCTGACGGAAGTAGCCGACGTTGCCGCTGATGCTGGTGACGGGAGCACGGATGGTCTTGCCCATGTCACGGAGGAGGGCCGAGTTCGCCGCATAGGTGGCAGCGGTAAGAGCGGTCGCGAGCGCACCCGACGCGGCAGCCATATAGCCCGCGGGGTAGTTGCCAACAGCGCCGGCGGACGGGATGAGCTCATACGCATAGGTGGCAGGGTTTGCCAGAACGATGGCGGCGCTGTGATAGGTGTTGTCGGGCTGGATCTGACGAATGAAACGGGTAACGGAAGACATCTTATATTCAGAACTTAGAAAAAAAACACGGAGGAGTTGATAGAATGTCTGCCGGTACCCGCCTACCTGAATTTGAACTCCCGTATACTCGCCACGGTCTCGGAGGCCAAAACGGTCGCGTGAACCTCGCTGCGACGCCCTCGGCTACCGGTACCTCCGTACCGGATTCGGCTGGATTTAGTTATCCCAAACAAACCGAAGCCAGTTTCTCAGGCGATATGCTCCGGGGAAACTGGGAGCATACCTCTTTGTCTGATGCCTTTTTTACCCGTAGGAACGCGATGATCATCCAGACGGCGATCAAGCGAGAGGTCTACCGTATGAGCGGACCAAAACAATATCAGATTGATGATCAAGACGTAGATGAACTGAAAATGATCATGCGTGCCATGTATTTACAGTACGCGAAGAACAATCCGCACAATATTGAGGGACAAATCCAGGAACTTAATAAGCTGGTGATTGACTGGGCGGCGCCACGAATCATGTCAGAAATTGACTCGTATCAGTATTACTTACAGGACATTTCACATCTGCCGGTCCCTCTGGAGAAACCACTCAATATGTCGAGTGCAGGTACGAAATCTTTGCCGTTCAAGCCTATGATGTGAACTTTTTAGGAAAAAGTTCGCAAAAAATACTTTTTAGGAAAAAGTTCAAAAATACTTTATATAAAATATTCTATCATATGTGAAACCACATACGATAGAATAAAAGATCCTAAATGATCCGGATTAGCGACGGGACATGGAACGTCTCTTTGCTTTTCGTGTAGAATTACGAAAAGACCGCTTTACGTTATGTAGGCCTCCTTCCTTAACTTCATTTAAATCTTCATTGTCAAGAGTCATATCATTAAACATGGAATGAACAGGGTCAGTTCCTGTAAGATTACGATTCACGCTATGAAACGTTCTAGTCGTGTTAAGTGGTTCAGGATTAAGTAATTCTTGCTGTTTCTCTTGAATTTCGCCTATTATCTTATTTGCCATATCAATTTCTGAATTATCTTTAATTTTTTTACGTTCAAATGCGGATTGTTCTTTATTTTTTTTTTCAATTCCTTTTTTAATGCCATGAAGAAATGATCCCATTTTAGCAGGACTAAGTAGTAGTTTTAACGTTTCCTCAAATTTTTGATGCGGGTATGGCTCAGCATTAGGAACTCTAGTTCCATTCTTCTTAAATAATCTCCCGTACTTACTAAAGTAATTATTAGCCGAAACTTCATGACTAATTTTAGTGTCAGGTGCTTTCTTTCTAAGTTTAAGAGCTTCCAATGTAAATAATAATTTTACTATCTTGTATACTAATCCTTTCTTCTTTAATAAGAAATTTTCATTGTATAAAAAACCACTTGGAAGTTTACGAGTTGAACGCGTGAGAGAAGTAGATGACATTTCTAGATAGGAATGAGAATTTGCTTTTATGGAGTCGATACATGGCTTGTTTTATCATCGTCTATGACGACGTGTGGAACGATGATGTGATTTATATTTACGAGTCGTATATCCACCTGTACCTCTACGAGGGATCCGCGCGCCCTCTATTTGTCTAGAAACTGCATTTCCTAGAGACATTCCAATCTCATTCAGAGCACTATATCTACGAATTTGTTCTTCAGATGGCACATGTCTTCGAGCAGCAGCAATATGAGAAAGATTTACAGGTGGAGGTATATATGTGGAAAGCCTACGAGGAGCAGACTCTTCTATAGCTCTTTCTGCAGCTTCAGATGACAACCATCCTATACTAAGAGGCGATGCTCTATTTACAGCAGAAGACGAACTAGAAGATGAGCTAGAAGATGCCACGTTATTTCTTAATACTTCGCGTGAAGGTTGATGCGCCAGTAATTGCATATTCGCAGCAGAAGACGAACTAGAAGATGAGCTAGAAGATGCCTCAGGATTCGCTAAGAAAGAAAGCGCTGGTCTTACGTTTGCCCTAGAAGATGGCCTATTATTTCCTAATATCTCGCGTGGAACATGTTCGTTTGGTGCACGCCCTTGTGGTGGTATATTTCTGCATCCTAATGCTCGCATTTGTTCATGTAATTGATGTACCCTTTCCATCTTTTCAGCATGCGTTAAATTATTATTTCTCATAACTTCTTCTATTTCTGCACCTTTTTCTAAACATACATTTGAATCAACTCCAAGTATACGTCTACTAGCTCTATCCACAAAGCTGGCAATAATACCTGGTCTTGAAAGCCAATTATTAAGGCCCATGAATGATACGATTCCTAGGGTACCCCAAATAATATTCCAACTCGCATTCAGAAATCGGTCGAATGGACTATACATACCTGCCGCAATAATTCGTAGTTGTAGTAAACGACCTGCTGCCTGTTCTGAAATACGACTACAAGATTCATCAGTTGAAGGAATTGGTGTAATACCATCTTTTGCTGGTTGATAACACATTGACAGTTGAGATACTACAGTGTGCATCTTATTCATTGGAATTGTTAGTCCAAATTTTTTTGATGTGTCCAATGCGTGTGCGCATAGATTAAACACATACTGGCTTGGTTTAACATGTTTATTACCATCTGCGCCTACTTCTTCAATTCCAAAGCTTGGGTGTTGCCCTATATAGGCGTAGGCACATGATTCAATAAGATCTACATTATTTGCATCTACTGCGTTTGATCGTGCCGCATTGACATGTTGTTTCGCGCTTTTAACCATTGTTGATGCTGTTGCGGATAATTGTCCATAGACATTTGTTTTTACCGCGTATATAAAAAGATCACTCAAATTATCAGTTTCCGCATTTTTTTTCTGTTCATTTATAGATTTAGTATATCCAAGCCATCCCTTAATAGTTTTTACAGAATTACTAGACCCAATCCATGTCATAACTGCAGATAGAGTATTTTTATATTGTGAATTATAATTGTCTGGATCTTTTACAGCCATAGATGCAAATTTATTAATGCATGCATGTCGATCAGATGTATTTATAATCCTTTGACACAATACCATAATATCATTCACGACTTTATTCGCAGGAATAGGAAATGCCTTTGAAACATGCATTGGTATGTTCATAAAACGAGATGGCTGCATAAGCTGAAATGCCTTCAAATTATCTAGAAGTTTCCTTGCCTCACTTATACGTTGCATATTATGATGCATGATGTCTGTTATTTGAGCAGATTTGGGACCAGATGAAGCAGATGTAGTCTTTACATTCAATACACGGGGTAAATCAGTGTGCATGGGTATGACTCTTTCGAGTTCTATAACAGCTGCATTACATGAGCGTGTCACATTATGATCATTATTACCTACTCTTACTAATACGGTACATGCATCATTGGCATTTTTCAGAAGAGGCTCCATGCTATTTATGAGAGGCAGTGTATCATATGTTAGAAAATTACCTATAGTTTGATTAGTAAATTCGGTACTTGATGCGGATAATGCATGATGTGATACTAAGGGAGTCATTCGTAATAGACTTTGTCTACTAAGTAATGCGTCACGTTCAGCGGTGTGCGATTTATATTCTTCTTCTAATTGTATATGTTTACTTGATTTACCCAACCTCCATTTTGCCTTTTCTTCATCGATCTGTTTGGTTACATTACTGAGTGCAGATCCTATATTTTGTATTTTTGATACGATTTCTTCTTTCTCAGCATCTATTTCTGTAAATACACGCAACATAGTAATCGCGGCGGCGGTTTCATTTGACATAGCCATATCCGCATTTTGTTTTGACAAAAGTACTACTTGTTGATTAAACAATCTAAGATTTGTATTCGAATGTAATTGAACCTCATGATATGTTTTTTGTGTATCTATAAAATCCTTCTCTGCTGCTCTAACAAGTTCTGTACTAATATCTGATATAGGAATTGCTAATCCAGCGGCTGGATCAGTAAATACGGTTGGAACATATTCAGTTGCGGCTTTTCCTCTCATGTATCGTAATAAATCTCCAGCAACACCCATACCTGGAAATTTTGATAATGCATAATCTGCAATCTGGGATACAGGGTTGGGGCATGCTTTTTCAGGCTCAATTACTCCCTGTGCCATAAATACAACCCCTAGCCCACCTATCACTATATTTAGGATCTTAAATCCACCACCACGTTGATAGTGCGATCTACCTTTTTTATATGTACGTCGATGGTGCGAATGCCTTCCGCCATTATGGTTTACAGCAGAAATTGGCTGTATATTATATAGTTTTTTAACGACCGGATCTAGCTCATTAAGCCTCTTAGCGTATGCTGGATGAGACGAAAGAATACTAAACATAAATTGAATAAGATAAGTCGCATCGTTATTCATAATATCTTTTTCCATCTCAGGTGTAATAGATACATTATGTAATATATCTGCTATTTCGCTACATCCGAAATGTGCGTTATCTTTGCTAAATCCTATAATAAATGAATTGAACATATCATCTACATTTTTTTTACTAGGTTGCCATTGTAAAAATTTAAAAATCTCGGTGTATTTACCATCTACTACTTCATCTATGAATGATTTAATATCTTCATCGCTTGCGAATATCTTATATTTCAAAATCAATGATTCTTTTAATTGATTAAATACTTCTTCTTTATTTTCTTTAATATAACGTTCAGGTGTTATACGAGAATAACGCGTGGTATTACTAGCCGGCGTTATATTAGTAACACGGGAGCTATTAGGAAGATTACGATTCATTCTACATTCTATCTATATTTATTTCTTCGCAATCACCGGTTTGCGCTTCTTCACCACTTTGGCCTCCTCCGATGAACTCACCGATACAGAACTCGCCACGCGTTCCAACGAATACTGAACCCACGCCAGGCGGAATGCCTCCAAGTCGGCGAGCCACAATGAGGAGCCCGTTTCTGCTTCGAATCGCTCTTTCTCCGTACGCTTCTCCTCCCACTGTCTATCCAGTTCCACAACAGCAGATTGCTTGACACGATCCATGCGCATGCGCAACACAAAGTCGTACGAATCATACTCGTCTGGCTTCTCCAGATTCGACAGTGCAGGAATGTCGCACGCCTTCAATCCTGCCACAATCTCCTCATCACTCTTCTTCTGGAGCACCAAACGGTCATCAATAATAGCCTGAATGAACCGTCGTTTCGCATCAAGTTCCCGCATCTGTGCCGCCAAGACTTCGAGCATCTTCATGCGTCGTGCCTCATACATCGGCAAGCGCTTCTCCACAAACGCCTCCAGAATGTCACCAATCGTCTTGTACTTCACAATGTTAAACTCCGTATCAAAGCACGTCATATTCGTCGTCTTCCACGAAGAGGTCAGCTTGAACTGCTTCTCAAACTTCTCCACGTTATCCTTTAGCGAATCGTATCCTTCTTCTGTAAAGTAGAGTACGAAGCGAACATCCACATCATTGTACAAGTCATCGAATCCCTTCAATCCGCAAGGTTCGACATCCCCTTTCGCCGACGTGGTGGAAGCGGTGTCCGACTTCTTCGCCTCTTTCTTCGCCTCCTTTGATTTCTTCTCTTCCACCTCCAACAACCCGTCGAGGAATGCTTTGTAGTCCTTCGTCCAGGTGCCCGCAGGCAGTTCCGTAATCGTGACGGTCTTCTTCTCGTCATCGAATGTGTAGATTCCACGCGTCGCCCAGGTCATCTCATCCACGCGACGGGTTGTTCCCTTGAATCCAAACCACCACGGGTCCAACGGATGACCCGCAAGAGATGCCATCGAACCTTCGAGACGATGACGCAACAAGCAAATGATATCGTCGGGTTTGTGCGGCGGGATATCAGTCGAATAGCCAGTACCAATGCCTACCGAACCGTTAATCGCCAGCAACGGAACAACGGGCAAGTAATACTCGGGCTCCACTACATCACCATCGTCATCGATGTACTTCAGAAGAGCCGCATCCTCCTTTCGAAAGATAGTAGATACGATGTCTTCCATGTAGGTGTGAATATAACGCGGCGAAGCCGCATCCTTGCCACCCATCAAGCGAGACCCGAACTGTCCCACCGGTTTCAGCAGATTCACATTGTTTGATCCCACAAAGTTCTGTGCCATGCCAATGATGGTGCTGTTCAGCGACGCCTCGCCGTGATGGTAGGCCGCATGCTCTGATACGTAACCTGCCAGCTGTGCCACACGAATCTCATCACGCAAATTGCGCTTCAAACAGCTAAAGAGGATTTTACGCTGAGATGGTTTCAGGCCGTCCATGACGTGCGGCAAGGAACGAATATTATCGGCGTTACTGAAGTGAATCAATTCGGAATTCACAAAGTTCGTATAGCTCGCCTTTGCTTCGACGGGAATCAGCATCTTCATCGGGTCATAGTGGCTCAGCCATCGCTTGCGGTCATCAGCTTGTTTCTTGTTAAACGCCAAGTTCATCGACTCGTCGGTTTTCTCGTCCCATTCGTACAGAATTTCATGAAGGTCTTTGAACCATTCGCGGGCTTCAGCAGGCGTAGACGTACCCAATCCTTTGTAGTATTTAATTTTCCAGCCCGAAAGGGAGTTCGCATCCTTCCATTGATTGAACTCAGGAACGGAGTAGAAGGACAGCGTCGTCTTGCCTTTCATCGCCTTGAGAATCGGTGTGAGCAAGGTACACAAGAAGCCGGCCTTCATGAGTCCAGGCCACTCGGCATGAAACAAGTTCATCAGAAGACCCTTGATATGGGACCCATCGTGGTCCTGATCCGCCATCACCATCACGCGCCCGTATCGGAGCTCTGATACGTCTTTGTAGACCTTACCTTGCTCCAGACCGAGAATCTTCTTGATGGCCGTCAACTCCTCGTTCGCGTTGAACTTCTGAACGGTAATGTCGCGAACGTTCAGCAGCTTACCGCGCAAAGGGAACACACCCCACTTTTCACGACCGACTTCCTTCAGACCTGAGATAGCAGAGGTAGCAGCTGAATCTCCCTCTGTAAGAATGAGGGTACATTCCTTGGATTTTGCCGTTCCTGCCAACATGGCATCCTCCAGTTTAGTCATACCGCGAATCGTGGTACGTTTCTTTCCATCAGTCTTCTTGGTCTCGCGCAGCGATTTGGCCTCCAGAAGGTATTTGGCTTCTTCCAAAAGACCAAGCTTTCCAAGCCCATCGACCAACTTTCCGTTGTATTCTGGTTTCGAACCGAACTCTGCGGCGGGCGTAGTCAGGAACTCCTTGCTCTGCGAATCAAAGCTCGGATTCACAATCGTGGAGTTGATAAACAGGACGACTGAATTCTTGAGCTGTCCTGGTTTGATGTCGACTTTCTTCTTTTTGGCGACTTCGCAGAAGTCGGTGAGAACTTTACGTCCAATGGTTTCCACGTGCTTTCCACCTTTCTTAGTATGAATACCGTTTACGAACGAGATATGTTTGTCTTCGGGCAACTCTTCTTCGTCCGAGTACAGGTGACTCGCCAGAATCGCGCCGATTTCCCAGCGCGGGCCACAGTCTTCATACGCAAATCCCGTCATTCCGTCACGCAAGAACAGTTTGATGAACTTCTCAAAGGTATTGGAGGCGACAGCTACGCCATTCCACGTCACCTTCACGTCCTTTCCTACCAAAGAAGCGAGCTCAATGATACGAGTGTGAAAGCATCCAATCATATCCGCAATGATACCCGTCTCATTGAATGCGCCGGCAAAACGCACACGGTCTGGAATGAATGTCACCTTGACACTGCCCGTTTTCGCGGTTGATTTTTTGATAATTGGTTTTTCTACTTTGAACATGTTGTCGTACCAGGTCTGAGAGTACTGCTTTCCAGACGCAGGTGTTTTAAGGTCCACACTGAACATTTTGCTCAGAATCGAGACGCATTTGCTTCCGTACCCGTTCTTTCCTCCTACGATCTTCTCCTCCGACTTGTCATAGTTGCTTGAGGTAAGGAGGTTACCGAAGATGAGCTCGGGAATCATGACTTTTTGTTCTTCGTCCATTTCAATCGGAATGCCGTCGCCATCATTCTCTACGGAAATCACCGTGTCTCCGTCGCGTGAATCCACACACACGTCGATGTGTTTCACGGGCGTCATCCCAGCCGTCACCGTGGAGCGCACGTACTCGTCGCGGGCATTGACAATAATTTCATCGAAGATTTTGTAAAGGCCTGGATTGAACGAGAGGGACCGCCATACCATTTTGTTCGAACCAGAGTCATATACCCAGCGCGTCTCCTGATTGGTCTTGGTGCTGCCGACATAGGTGTCAGGGAGTTCCAGGATGTGCTGATGGTGGGTGTGCTTCTGATACTTTCGAACGGCTGCCATGGATTGATTACGGATGTTAGTCTATTCTTTATACTCAAACCCGTGTCAATTTTTATCACAATCTATATAAGAATGGCTGCAATGCCTCAACTGGAGAAAGATATCATTCGTATGGCATGTTCTGACCCATCATTCGTGTCGATGATCTATCTTATCATTAAATTGTCTGGAAATGAAAGTCTAATACCACCTCCAACTGTAATAGGAGGTGCTGCATTTATGCTTCACGCATATGTATTGAATGGGCGCAATAAAGCGCGTATGCAAGAAGCAATTCGTGCCGTGCCACAAACGAGCGATATTGATATCGCAATATGGTATACGAATGTCAAGGACAAAGATACATTTCTTAGTAAAAATAATACGATGGTGGATAAAATTCGTGAAAACCTTACTAAAAAAAATGGACAATTTACGAATATACTTCTAGAAAAACTAAAACAATTGCTACCTGATCCGTCTATCATTGATACATTTGATATTCAGGTTATAAAAGAAGAACCTAAGGATAAAAGATTTGAGCATATGACAACGAAGATCAACATTAACTTCATCATTAATGGTAAGAGTATTCCAGTGGTAGATATTGCAATCAAAAATGCGATTTATTCACAGCGTATAATGAATGGAAGAAATCGTTCTGAGATACCAGTTTCTGAAAATATAAGTCATACAAGTGCACAGAATACAGTCCTTCTTAAAATAATAAATGGGAACAATTCACGTGGCTTACCAGATCAATATGTACGCGTACCAACACTAGAACGATTGATTGAACAACAGCAATTTGCGTTGGAAGTAGATCGAGATCGTTCTAAGTTACCTAAATATCAAGCACGGCTTCATTATCTTAGACAACATTCAGAACTTGGCTCTGCTGCTCTTGGCTCTGCTGCTGCGCTTAATGCCGTGCGCGCGCGATTTGCGCACGCTGAGCAGAGTACTCGTAATATGATTGCTTCTCTTCCTGCTCCTGTTCCTGCTTCGCTTCCTGCTTCGCTTCCGCTACATCCTGGTCGTTCCATTCACAGCCTTTCAAAAAAAGGAGGCAAACGACGTACTTACCGAAAAAATAAACGTAATACGAAGTGTCATACAAAGCGCCGTCATACAAAACGTCATTAATAAGCGCCATTAATCTAGGGAAATCACATGGCAATATCCCCGCTTCTTTCTCTTATCACATAGAACAACTACATTTTTTTTAGGACAATTAGTGGCATAGGTCGCAATACATGATTCTTGAACAGGTCGGCCCATATTTTGATCGCGTACAAAGGTGCGTGAATACTTCGTAAGAATAGACATACACGCATCCTGTTCCTTTTTATCCTGGGTCGCGGTTATACAAGCAAGTGGTACCTTTTTCTCAAACTCGAAGGCATAACTGGAAGGAGACTCCATAGAATTCAATAGCGCATCGGTACATACGTTACAGGGAAGTAGATATTGGGTACGCGCGAGCAAATAGGGAGTAGGCGCACGGATAGCACTGCGCGCGATGCTCCGAATGTGAATAAGGGCAAGCGACGATACGATAAGGGAGAACGCGATGAGAATGCGTGACATGGTTTGATTATGAATATGATAACATACACAATCAAATTTTCTCGATAGTAACATTCATTTCCTGACAAAAATAAGCAACGAGTTCGTCATTCTTATAATCGTGAATATACTTAATGGTTTGAATCCCTGCGGCAAGCAACATGCGACAGCAGATGATACATGGATAATGGGTGATATATGCGGTACATCCGTTACAGGATACACCACGTTTGGCACAATCAATCACGGCGTTTTGTTCGGCGTGGACGGTGGCTTGTTCGTGGCCTTCCCGAATGATGGAATAATGTTCGCATCCAGGTAAGAATCCGTTGTATCCTTGACTTACGATTCGATGGTCAGAAATAAGAAGACATCCTACGTGGAGACGTTCGCAAGGGCTTCGTGTAGCAGTTACTTGGACAATTTCTTTAAAGTAATCGTCCCAGGAAGGACGGGCCATATGATATATAATCATCCGTCTCCATTTTAAATTGTTTGATGATAATAAATGAGACGAACACGAAAACGAGGAGGAAACAGACCTTTACCACTACAATATTTTGGCGCAGCTGCGCCTGTATCGGCTTCGGCGGGAGGTGATCGCCTGGATGTTATTGGAAACATGGTACGCCCTACAATCGGCGGAAAACAGAGTAAGCGTAGTATCAAACGGAAGAGTGCCAAGAAGCGTGGTGGCTTTTATCCCACAGTGATGGGTAATTTTGTACCAGCCGCATCAAAATATATTACGCCACTTGCGCTATTCGCAGCATATAAGTTGATGAATAAGTCAAAACATACAAAAAAGAGACGCCGATCCACTCGTAAGTAATGCGTTTAAATCCAATACTGGTCTCCTTCCGGATACCGGAGAAATCTGAATCAATGAGTAGTCTAAAGCCAACGTGGAGAATTACACACAATGAGTGTCACACAGGGAGCGCGCCCAAACGCAAATGGTAATCTGTTTGAAATCCGTACTGTCCAGTCTGCTGCTTTCCGTACGTTGATCGAAGCTCTCAAGGAGATTCTAACGGAAGCCAACTTGGAATTTGATTCAACTGGTATCAAGGTAATCGATGTGGATGAGACCCATACTGTGCTGACGTATCTCCGCCTTCATGCGGATCGATTCGAGTATTTCTACTGCCCTGCCAAGTATGTACTTGGAATTAACATGATTTACCTGTTCAAGTTGATCAAGACTTTGTCAAACAATGACAGTTTGACACTGTTTCTGCCTGCTAATAACCCTAATAAGCTGGGCATTCGTGCGGAGAATGCGGAGAAGGGCACGACGAATACGTGGATGATGAAGCTCTTTGATACGAATGTGGAGAACATTGAGTTTCCGAACATTTCATTTACGTCGATCATTCATATGCCGTCGGCGGATTTCCAGAAGATTTGCCGTGATTTCAATCAGTTGGCGGAGAAGCTGGAGATTACGAGTTCGAATGCGGACCTGATCTTTCGTTGTGTGGGAGATTTCGTGGATGGTGAGACGGTGATTATGTCGAATAATCAGGGTGGGATTGAGGTGGAACGTAATACAACGGAGATTGTACAGGGAATGTTCGAGCTGAAGTATCTGGTTCTGTTCACGAAGTGTACGAATCTGTGCACGAGCACGCAGATCCATTTGAAGAACGATTATCCGCTGGTGCTGCGTTATATGGTGGCAAATTTGGGTGAAGTGCGTCTTGTGCTTGCGCCGCAGAAGCAGAAGACGGAGACGGCGCGCCCGCAGAAGCTCTAAGGTGGGGACGCTGACGCCTCCCCACACCCCTGTACCGATGTATTTGGATGAAATAGTAAATAAAGCAATAAAAAGATAAAATAATATCTTTTTATCGGTTTTTAAATATAATATGTTTTTAATACACCAAGATACATCGGTACAGGGGTGTGGGGAGGTAGCCGACGCAGTCGGCGTAACGTCCCCACTTTACATTTTCTTCTGGAGAAAAGGTGTATAAATGATTTCGGACTCGCGGATGTTACTGATAGCATGAAGATTCGATGGTTGACTAAATTTCTGGGCGTCCGCATTCCAGACTTTAATGATATTGAATCCACGTTTCGGGCTAATGGAAAGACCATTGATCCGATTTTCGGGGGAGGATACGACATTGAGCATTGATGCAATGACATACGTGACATACACCTCTGCCGCATCCTTTTTTTGGCAACGAAAGGAGTAACATCCGCCGCGAATATGATGGTGACTCTCCCACAAGGGAGGCGAAGGATCGCGCATCAAGAAGAACATTCCATCTGAAAACGATTCTGCTTTCAGGACTTCCATAATCGACCAGAATTGGTGCCAGGTTTTCATGGAACCTAAATTGACGAAGGTTTGTAATGTCCACTTGGTCTCTTCGGGAGAGTGGAAATAGATGGTCCAAGGTCCTGTCGGAATCAAAGAGTTCATCTTTGAATCGTCCAATGGAGTGGCCATGATGAAGAACAGGGAGGTTCTAAGCTTAGTGTGGTGTGTATTTCTTTAAACCGCTCGTATCCTTCAATTTTAAACCCCTCTAAGAACTTTTAACACGGATGATAATATTCATATGCATTTGAAAGTTCATGAGATGAATTTGTACGTTTAGCAACTTGATGATAGATTTTTTGATCACGAACAACAAGAGAATAATTATCTGCCCCAAGAGTCAACAGTTGTTCTTCACCATGATGATCAATCACATGAAATTGAACAATGGTATCCAATGGGAACCACTGATTGGTTTGCGCGCACCAACACAAAAACAAATGTGTAAGGCTTGGTGCAATGCTACCATGCGCGTACAGTTTAAATGCTGAGAGAAACGAATCGATGTCGTGTTCTATCTGGTCATGTTTGTCAATAATTGTAATTTTCGCGGATAACCAGGAGAGTTTACAAATGGTATCGGCTGGTTGATACATGGAGGTCAAGAGATGATTGGAATAAATCCATGTAGGGTTGACTTTATTTTTGATGTGTGAGATGGGAAGAGGAAGCGAATGTCCATGAATAAACACCCATGTATGGGTTAGTCCAGTATAGTAGACGCGGGCATAATGGTATGCTTCTGTTAACTGTGTGTGAAGGCGCTGACATGTATCGGTCACCCAGTTCCATAGTTGCATCGATTTCGTTAAAAAATAAGAACGAAACATCTAGTGATAGTATCAGATGGAATTATTTAAGTCGATAGAACGCAACGGACTGTGATTTTTCTTTCCAAATGCCGATGGGTTGGTCGGTTGGCTGACCCTCTTCGTCGATTCCATAAATGAATCCCTCGCCATCTTTGTAGTATGTTTTATCCTTGTAGGTAATCTCCTCCAATTCAACGCCCTCTTCTTCTTCCTCTTCTTGTTCCTCTTCTTCTTGCTCCTCCACTTCCTCTTCTTGTTCCTCTTCCACGTCCTCTTCTTGTTCCTCTACAACTTCTACTTCCTTTACTGGTTCTACTTCACAATCGGGTTCCACCGCAGCAACAGGTTCCACCGCAGCAACGGGTTCCACCTCAGCAACTGCTTCTACTTCCTTTACTGGTTCTACTTTTTGATCTACTTGTTGTTCCAATTCGATGTGAGGAACGGACGATGATAGTGATGCGGTGCTAGGTGAAGTCGGTGGGGTTTTCGTCATGACAGGTGTATGGCTATCCACTTCCTCCTTATGAATTACATAAACGGGATCAACTGGTTCGATAATTGTATTTTCCAGACAGGTGCTGTTAGAGTCAAACAGCCAAGGGTCATCATTATCATTAATTTGAACATCGCGCGCACCTTCTAGAATATCAAGACGGTCCACGATATGATTCAATGCCAGTTGTTGAACTTCATATTGTTTGGCGAGTTGTGAGATAGAAGATGATATATCACGCAAAGTAGCTTCCATGCGGTCATTAGAAGGGTTAGATGGGGCGGACGGTTCTGACGGGTGTAAGCTATTCAACCAGTGTTCCAACTGGCGGAATTCCTTTTGAACATTCGTCAAACAGGCTTGAATGAGAGTGGATGAAATGGTGGACATGTGTGCGGTATCTATTCTCTACGCCAATCATGTCATCAATTTTATGAAGATCTGATTTTTAGATTGAGGCATGCATCGAGAGTCGATTCCCATGCTTTGAGAGGCTTTGTTCTACGAAGTCGAAGAACTTCTTCCGCCTTTTGAAGGCGTTCCTTTACCGTCTCATTTACATTCTTTGTCAAACTTGCATCGTAAAAATCAATTGGCTTAGTATCCATTGTCGCAAGAATACTTACCATGGGAGGAAGATGAATGTCGACACGTACCTTGTGTGAACGAATGAGTCCCCGATACTCCTGAATGGAGAGAGACCCACCAAACAATTGAAGAATGGCGCGAGGAGGTGCAGGATGGATATTGTTATCACACACTTCACCATACACGCGATAGAGCAGAGCCAACTGTTCCCAGCGCGTATGAGCATCCTGGCGCATATCGAAAAGATAAGCGGAAGCACATTCTGGGCAACAGAAGTTACCCATCACAATCAGATGATCGCCTGTATCTCGAACAGGCAAGACCACAGGGCGATGAGAAAAGGAATGGCAACACCAAAAACACGCGGATGTGCTATGTGCTGGAATGGTCTTGACCTCGGAGGAGTCTTTAAATTGAACCAGGAGGGGTGACTTTAGCGTATAGTAATCGATTTCTGTTTCGGCGACCACAGGCGCGGCGGTCTCTTTTTTCGAATCCGTGTTCGATTCGAGACGAAGCTCTGCGTTACGAAGATCTCTGTTGCGAACATCCCCCACATGAAGTTCGGTCGATTGTTGCTCTTTTGGTGTATTGTCTTGAAGTTGTTCCACCTCGTCTACAAAGGGGTTATTCGCATAGCTATCATAAGGCTGAGCCTCTGTAGGAGGCAATGGATCATACATGATCGGCATATCATTCATGATCACATTCTTGCTTTGGATAGGAAGATGAACAATGAGAGGGCGACGGATACCGGAAAGAAGCGAGCCTTCAATTCCGTCAGGGGTAATGATAGCAACAACAGGAAATTGTTTCTTCTTGCTCGTCTTCTTTACAACCGCGACATCTTCTGTCGGATTCTCTGTTTTCACACTTGCACGTTTTCCTCGACCTCGACCACTCATACTGTCATTGGAACGCGTTCATTCATTTAGGTTGTTTTGTGGGGGAACCGCTTTTAGCGTCTCCCCCACACCCCTATACCGATGTAACAATTACTCCGTGCCCCTCACCAATAATATCAGGCGAGGGGTGTGGGGACGCTTGCGTCCCCACCTTACTGTGGCGAGCTATACAACGACTTCCATACAAAATTATGAGAATAGTGATAGACGAGAGCGAACACAACCGCATGAAACATCGCCTTAGCGACGAACGATGCTCCTGGCGGCAAGGAGAGCAGGATACCTGGGGTCAGGACAAAGAAGAGCACGGCAGTAAAGAGTGTCATCATTGGGTGAAACATGATTATACTTACTATGTAGAAAAAATAAAGAGGGGATTTAAGCATATCGATAAAAGATAAGATAAGATGTCGGTTGATACATCGTTCTGGTGTGAGCGGGTACGGACCTGTTTTTCTATGTTTTCAAAAAATCCATCTACCCTACAGCATCTACTGCTATTTGGCCCTCCTGGATCTGGAAAAACAACGAGTGCAGCATGGTTAGTTGAAAAAATATGGGGAAACCGTAAATCACTTATGTGTATTTCGATGAATGCAGCCGATGAACGCAGTTTAGAGTCAATTCGTCAGAAAGTCTTTCCTTTTTTGCGCGTCGATTGGAGAACGGAAAACGAAACCTCTCCCCGATTTCTGATTCTAGATGAATGTGAAACATTGACGGAAGCG